CCTAGAAATAGAAGATACAACCGCGTTCTAAGCTGCTAGGCGCTGCCTGCATGTAAGTGCACGCGCAATAAAAGAAGTCGCAGCAGGCAGCGCCTGGCACAGTCCTAGCAGGGGTTACGAGCGGAGGTCTAGCTCGACCCCACGGTCAACAAAGAACTCCAGAACCTTGACGATTTTGCTCATGTCCTCAATCGAAACGTACCCGTTATTCGGGGTAGTTCTGAAAGACTCTAGCAGCTCTTCTGCTAGTGTGATATGCTCATCCATCAATTCGTCCACGGGCAAGCTCCTTCACGTAAAGGTTGACTGCATCGTCGTAGCAAGACCAAGAGTCCACACCCATGGCCTCCATACATTCCAGTCTCAGACGGGCCTTAAGAAGATTACGGTATTCTCTTTGAGTGATGCTGATGACAGGTTCAACCTCTCCAACTAGCACCACATACCCCACAACAACAGCATACTCTTCCATGTCTTCTCCTGCAGTAGCTTACCAAGGAAGCGATGCTTGCCCAGGTCTCAAGACAAACACCTTATGTGGTTTACCAAGACGCTTCATCTGATTGATCATGTCTTTGGTGCCTTTAGATTCGCCGTCCCAAATTGCAATCAGCGCATCTCCGTAAACCGCCATCTTTTTGTTTCTAAAGTACCCACCAGTCACACCCATTAACACCGGGTACGGAAATAGTCTAGCCTTTTTACCAAGGAACTCTTCTGACCACCGTTCCCCTAGCAGATCAACACCACCCCCAGGGGAATGTCCACTAACCACTTCGGTTATATCGTACCCCGACTCTGCTACGAATGCCTTTACGGCTTCGTAGTCATTTATCGTTCTAGAGCCAGCGATAATAACCTTCATCAACGAACCCTTCTGACAATCTTAATGTCTCTGAGTTTTCTCACGGTTTCGTATTCTTGGTCAGTTGACCATCGTTTATCACACTCGATGCAATGCCAGAATATTGCAAACGAAGACGGATGAAAACCGTCTCCCGAATTAACGTACTTCACCTCTACCTCTTCAAGGTGATTACACTGTTCTTGCAGCACCTCCAGTTCACTCTGGAGGAGAAACAACTTCTGCTTGATTCTCTTGACCCTAGTTCTAGTTGAGAGTTTCACGGCGCTTCTTCTCTGCCTCCTTGCTCTCCGAACTCATGACGTAATTTCGGTACAGCAGGACAAATGCGGAACCCAGGATATTGAGACTCTCATCGTCCGGGGTTACCTCCTCAGGAGAAAGAGATGTGTAGTGATTGCGATGAGCCACGCAGGTCTGATAGATCAGGTTCAGATGAGTTTTGGTCTCTTCGGAAAGGTCTTTACTCATGTTTTACGCTCTCCCGTTGTTAGTCTTCTAGTGTAACCATTTCGTTGTCGTAGACCCAGGTTCGACTGCCGTCATCCATAACCAGATGGATGACAACGTCGTTGTCATCGTAACAGTCAACATAGGCGTGCTTGATTACCTGGCCAAACTCTGCCTTTCGCGAACCCTCGTAAGGTTCGTTGGCATTGAACTCAAGTGCAACGAGTTTCTTACCAATAAACTGTTCTTTGATGATATGGTCAATCCGGAAGGTATTCATTATGCTGCTTCCTCCTCAGACTGTTCGGTCTCAATATCAATTTCACCAGTGTCAAGCATCTCAGTCTCGCCCTTCAGGAAACGGAAGGACTTGGCCTTGAATGCCTTCACGTTGAGACCTTCGATACGCAGTACAACACCCTCTTCAGGAACAGGGTTGTTGCAGAAGATAGAGTCCTGCGGGCCGGCATACACCTCAAAGATCTTACTGAGGAACTTATCACGCCATTCCTTGGTGTTGTTCAGGGGGATTTCGAACAGGTCCGCTGCGTAACCGTAAAAGATAGACGGAACGTGTCGCAGACCAAGCTGCCCGCAGCGCTCAATTACCTGAGGCCAAGCCAGTTCGTGGACTATACCATCCACATTGGTGTGGGTGATTCGGTAGACGTAAATCTCATAATCACCAGGGTTGCAACCGTAGTCAAAGCTGTAACCACCCATCTTCTGAATGGGTCGTCCACCCTTAGAATCGTAGCCTACGATCTCATAGTAGACAGTCTCACCATTGTGAAGCTTGAAGTCGAACTGCTTGGCAGAATCAGTCCACAGGTCGTACCCGGTAATCTCGTATGCGGGCTGCTCTTCCTTGCCGTTCTTCACCACGTTCCGGGAGGCGTAAAGGGTATCGTACGTGGAGTTAACCGTCTCCACTCCAAACCATTCGGCAATCTTGCTGACCAGTCGCTTGAACCCCTGGTACTCATCCCGGACAAGGACCTTGGAGGCAATAGCAGACGTACCGTGAAGCTTCCAGGTCAGAGAAATCAGAGTGTTGGGGTTGATGTTGTGGATGTTCTTACCCAGCTGAGCAGTGTCATAATGAAAATGAAACTGCTCGGGGATGAGACGAGAAGCAGACTGAAAACGATTACCAGAGGACCTAGATGCTCTGCGCGTGCGTACGTGCTCGGGGATATACTTCTTGGAGAGAGTGATGCCGTTGTGCTCTTCAATCTCCAACCCCACGCTGGGCGTGATGTCTTCGAACCCGGGGGTCTTCAGAAGGCTATTGATAGGAATCCAGAATCCCATGCTCTCTTCACCACGGAACTTCTGGCAACGAACACGACGATTGGAGTCGAACATACCTCCAGCAGCCTTGCCCGTGGTCGGGTCCTTCCGACGGATTAGGTCATTGGCAACTGCAAATTCCGCCCCAATCTGGGACTCCAGAGGAAAGAACAGACCAATGTCCCCTTCCTTGGCATTGAGCCCAACAATGACGTTGTTCCCAAAGATGTGGGTGCACTGCAGACGGTCAGCATTTGAATGCTTCCAGACCTTTTCCAACTTCACGATGGTTGCGGCATAGTTACTCATAGTAGTTTATCCTCCGAAGAATGGCTGGCTTGCAATAACGTGTAAAGCAAACGTCCTTGCAAGTATAACACCTGTATACGTTGTCCCAAAGACTTTTTTAATGGCGTGGAGTGGTTTGTACCCTTCACTCACGTAGCACAGTGTCTCAAAAACCTTGTCGGGGTCCATATGCTTGAGAATGGACCACAGTTCAGCTCGATAGCGAAGTCTTTCCACGATTACCCCCGAAGAGCAGGAACCTTTTCCATGCAGGTGTAGCCGGTTTCGGTATAGTACGTGAGCCTGTAGCTCATTTTCTTACTATCCGAAATGAGGTTGCACGAATAGAACTTGTCAGACTCGTGCCACTGGATGCGACCCCGGACGGTCATGGGGTCGAACTCCAGGTCTTTGACCTTATTGGCCAAGGCAATCAGATGGAAAGCAGCAGTACCACGGCAGCCCCTACCAAGCTTGAGGGTAATACGGCCACTCACCGGATTGACAGTGAGCTTGTTAGTTGTACCCTCAGCGTTTACCGCTTCCACGTACCGCTCTTCCAAGGGTACGCACCTCCGATTCATTCGCTCGATGGTGAGCTGCAAGGTGGTGATGTGGTCTGCCATGGCATTGAACTCTTTCCGCAGCATTTCCACGAGCGACGCTTTGCCTTCATCAGTGGTACAATCCGAGCGGCGAACACGCCGAAGGATGCGAGTAATGGAAGTCATAATCAATACCTCTCAATCAGATAACCTTCACCCTTGTTCACGCTCCAGGAACCCCTTACCTTGGTTCCCTGGTATGCGGTTGCGTTTCCCTTGTGGCAGGGGTCGCAAATTACCGTGAATCCCAGGCTCTTAGCCATTGCAGACCAAGAGCTCTTGTCGAAATAGCTGACCTTCATTGTTAGTCACCCCTCTACTTCGTCCGCTTCCACACAAACGAGTTGCTTTTAACGAAAAACGCGAACTCGCACTCTGGCCGGTCCTGGTGTGTGAACGTAAAGCCAAACGGGCGCTCGGTCATCCTTACCATAGTTATCTTGGGTGGGAGGAGTTTCATCAGAATCTTGCCATATTCATTGATGTCCTCCATTTCGTCCAACCAACAACCGTAAAGGTCGCAGACGAAGCTCCGAAAGGGTTCGTTAAACAAGGAGTCAACATCAGTTTGGAAGCTCATTGTGTAATCCTCTTCAAAATGCAGTGTTGTTTGTATGTTGCAGGCTCCTACTTCGTCCGCTTCCACCCGATCGAGGTACTCTTAATGAAAAAGGCGTACTCTTTACCGGGTCGGCCTTGGTACGTAAACGCAAAGCCGAACGGGCGCTTGGTCATCTTTAACATAGTCATCTTGGGAGGGAGGTGTTTCTTCAGAAACTCGCCGTATTCGTTGATGTCCTCGTAGGCCCTTTCGTCCAACCAACGACCGTAAAGGTTGACAATGATGTTCCGAAAGGGTTCGTTAAGCAGGGAGTCAACATCAGTTTGGAAGCTCATTGTGTAGTCCTCTTCAATGCTGCATTGTTTGTATGTTGCTAGTATTACACCATTGATTAAGATGTGCAAGCTTTTTCTGCAAATTCTTCAATTAGAGCAGAAATTTTGTCCTTGTTCCACATAGGATCTATCATCCACTTAGGGATGTTACTGTATCCAACCGCTGCACCCTTGAGCGCACCGTAGACACATCCGTTGGTATCGGTGTCATTTCCAAACGACACTACTTTACACAGACCGTCCAAGTAGCTTTCTGGGCCATAACGGAATACCGTCAGAGCCAACCTTGCAGTGGACATTGCATCACCGGTGGGCTGATACCGCTTAGTGGTCATGAGCGACTTGGTGCCCACCCTCTTAGGAATCTTTCCAGACAGGATGTTACGCAGCGTATTAACGTAGTCAACCTGGACCCGGTAGAAATCCTTGCTCTCTGTCCTATGCGTAATTTGAATGAACTTGATAATGTCTTCCAGGTGGAGCGTCTTTAGCCCTGCAATCGCAGGCAGTCGCATTAGAGATCCGTTGCCTTCGCTCTTCTTGGTTGCCTTGATTCGAAATAGCGGGTTTCCAGCAAACAGCAACCCTTCTAGAGTGGTACCGCCAATGTCAAAGCACTCGCCATCAGGAGTCCAGTAACCTTCGTAGTACCAATCACGGAACTTGAACCGAATATCCCGGATGTTGATGTGCATGTTGTTCTGCAGCAGACTCTCGATGGTAATCATGATCTGAATTCCATCGTCTGTAATCGTGCCTACAGGATACCCGAAAACGTTATTGACAAGATCAGAGTGCTGATAGATGTCAATGACATAGTCACCATCAAGGATGGGCATCTTGCTTCGAGGTGTGAACTCAAACAGAGCCCCAAAGGAATCTCCGATGAGCGCACCCCAAAGCATGCCCTTAATCCTGTCAATCTTCCTGATCCTAGGGGAGATCATTTCCCCTCCAGCATCACCTTACGAAGGCACAGTGCAACAGCAATGTTGTTGTAGAGGTCATCTTCAGGATCATCGATATCAAAACCACCAAAAGCCTGAATGGTTCCGAGGATTAGGTTGAACCTCTCCAAGAGATGACCATGCGGAATGTGTTCTGCGTAACCGTAACGCAGGAATATGTTGTGCCACTTTTTATCGAGGCTCTTGGCTGCGTCTCGCGGAACTAGCTTGGTATCCATAGTTTTTCCTCCTCACTTTTACATAATAGAAGCTTAGCACAGGACTACCAGCAAATCAAGAGTCCATCTTAAGATAAAAGTTGTAGAGCTCCTCCTTCTCAGCAGGGCTCATCGCCGTGGCGGCAATTCTTGCCATCATCATTGCAGCATAAAGGCTGTTCACCATGTTATTAGATTTGGTATCCATTGATTCTAACATAGCTCTGAAAGAAGTCAACCTTTGAGTACGGTATTCTGCTAGTGATTCAGGAACACCATACAACCCTTCCACAGTAAAGTGACCAAGGTACACTCGTTCGTCAACCTCAACCAAGCTATCTGGTGCACTAGACAATCTAAGAATGGTTCCTCTAGGAAGAACAACCTCAGATTCACCTTCATGGTTTGATAGCTTACCTGGAACAAGTACCGGAACCTTTTCTGTTCCGTCAATGCTCATCAGAACCTTAGACTTGTTTTTTCCAGCAAGAATCATCTTGTCGGAATAGTCTGTTTTCGAAGATCCAGCAATAAAGCTCGCAGAAGAAATAGAGTAAGCACCCAAAAACCCAGAGGCAGTGTTTGAGTTCAAAGTGGTTGACATGTACGCTGGATTATGAACAACACCACCTCCTTTCAAATCAGCAATTTCGCTATCATACAAAGACTGCCCTCGGTACACAACGGTATCTTTGGGTAGACGAACACCCCCTTCAAGAAATAGCGCGTCCAGCTTCGCAATCCTTTCTTTAACAAGGTCAAGGTCCAAGGGTTTCGTACTTTGTCTAAGGAACTTATTGATTTCAGAGTAACCGCTCCCAGTGTATGACTGAAGGGCTTTTACCATACCTTTATCTTTAAACTGTTTGCCGTCTTTGATTGTACTCTCGTTAAGCCAAATAGAGGCACCATAAGCAGAATTGTTGGTTTTTTGTAGGTACCTGTCAATGGCAGCGTACATCTCCGTTCTTTTTCCTTGAGACATATTGGCAATCTTTTCAAATGTCTCTCTGACCTCTACCAGGCTACCACCTAACTTGATGCTCATAGGTCCGATGTCAACCGCTTTGTTCCTTGTGGAGCTGCTCCTGACGTTGAATAGATCAAGAGTACGCTCAATAACTTCAGGCTTTACCTTGTCGGACAGTTTGGGAACCTTTTTCACTGCTTCATACGTCCAGGGCATGGGAGGCCCTTTCTTGATAGACGCCAAACTAGGACTATCTTCCTTATCTGGGGTTGGTACAGCAGGGATAACAGGTGCAGGCTTAGCCTGCCCAGAACTCTGCTTTGATAGGATGTGAAACTCATCTGAGATTGCTTGCATCAAAGGGCCATCACTGGGTATCAACCCAGAGGCAACCATGTTCATAGCGGTAGCGTGCCTTATAGGAAACATGGCTAGTGGCAGACTTGCCGTATTCGAAGGCTGGGTGCCTACTACGAAAGACTTGGCGATATTTTGGTTAGGGTTGGTCATTACCTTGAAAGCAGACAGCTTAATACTACCGGACCCGTTAACCTTCACTATGCCAAAAAGCGGTGCTTCGTATGTAGGCTTACTGATTGTTGACGGGAAGCACCCTTTACTAAGTGCCTGCTCTACGGTCAGCTTAGTTGCACCTAGACCAACTGTGGTAAAGTTGAAAGCCCAAACCGAACCCGGAAAGTCAGATAGAGTCAGAACATCGTCCCAGTTACCAGATATACCAGAATGCCAAATACAATTCGGCCATACAGAACCTTCGTTGAAGAACTTAGAAGGTGCCGCACCTAAGAACGCGGTCTTCATCGTCTCTAACTTGTATTTTGATTCTCCCCAAGGATACTGACGGTACACGGTATATTCATCCTTAGAAGATACCTTGAAGTACATCAGCTCGCCCTTAAACTTATAGAACCCGTCAGCAAAAGGCATCGAAGGCTGAGGTTTGGTAACATCAGCATCTTTTTTAACATCGTTAAACACATCTGACGCGCTAGTGCTATCGCTCTTTTTCGGTGCCTCTGTCGTTTTAACCGAATACGAATCCACAGTGTTGGCGTTTAACGCAGCAGACATCTGATCTTCTGGAATGTTCTTGAAGACCTGGGAAAACATCGCACCTTGCTTGTAGATATAGATTGATCTTAGGTCAGGGTCCTCATTCCAATGAAACCCGTCTTTCACCTTATACTGACCAAGAAGCATGAGCTTGATGATTCTCATGATAAGGGACTTGGCCTTTTCGAAGAAAGACGAATTCATGGTTAGAACGATGCCTTTCTTCCATTTAGCCTTGGTGTTTTTGTCATCTGCCTCTGTTTTTAGGATTTGAGCAACAGTGGACAGGAACATCTTGAAATTTGGAACTACAGTAAGCTGAGCATAAGAAAACTTAATTCCTGTAAATTTACCAATAACAACATCACTGACCATAGAACCAAGTTTAGATTTATTGTACCTTACACCATAGGTATAAGAACCAGCTTCAAACTGGTACTGGGCCTTTACGTAGGCAACAGACGGTTTAGTCTTCTCGAACGGGTAGAACTTGTCGAATGACTCGGAAATGTAACGGTTAAAGGGAATTGTCATTGGTTGGTCTCTCTATCTGTTTTGAGTATTTATTAAATATCCAAAGTACAGAAGGGGAAAGCTATGGTAATCTGGCAATCGCAACACGCTAAATCGTATTCAGAACTCATCGCTTGTGGCTGCGTGCCAGGCGCTCAGCATTTTGCCGCCTTCGGCGAGATGCTCCTCGTTGGGCCTGTGAAGAATCACACTATTTGGCCAGGTCCTACGCTCACACACCCGGTTGGACCGGTCGGGGGCGTGCCTATGTACGTGCGCAGTACCGACCCGGCAGACAGCGCCACAGGCTTAGGCATACAGGCTATCGTTGTATACACCATTGACAAAGACCTCAACGCAGGTGTTGCCGAGATTGAACTCAACGGTACAACTCAGGTACTTGTTGGTAATGATCTCATATTCATCAATTGTATGCACGCTGATAGGGTTGGGGCAACCGGATCTGCTGTTGGTGACATCATTATTGAAGATACGGTAGAGTTCAGTCGCATTCCAGCTGGTGAAGTTAGATGCGCGTCATCTGCTAGAATGGTGCCGAAAGGAAAGAGGCTTGTTATTACAGACTTGGTTGGTGGTTCTACAAGCGGCACTGCAGCAACCAGCGTTACTGTCAAAGTTGCTGCAACGGAGATGAACGGAAGACAGTACCGTAACATCTTCTTCCCTCTAGACGAAACGGCGCTACAGGATAACTCAGAAACCTCGAACCCAGGAACACCCCTTGTATTTCATGAAGGTACAGTGATCCTCATGCAGGCAAGCATGACAGACAGTAAAACAGCCTATGTGACCGCTTCTTGGGCAGGGTACCTGGAGAACAACGTCGGTTAAGACGCTGCAACCTCCAGGATAATATCACCCGCAGTACAAACTCCACGCACCGCTGTAATTGGTCCAACCGCAACATCTAGAGTTGATGCTGCAACCTCACCTTGAGCCCAGTCAAACCAGTTGGCAGTACCAGCAATGATAGAGTCTCTAGGAGAGACACTAATCTGAGCCTTGCCAGTACCAGACACTACTGGATGAATGGCAATCGAAGTACGCTGGGACGTGTTTTTGATTAGAATTGCGTCAGACGTCTCCCCCACGGTCAAGGTAACAGACTGTGCAGGGGTTACACCGTTAGATTCCAAAAGAAGGTATGCCATTTTCTACCTCTTATGACAGGTCCAGCTTGTAGAGCAGCGTATCAACTGACTGCTGAACAGCAATGATTTTATCGTTGATAGACATAAAGCTGACTCGATTGGTCTCGTCAAGAGCAGGGCTCACAACAGAAGAGCGAAACATAGTGAGTTGATTCATCATCTCGTGTTTGTTATACATGCTGACATAGTTGTAGGGCTCAATCTTGATACTTCCACCCAGAGCAATCAGAGTCTCCGCGATACCATCAATATGGCCTGTGAGTGAATCGTAGAACTCACCAATAGCCATATGCTCTGCGTAAGACAGGGTGAGCAGGTGGTAAACATGGAACTGAGTTCTCAGGGCTAGGAGGTAACCAACAAGAACTTCAACTGAAGGCAAGTTGTTGGTAGCGATGTTCAGTCTCTCGTTGACGAAGGTCTCAAAACTCTTAATCTTTTTCATTGTTGCGTTCTCGTGGTAGGGCAAGCGGTAACCTTATTTAGCTATCATCGCTCGCAATTGCCAGAGACCTGCCTACAATATCGCCCATGCCAAGACTACGTTGTAAAGAACAAAAGACACCGCGGATGCCATAAGGATGGATGCAGAAACGCTTCGTGCATGATGGTGGAATAGTGCCACCACAGCAATGCCAGGAATGAACAGCTGCCAGACAGGGATATTGGAAAACTCTCTGGTTAAGGTATTGAAGTTTCTCTTCACCCTGTCAATGTAGGACATTTTCGTTGAAGCAACACCATGAAGAGCACCGTGTTCGTAACCTATGATCTTGTCGTCGTAACTCTTAAGCATTTTCCCTTCTCCTCTTTTTGCTGATATAGTGGATTGCTAGAATTACCCAGGCACTGTTACCCATGGCCAAAATCATCCCAGCAACTCCGCTCAACCATTGCCCTAACGACGGGTAGTAAAAGATATTCCAATAACCCCAGGCAGAAAAGAAAAGCACACCTTGCCAATAGATCCCTTTGACGTCTTTATCACGCAGAATCTTGAACACGCTTGACCATGCAACAATAGAACCGCCTAACTCAAACCCCGCATTGATAAAGTCTAGATAATCCATGTAGCAACCTTCTTTAATTGGCGGAAGAGGAGGGATTCGAACCCTCGCGGCCTACAAGAGGCCGACAGATTAGCAGTCTGCTGCCTTAAACCACTCGGCCACTCTTCCTTAGTAAATGGTGCCCGGGGTGGGACTCGAACCCACACTCCTTTCGGAACTGGAGTTTGAAACCAGCGCGTCTACCAATTCCACCACCCGGGCAATACTGAATGAACTGTTTGGTGCCTTGGGAGGGACTCGAACCCTCACGGCCGAAACCACAGGAACCTAAATCCTGCGTGTCTACCAATTCCACCACCAAGGCATTTTAACATCTACCTTCTTCTACGTCCATCTTCCACTTCTCTTGCAAGACCCACTCTTTAATGGTGTCTGCGCTGTATTTTAGCATAAAGTCTGTCAGCGTAGTATCATTTAGGAAAGATCCTCTGATCTTTCCCATCAGCTTGCCAAGACTCTTGCCTTCTAGGCCAGTCCACCCTCGAACCAAATTTCCATTGAACTTCTTCTTGAGCTCCTGGGCGCGTCTGTAATCATCAATGGCGTTGATGTGATTTGCATGAAACTTAGGGAAGGCTTTGTATGCTGCTGTCAACCACTCCTCTTTGGACCGAACGCACATTGGGCCGAACGTTCTGCCATCCATCCATTCCAGGAATGCCCGGTAAGATGCGCGCTTGGAATCACGCACTCTGTCACGATATCTCCTGTTGTGCAGTGCAAAGGAATCTGGTTGGAAATGCACAGAGGACGATGCAAACCAGAAGATCTCCTCCATGGTAATGAAACCACGGTTGTACCTGTCTGGGTCATAGCCAAGGAAGGTTAGTGCGGAGTCGAAGTCATCGGTGACCAACAGTGTCTGATAGACATAGGTTCCATCACGCATGACATACCACATGCCATCATGGCCAAACTTGAAACCAGCACGATGTGCAGTGCGCCCGATGAAGTTTCCAAGGTCGTTCCAGCTGAAGTACTTCAAGGAGAAGTCAAAATGCTTGCTAGGCATTAGGATGACATCGACTTGCATCTCTTTGAACTCAAAAGAGCAAACCGGGCTGTTCTTTGACTTGAACACCTCTCTTGACCCAAACGCAGCAGTGACCTTCTCGATCCAGTCACCAGGAATGTTGTCAGACACCAACAGCACATCACAGTCACCAAAAGATGTCTTTGCGCCGTATGCAGCAGTAACCTCCACACGATGACCAGGGAAGAGTCGGGTGAGAATTGATACCACCTCATCAGACTTCTTAGTGTACTCGGAGACTTCATGTCTCCGAGACATTTTGATTGCATTACCGCCCATGTTCTACTCCGAACGGTCACCAATAGTCATCCAACCAGCAACAATACCAGCTGGAGGAACAAACACGCCTACCGTACGAATGATTTCTGCCTTGTAGGGTGCTTCAAAGTCAAGCTTTACCAGCTTGAATATGTTGAGAGCATACCCACCAAAAATAAGAGCGATGAAACTACCAATTGCAATCGACGATAACAGGGAGAAGATTGAGTCAATCCTCTTCTGCCGGCGGACTCGTTCCAGGTACAGAGGGCCATTATAGCCACGCTGCCCGTTAAAGTAATCTTTTTCCTGGTTGCGCTTCATCTTGTTCCAAACCCAACTCATCATACTGCGGATGCGATTCATCATTGCATACTCTCCTATTCACTAGATACATGGTGCCCGATGAGGGACTCGAACCCCCACGGTCTAAGACCACACGGATTTAAACCCAGCGTGTCTACCAATTCCACCAATCGGGCGTTATTTTCCAAACAAGACCTTATCGATCTTATTCACAAGACTGCTGTGATACGAAAAGCTGCATTCTGTTCTGGTAGGTTTTGCTTGCGAGTTATGGTGTGCTCGCAACTGCTTCAATAGCTCATACACAGCATCTTGAAAGTCCGCTTCTTCTCTTGCTCTTCTCGACCGATCCAGTACGGATATGGATGCCATACATCAAAACGCCTTAAAGGTTGGCCACTCAGACACACAAACCAGCTCTGAGTCCTTGAGCAGTTCACGGAAGATCTCGAGAGCCTTGTTGGGTACTTCAAAGTAACAAGGCGTGCCCCAGGAACCGACATCAAAGATCACGCCTTCCGACTCGGTCGCCTCGAAAAGATCAGCCGCTCTGCGTAGAGATCCGTCCCGGTACTGGTCATTACTCTTGTACAGGTTGATGGCAAACTGGACTCCCGATGGCTTGCTCATCACCGCACCCAGACCTTTTCGTACTTTGCAGGAAGGTCAGCGCAGCTATTGTGCTGCTCACCACCGACCACACGAACGCACTTGTCCTCTGCAGTACTCCACTCCACCACAGGAACAGCAGTCATCCGCCAGAGAATGAAAACAAAGAGAGCGATGATAACAGCTGAAGCGAGCGTAGTAACCTGTTTCATCTTAGCAGTCCTCCTTCAATGTGTAAAAGCAGTTTAGCACAGTTGCCTATGCGAAACAATACTTACTTCACATGGTTAACCATTAACCTTGCGATCTTGGAGACTGCATTTTCGTCTCCTTGCATGACGTGCTGGATTACAGTAAGGCACGCCGCCAAAGCCTTCTTCTCAAGATCATCGGTGTCCATTAGAGTGAAGGTCACCGTATTGGGATCTACAACAGGGCACCTGACACTCTTGAATCGATCAATGTCGACCGGACCTTCCTTCTGAGCCTGAGTTAAGGACATGCTTGCTAGTTCGATCAAATCTTCAACCTGATAGAGCTTGGCTTGCCCCTTGAACTCGCACCACTCAGCAGAAGCAACAAACACGGTAAACTGGATGAGGCGGTCAAAATGGGCTCGGAGGTCCTCGCAGGACACGTTCTCACGGGATGGTCCCTGTCTCTGTGCCTTATCTTGTGCTGCTGTGGCCATAGTCTAGTCCCCTACCTACTGATCACGTGCAAGAACTATAGCACAGGCAAGGGAGTTTTACTACCTGGAAAAGACTCCAAGCTTTCCTTGTACCTTGCTGAGATCATATCAACCAGAATAGGGTCTCGGTAGTTGTAATCGTCGGGTATGTCAAGCACCACAATTTGGCGCTCAAATCCCATATCAGCGATTTGGTGCATCTGGAGCATATCCATACAGACGACTTCATCAGCCCATTCCAACAGAACCTCATCCACCACGATTAGAGCAAACTCTTCGTTGATACCTGCTGCCCTGGTGTTGAAATTGAATGGTGGGTTTGAGAGAACCCATGCTGCTGTGGGTGATCGTAGAACACCAACACTACATACACAGAGCACCTTCTTGTATTTACCCTGGTATGGGTTGTTGGCAACACCTAACCTCTTATCCCTGCTCATTGAGCTTACCGCGAAGTTTTTGTAGCTGTTTCATGATAGTGGCGGTATTGTCTAACTGACCCAAGATGTAATCCTTGAGGTTGCCATCCTGGTCGTCTTCGTCAAAGTACGGCCCACTTTCGCTGTCCCACAACCATGTGTGATTGAACAACGTAATGCCATAAGAATAGGTGCTGTAGTAGAATTGAAAAAGAACCTGACCATCATAACACCCACCGAAATCACCATCTGCAACTTCAAACAAGCCTTCATTCAACTCGTCAACAAGTTTCATGCAAGCTTCAACGCTGGTTGTGTGTGTCATTAGTCTACCCCTCAGATACCTTTGATACCAAGCAAAACCTTTTCTTCTTCGGTGAGCTTGTCCAGAGCCTTCATCTTCTTAAGCTTATCCTGTTCATCTTGATTCATGATGAGCTTGACACAATGGTAGTAGTTTGACTTCTCCACAGTAACATGATCACCTACCAGATCCTGCATGTCCTTCAGAAGGTTTTCTGTATCATCGTAGTCTCTGTGATTGTCGTACATATGATCGACGATCACGTTCACTTCGTAACCGGTTGCCCGGGAAGGAAGGTGGTCTGAAATCTTGAACGTGAGAGAGTAGTAACACGAACCAGCCAAAGCAAACGCAATCTCAGAAATAGTTCCGGTGTACGTACCTAGGTGACGAGTAGTCCTTCCTTCTTCGTCACCTTGAGTAGTGACGGTCCAGGTTCCGAATCCATTCTTGCCAACCTGAGGAACGATATGATTTCTCTTTGACATGATAAACCCTCCTATCGAACCACTTTCTTAGAGGTTCCTGTCCAAATGATGTCCTTTTTGCAAGATTTGCAATACCTGGTGTTGCCATCTTGAATACCCTTGTGCAAACGGGGAGAAAGGAAAAACTCCTTATGGCACGGGCAGGTATACACAAACTTTGTCATAGATCGCCCGAGTCCTTCCGGACGTTTCATACTATGGTGTGTCGACGGGTCGACACCAATCTGCCTCATAACGTGTCTGAACTCAGGACCGTGAACCTGCTTGGCATTCTTGTAGTACGCTCCCACGTAGATGTGAGCAACCTCATGAGGAACAGTAACCTCAATCATCTGCTCGGTGTTTTCTTTCAGGTATTCGCGAGAGATTGTAATCAGACCGCTGTTCTTTTTGGTGTAATACGTACCAACACCAGCCAGGCCTGCTTTCTTAAAGCTCTTTAGCTGGTAGTGCACATCAATGACCGGGTAGCCTTTCTGCTTGAGCTTGGTTAGAGTCCAATGAACTCGTTCTTCAACCATATCAAAAAGCTCTTGCTCTGTCATTGTATAAACCCTCAAGTGATAATCCATGCAAGCATACTAGCAAAAAGAGACTATTGATGCAAGGCTTCTCTTATGTCCATGAGGAGAACACCTAAGATATTCTTACCTTTACCGTCGGACTTTCCCCAAAATGTATCACCCCAGGTGTTATTCTCAACCAAAACCTCTTCCCCTGTAGCCAAGAGCATATCACCTAGAGCGCTGCCAAGCTCAAACTTTTGGAGTAACAACATCTTCATTACCCCTATCTTTTTCAACTCCCATCCCTTAACCAGCAGTACTCTTTTACCTAGACTCTTTGCCACATAAGGTGCAACATCAACAAACTTCTTTCTATCAAAAAGGTTTCGGCACTTCGCAGCCTGGTATGCGTTTTCCACAGTAGGGTATTCAATTCCGTCTAGATACACCTGAGAAGGGAAGAAGTTGCTCAGCCAACGATAATTACCACTAAAAGATGTTATCATGTGTATCCTAAAATGGAGCCGGCGAGAGGATTCGAACCTCCGACCCGCTGATTACAAATCAGCCGCTCTGGCCAACTGAGCTACACCGGCGTTTGGTGTGTTTATGCGCCTGGATACAGGCCTTGAAGTCGACGCAGCTCTTCAAGGTCCTTCTTTTTCTGTTCCAGTAACTCGGCCTTTTCCTTTCTAGCCGCCTTCTCTTTTTCGGACTTTACTTTCTCTGCCAACCGCTCATCAACAAGAATCAGAGCAGCATCACGAATCGACAAGAGATGTTCACCATACGTTGCATTGACAGATACCTCAGACTCCTGGTTTTTGTGGTCTTTTTCAACAGTGTATCTGGGTTCAGGGTCATTCTCATCGTAAAAGTCATCGTCCTTCCCATCAAGAAAGAGGGTTAGCTCCCAAGGAGCGAATTCTCTTTCTCTGACCTTGTTCATATACAGGTACTGAGCGTAAACCTTCACTGCGTCATTGAAGTCAACTGCATGGTAAATTTCAAGATCACTGTCCGTGCTTGTCATCAAGCAGTTACGACAATAGTCGTTATAGCTAGGACGATATGCAAGAATTGTGATTTTGCTGAAGTTCATTTGACCGGCCCCTGCTGTTTCGTATTTGGCAGATGGGGTAGGAATCGAACCTACTATGCCGGGATCAAAACCCGGTGCCGTAACCTATTGGCTACCCACCCAGAATGCTCTGATGGCTGGTTCCATCTCTAGCCCGAGCAAGGCACGCTCAAGGTGTTCCGTGGAACATTGCTCCTATCACTCCCGGTTTACTGCCGGTCCAGTCAGTTTGTAGACCAATCCATCTAGAAATTGGCGTAGTGGACGGGATTCGAACCCGTGAACCGTAAAGGACTGGGTTGAAGGCCCAGCTGCTTTGGCCGCTTGCTTACCACTACTTGTAACCGTTTCTCTTGTATCTCTTAATCTGTCTCTTGACTTTCTTGACCAGCTTCTTCCTCTTGTACTCCTGCCAGAAGCTTTTCTTTTCTTCAGGAATCTCTACTTCGCTTGCTCTGATATTATCTATCTCGTTCATAGTGATTCCTTTGATGGTCGGGTTCAACATTTCTGTTCTATCTGCCTGTCAAGAGTTCTAAAACTGGCGGAGAGGGTGGGATTCGAACCCACGGACCCTTTCGGGCCGGCGGTTTTCAAGACCGCTGCATTTGACCATGCTCTGCCACCTCTCCATAAATCTGTCCTACAGTGTACTCTTTACCGTAAAGCTTCACAGTGTCCCAGTCGTCTCTTACGAGACCTACATTGCTTGCGGATCTTTTCACGCAAGAAGGAATGTTCTGTTCATCCATCACCCATCCAACGTTGGTAAAAGCATGAGCAATCTCGCACCCATCCTTGTAGAACACTGCTCTGGTCGGTAAACTCATTTCATCTAACCCTCAAATAGAATGTTGATGATGGTGTGCTGTTACGCCAAAAGGAAACCTCAGCCTTACCGTTTCCGGGGTGCCTGGTTACTTCGTAAGTGGCACCTGGCCCAATCACCCCCAGGGGAGCTACCCCATTCCTTCGGCATCCTAGCGTTGAATGCCTTGGTGCTATGGTCAGAGTCGGTGCGGTATCTGCAGTACGTTTCAACGTGTCACCTGTTCCCATGCTCCGTTTACTTTCCTTTCTCTGACCCTGTGGCTTTTACGGTATGCAAAGCCGAATTAATTACCACAGGCTATCGGGCTTTCAGTTGACTCAAGAGCGGTTGCCTGCCGCATCGCCAACCTAAGTGTTCTTGGTACCAGCCTTAGTCCTACTCTTTAAAGGATGGCTGCTTCTAAGCCAACCTCCCATCACCAACAAAAACTCTGGCTTCTAGTGTTGCTGACGCGCCAATGTCAGCAAACTCACAAAAGGTGTGCAACCATTCATGACACTCGGACTAGGTAAATCACCTATAGCACAACGGTTTCAAGAAACCGGTCCAATTTTATTTGGTCTCGGTAGAGGGATTTGAACCCCCGACAACCTGCTCCCAAAGCAGGGGCGCTACCAGACTGCGCTATACCGAGAATGTGAGCTGTCAAGTCCACGCGGGCAGCGCTTCAACCTGTCAGACAGCTCTTACTCCACCCTGGTATTGGTTCGAATTCGGGATACCAGCCCTAGCCTTTCGGCACGTATAACTTGTTCTATAAGCAGTATTCTAAGCTACTTCCACGAAAAATGCAAGATGTTCCTGCTCACATTCTTCTCCATACTTAGAACTAAGGGGCTGCCACACGAATGGCTTCGCTCTTTGTGATCTCAACCTTCATAAAATCACCATCAATCGGGCATTTTCTTTAACTCTTCCAGTCTGCATTTGAACTGCTTCAGCCTGTCTTTAGCGGCAGTGAGCTGATTCTGCAACCTTAGAATAAGAAACTCTGCCTCCGTACATCTCTGTTCTTCATCCCAAGTTAGTGTAGCCTTGATAACATTGCTTGCGCAGAGTACAGACAAAGGCAAGACATACTCACAACCTTGCTGACAGCTCCTCGCAGTCCACAAAACTCGAATTCTGCAAGTGTCGTCTGTAATGCTAACAATCTCAACACTATCGTTTTCGTGCCCTAATGCCTGCATAACTAACCGAAGGCTTTCGGGCACCAGAGCAGACTGATACTGGTATTCTGTCAACTCTTCAACAACAGACATTTAGTCAACTCCTCAATATGGTGGGTGCGGATGGATTTGAACCACCGAGTCCAGAGGAAACGGGTTTACAGCCCGCCGCATTCGACCGCTCTGCCACACACCCTAAAAGATTTCACGTAGGCAACTAGAAACCATCAGAATGGTTTCGTACCCATTATCAAAAACTTCAAAACCGTCATCTCTTTTGATGATGTAGATATCACCAAGACCTCCCGGGAACATCATACCAACCCCGCACACCTTAACACGAATACCGTCTAACGCCGAGTTGGTGTGCCAAATAGTGCATTGCGTCCCATTTGCAATCATCTCATCACCTTAAAATGGCTGGCATAGGAGGGCTCGAACCTCCGACCGGGTGGTTAACAGCCACCTGCTCTACCAACTGAGCTATATGCCAATGAAATAAACGACAGTGAAGGAGTCGAACCTTCGTCTTCCGAGCCACCCCGGCTGTTCTACCGTTGAACTATCTGCTGATACTGCTTAGCTTGAATCAAATCAAGCTGCTTCTTACTTCTAAATTGGTGGAGCCAGTGGGGTTCGAACCCACGCCCTCTAGCTTGCAAAGCTAGCGCTCTCCCAGCTGAGCTATGGCCCCGTGAACTGCACTTACTTCTTGATGCACTCCATATCCATGCCGCCCTGCTCCCCACCGGAGTACATAACGACACAGTGCATCGAACCGTCCTTCGAGTCGAACTCGTACACTCTGGAGTCGTATCCGTAAGTCTCCAGCTTGTACTGGACCGAAGACCTCGTCTCCCAGTCGGAAGTTACCATCGACGAAAAGAGGCCAGCGCTCGTAACCGCAGAGTACAGGAGAACACCAAACGCAAACATGAGAGACACTGCACTGATCATAAACGGCCAAACGCGAGTCTTTTTCATTTTCGTATCCTAGTCGTTGATGTAACCAATTATCAGGTAGTCTTTTCTTCTTGCTTCACTGTTCATGCTGTTAAAGTAACATGAACGAATCTCCTTTGCAACATATTTTCTAGCATCTTCGATCTTTTCAAACTTCCCGCTCTTTGTCCAACCACCGTTAAGTAACATACGAAAAAAGAAGTGGTTCCAGTTCCACACCTCGAACGGTTTGTTTCTCTTGCTTTTCTTACCAAACCTCAAGGTGCAATCTGAGACAGGGGTTTGCCTCAAATCCTTCGCAGTAGACCGTTCAATTTTAGAACGTGGGTTTGACACCCTTCTTCCCCTGTACGAAGTAGTAGTTTCCTGCAATCATCCCTGCGAGCAATACACACACGCCCAACTTCATTAGATGAAAGAACGGATCAAACGTAATCAAAACAAGACCCAGTCCTTCAACAAACGCACCTATCTTTGCCTTAGTGAAGTCGTCCATAGTGTACCCTCCTCTTTAAACTCTAACGCAGTATATAGCATTCAAGGAAAAGAGCAAGACCTACTTTGATGTGGTGTGGAACGCCTTGCAATCAGTGCACCAGTAAAAGCGTCGCTCAGTGTATTTACCTTTCTTGCTGTTCACTAGGGTAGCTAGGCAAAGCATTGCGTCAATCTTTGTCTTGTACTTGCGTTTCTTGCACTTAACGGACCGACCTGTCATTCTGGTTTCCAATCTGGAGCGGGTAGTGGGATTCGAACCCACGTCATCGGCTTGGAAGGCCGAGGCACGGCCACTATACCATACCCGCGTGTTATTCTTCTTCGTCATCATCAGTATTAACAAGATCACCTTCAGGTTCTACCTTTCTACCTGTCACGGTGTTCTTATCTGCAATGATATCATTAAAACTCGGGTCATCTGTAAAAATGACCTCTACTTCTGTTCTATTCTGTTCTGTTACCATTGTTGTATCTTTCCATTCAGAAAAAGATATCAAAGTATCAGTAGGACTCTTTGTTTTGGGATTATACACTCTAATCGGGTACTTTGCAAACACGCCACCTAGAACAATGTGCTCTTTCTTACCCTTAAGGTTCTTCTCTGCAGGAAACCATCCTGAGAGGGATTCGTATGTCGCCCAGATTGCAGACGCTGGAACCTCTGCATAAAGAATTGTACCACCATCTTTACTTCTGGGATCGCTCATCATCTTCGCGAAAGTGCTGGCTGTTCCTAGCTGCGTGGTCCAGGACTCTAACGCTCCAGGGACGTAGTTCATTACCTTCGAAGAAGGTATACCGACTCCTCTGTATATCGTAATTAGCTTTGTGTCATACTTCTTCTTCATTTTACCCTTAAGGAAAGCTTGGGTCTCTGCGTAGATTGCACTAAAGTTCTTCAAACCGTTACCGGAGATGCCTTTCTCAGAGAAAATGTTTTTGACCCCTTGCCACAGAGGCTTTTCTGCAGTGTTATGCTCACCGAACTCAGACACCCATGCGAACGCACAATCCTGCGCATTGCTACCACCAGCAATTGTCCAGCTGCTTACCCAGTTCGCCTTGAAGTGTTCTAAATCATTAACGTAGAACCCACTGTCAATGCAGGACGCGAAGATCGGGTCCATGTTTTGGACAAAATCATCAATCTGAGATGACGTCATACTATTAAACAGGCTGTCACCTAAATAATTAACAGAAAATGATCTATTATCACCCGGAAACACTTCAGAGAAGTGAATATGCTTACTACCGCCATCGTCATCTTCTTTAAACTTTCTTGAAAAGTTTGGCTTATCCCTTTTCATCGATGCTGCTACTGACAAGAACAAGTCTTTCTTCTCTTCAACGCTCATGCTTTCCAAGACCTTATTGTCAAGAGCAGTGAACGCATCAATATCGTTAGGCTCACGGTAATACTTGTAAGTTATGTCTACCTCCAAAGGTAAGCCACCTTCGTATATCTTGAACAGCTCTTCATAAGAGACGTCATTAATTGACCTAGAATCCTGCGGGAAAGAATCGTCAGTGATTTTAGGTGACTTGATGTAATTCCAGTACCCTCTCTTTTTACTACTCTTAACTGATTTCTTCAGAAACTTGTTCCATTCGGTATCGTATATAGTGTTACCGTTATTGTAGAAATCGTAAACGTGACCTGTTCTGATACCTGCCTTATTAAGAACATAGAGAGCAACAACATCTGGTAGAATTCTGTCTTTTATTCCATCACTCGATAAAGCGGCCATCATGGTAATAATCTTATTCTTATCACCGTTGATATAGGTATCAGTTTTGCCGAACTTGTTGCTTAAGACTCTAGCCACATAGAGCTTCCAGCCTTCAGCGACATCTTTTTCAGACAAGTTGGAGCCCAAAGGAGACAAAACCCTATCAATAGGATCTTTCTTATCATCTTTAACATCTTCTGGCGCTTTAACAAAACTCTTAAAGTCACCAGTCTTACTCAAAGGTTCAGGCTTCGTGACAGGCTCTACCACAACAGGAACCTTTTTGAAAGTAGGGCTAACGTCCTTTTCTTTCTCGGTACCTTTAGAAACAACAGATGAAGGGGTTGTTAGTACCGGAGCAGCTTTTTCTATAGGCTTAGCTACAGAAGAAAGAGTGTCCGTCTCAGGTTGAGGGTTTGTGGTATCCTGCCCTTCGTCAGGTACGCTATCAAGAAAGTCCGAAGGTAGCTTGTCGAAGACTTGCTTAAAGGTTTTTCCGAACTGGTAGATATACAGGACCTTCATGCTGCCATCATCAATGTAATCTTTACTCACCCCCTCCATCAATCGGTATTTACCTTTGAGCTTCATCCTTACCGCTCTAACAATCAAAGATTTGTGCTTATCGTACGCATCTGCATCAATTCGTATAGCCATACCAAAGACAGTCTTCAGTTTTGGGACTGGATTATCGTGAATCTCTAAAAGGATATTAACCAGAGTTGAGAAGAACATCTTAAAATTGGTAACACCTACAAGCTTGGGTGATACCTTCTTACTCACCAGTCTACCTAGAAGAACCTGGTAAGCAAAAGTCCCTGGTCTAAAAGATTTGATCACTCTAAGAGCGAAGGTACTCGAGCCGACGTTGAACTCATATTGAGCCCTTACCCAGCTTGCAAGGCTTTCTGTATTTACCGCGAAGGGGTAGAATTTATCTAGAGATTCGTTCAAGAAATCTCTATACTGAACCAATTCCATATAATATCCCCTGTGCTGTAGTTAACTAATCGTATTTAAGCCAGGAGATTGTAATTGGTGGGCCAGGAGGGACTCGAACCCTCGACACCCGGATTAAAAGTCCGATGCTCTACCAACTGAGCTACTGGCCCTAAGAGGTTAAACCACAATCCAATGGATAGGGAACATCTTCACGTATCGTTTGAGATCATCCTTGTGCACAACTGCGTTCATGTACGCTCCAAGGACTACAACATCGTTGCCATCGTTCACAACAAACTTCAGGACCATTAGAAACCCTCCGGCTTTGCAACAGCACGACATGCCCACATCAAGCACGTTTGCAGGTACTGACGTGCGTGATTAACAGCTTCTTGGTCAACATCCTTTCTACTACCAATGTCATCAATCGTATGACCAAGCTCTTGTCCGATGGACTTGATCTTGTTGATTGTAAGAATGTTGATCTCTTCGATCTCTGTGTGACCTATAATCCTACTGTGTTGGTCGTTGGCCATCGTCTTTCTCCGTGATGTGTATTATTTACACATCACGTAAATTGGCGCGCCCGGCAGGACTCGAACCTGCGGCCCACGGCTTAGAAGGCCGTTGCTCTATCCAACTGAGCTACGGGCGCTTTGTAAACTTTCAGTTATTTTAGCAGCCTTATCTGCCCAAGTCAACGGTTTTCTTTCCTCTAGCGTAGCTTTTTCTCTGATGAACGCTACTTGCTTACCACCGTACATGACAAACTCTTTTGGTACAGAGTATATGCTAATCATCAAAGATTGGTACTTGCTCTCAATAAAGGCTCGCAGCTGTGCATTGACAGTCCAATTCATCAGTTGCTTCACAGAGCAAAAACCAAAGAAATGCTGTTCCTTCAAGCCGAAATCTAGATCTTTCCAACAGAGGATATCATCGTTAGGGACCGGGTGGCTATCTTTGTTGGGCTCTTCCAGGTATTCATAGTCATCGTTTACGCAGTCAATACCCTCGTTGAACATATACATGAGTTTGGTGAATGATGGATAAACCTGGTACATACCTGCACCGTCATTATCCTCTACCCTATAGATATACACCAGTTCACTTGAAGTCATCACTCAGATTACCTCAGTCATTGTACCTCAGCTTCAACCTGGTTTGTTCTACTGTTAAAGCTCTGTCAGAAACCCCTGTAGGAAGCTCTAGGACAGGCTTCCTAGCGTCTCTAGCCCAACATACCTCCTTGTATACGCCTGCTCCTATAGAACCGCTTAGAAACGCTCTAAAAAAGACTACGCTTGACTTCTTAACCAGAGGTTCGAATACGGACATTCCGTGAAGTTGATACATCAATTTTACCTCTGGGGTTGTGATGTCAATCACAGTATAGCCCAAAGACTCAATCATCTCAATGTCTTTCTTATCCTGTTCAGTACCAAAGTTTACAACAGGACGCGCAAAGTACGCTAGTTTCTCATATTCTTTTTCCACGTACCCTCCTTGGGGTGGGTTATCCCCACCCCAAGCTGTCGGTCAAATCAATCCACAAACATATCCTTGACCTGACTACCCGGAAGGATCGTACCTACAATCTCGTACTCACAAACTCGCATCTTCTGGTCATTGTAATCACGAGGAACAGAAACCACGTTCTTCGGGTCTACCTTGCAGACCAAGATCTTGTCTGTGCCAGACTCATGAGAACCAAAGTGTCCAAGGTAACTATACCCGCAAACATGCAGACCGTTAGAGCAGGTCTGATTGTAGTTATCGTCCACGTTACGACGATCGGTGCTAACAATCGCACAACCGTCTTCAGTGTAGATGGTGGTCACCTCATCGTTCTTGCCGCCCTTCAAGAGCACAGGGTATTCGAGCTTCGAACCGTTAAAGGACTTGGTATAAACGTCCCAAGGCATGTTACAGACACTCGTTGAGTGAATATCCATGTACTTGGGATTCACCTTCTTATAAGTCAAGAAGCACCCATCAGCGGTGATAGGGAGAGTGTTCTTCTCCATGAAGCTCAGGAGCTCGTTGATTGCCCGGAAAGACGTGTTCTCCATGCAGCGACTTGCAAAATTCGCAAGATGGCCGACATACTTCGATCCATGGCGCGTGACGAGTGAGATGACTCGATTCGCCATCTCGTTCTTCAGAGGAACACCCTGGAACAAGACCTGGTTTCCCTCGATGGTAATGAAGCCAGCAGTAGCCTTCATCAGGGACTCTTTGGGCGATGCCGAAGACCAAGCACCTTCGAGGTCATCCTCCAGAATGAGATCACGAACGTCATCGAATACACCCATGCTCTTCTTGATAGTGCGAGTCTCGTTACCACGAGTCAGGGTAATAGTCTCACGAGTAACGATGTATTCAACCTGTTCCTGGGCGGGCTCATCCTCTTCCTCGTAAGCGACGTCAACGTGCTCTGAGGGGTCGTCGTCTACGTCGTCCACATCGTCGTCTTCTCCAGGAAGGCTAACACCAATAGCGTTAAGGATAGACTTTACATCCTTACCTTCACTGTCACCGCCAATGTCATCAAGGAGAGCAGTGATATCGTCAAACACCTGCGATTCTTCAAGCTGGTCTTCGTATCCCTCAACCTCAGTAAGCAGGGTTCCGACCATCTCGTTACGTTTGTCAGCATCGTTAAAAACCTTCGAGTAGGTCTTCCGACTGCAATCAACACTGCCAAACCGCTCTAGGTCAGACAGACTTACATGCGCGCCTGCGTATACAGCATAAGCGATAGCGAAAGAATACTTATGTTCGTCATAGAGTGACATTCTCGTCTCCTTTGTTTAGGGTCTGCGTATTTTGCACGCATTCTGCAGCCTTGTCAACCGCTGAAATGTAAAACTTCATGTGGTCTAAGACTAAATCTTCTGGTATGGCTGACACCACAACACCGTTCAAGAGAGGGTACCTTTCATAAACCTTGTGCAAGAACCCACCCATCTGGCTTGGCTCACCTTTTACTAGCTGAATCACCTTATTTGCAGAGTCTTTGATATCAGACGCGATCTTGCTCCTTGGCATAAACCTGTTGGACTTGGTTACACTATTCAAGCTTAGCAACTCGTACCGATGATTAACGAAGAACCTAATCTTGTCCTTCACCTTCTTCAGCATGTCAAGGTTGGCAGCAGCCTCTCCGACCTCATCAGCAAGAGTATCCTTTGTAATCAATGAAGATGCGTTTCTTACCGACGTTGCACTTGGTTTACCTAGAGGACTCATTTCTTCAGGTACTAGCCTGAAGACTGAAGCCTTTTTGATAAACGTATCGATCACAGAAGAGTTCTTAAGTCTTAAACCGCTATGACCGAAAAGTTCTTCGAAGTTCTTAACGAAGAAGTCATCGCTAATAAGAGATGCAGCCCTTTGAACGATTCTATGAGACACTGGCTGTTTGGACGGACCAATCCTTGCCATGGCATACGCCAACGGGTGCCGTTCGGAGAACGTGCTAAACGTTACAGACATCCAATCGTAGAAATTAATCAACCTGTCAGCCAGCCCCGCCTTTTTGACAGACTTAGTATCTACTTGGTTAAGGAAGAATACCTTATCCTTGAAATTGAACGCTCTTCGGAACCGTTCAATGATCTCGGTACCTGAGCTATAAGCAATAGATTCCTTTACGCCGTCGATGAAATGGTACATTGAACCTTTTGTGTACACCACAAAGATATTTTGGTGCTTACGCGCGTACTCCAGAATATCCTCTACTCCAGTCGACCACGCACTCTTACCAACACCCAGACACTTCACAGGGAAAGTATTCTGGTTGGACGCAGCTTTAGCCTTCTTCATCTCATCGCGGCGTTTCTTCTCAAGGCCTTCGATGATATCAGAGTAAATAACTGCCTTTCCACCAGTGATCCATTCCATCACAGGAACAACAGTGTCCTTGAAGTACTGGTACACCTTGTCAGCGTCAATATCCTGCTCTATATACGATGACCCGGTAGTACCTACCATCTTCAGATTATCTTTGTAACCTCTAATCGACGAGTTTGCAGGTCGATAAACAAAAATCTCTCCGCACAGAATAAGATCGTCTGAGTAGTCTCTAATGAGCTTTGCGATCTTATTACCAGCGCTGATGGTCTTGAAGTCATCAACAAGAATTACTGTAACTATCTCTTTCTTGTTGCTAGGGTAGTTTTTCTTTTCGTTACTGAGTCGAGTCCTAAGGCTCATAATAGAGCTAACACTACTACCGTAACCGTTGTAGGTAGGGTATGAATCTTTCGAGTTGTACGATTCCTTAGAGCTCACTTCGTGAAGATTGAAGAGTATAGGAGTAGATGTGCCCTTTGATGTCTTTTCTATGACTCTGGGTTCGACTCCTCCGGAGACCATGGCCTCAATAACATGATCCTTAGGCTTGATCAAAACATCTTGCCTTAGACTGTCAGGGATAGTGTTACACAAAACCTCAGAGACAGTCTCGACGATAGTTCCTTGATAATTTTTGGAAAACTGAGGGAACTTGTTAGTAAGGCTGAGCATCAGCCATTTATCAAGGCCGTCGGCTTTGTAAGGTGACTCAGCTACTCTAGTCTCAAGCCATTCCGGAACAACAACAACCTTTCTTTTCAGCTCGCTTACTGCAGCAAACAAATCATCTGGGTTCTCGTACGCACGATACGATTCTGTATAAGAATCAACCATGGCTTGAGTAACTTTACTGATTTGACTCATAATGAAACTTGACGTAACGTCGTCGTAACTCAAAGCCTCTCTAGAAGGGGCGACAGATACCTGTCCGATTTCGACGTTTGATATCAAGCAAGCATGACTGCTCGAGTACCTGTTGGTACCTAGAACGGAAAAAAGATACTTGCTAAACCATTCAACCAACTGCTTGGTGTCTTTCTCTTTTTCGGCGTTATCATCGTTAATCTTGATGTCGTTAACGCTGACAGGGTAAATGACGTTACCCTGTCTTACGTACCAAGGAAACGCGCTAATCTTATGGAAGTTCAAGGTGTTCTTGGTGTACTCTGATTCTCCTAGCTTTGGACACTCTTCCCAGAACAACCGATGATCCTCTTCGATCTGCTCTAAGTAGTTCTTCTCGAGGTTTAGTAGATTAGGCAAAACCTCAAACACAGGGAATACCAAAAGAGCCTTCTGGAAGAAAACGCCACCAGAATGGCAGTCCTTCTCTTCCACAGGAATAGTTACCTTGATACCCGTCTCATCAGGATCACACTTCTTGGTGGATAGAAGAACACACTTCGGAATACCGGCGTCTCCTATGAACGTAGAGTAACTACGGTGATTCCCATCAAACCAGCTATCCACCACAATCTGGTCAGTGTACCCAAAAGGACTCTTAGAGCCCAGCCCCAACGCGCCCACAAAGTCGTTGCTGTTTGTCTTGGTAGACTCAAAGAATGTGGTGTAGAGGTTCATCACATCACTATGTGACAACCCGGTGCCGTAGTCTCTCACGTAGAAGTAGGGATCAAAGATCGTAGGGAAGTGGACGTCAAACTTGACGTCCTCCTTCCCTGCGTCCTTGTGCGAGTCCCAAGCATTGGTACTCAACTCACGAATGATTGCCCTGACTTTGTCAGAGTACAGCGTGTCTGACATAATCTTAAACGCATGGCCAGAGGCCTTGAACCGAAAATCCTGCGTTTCTCTCTCTCCACTAATCAGCACTTCTGAGTCGTCAAAAGCAACCTTCATCCTGAGTAACCCTCCTCTTTACAATTTGCTCATTATAACGCTTCTCACCCTGGAGGTCAAGAAGCATTTGCAGTCGCACGAACCTCTTTCAGTGTAGTTTTGTTGTAGAGAACACCGTCCTCGTAGACATCACGCATGACAGACACATCACCAGCAAAGTGCACAACAGACTCCTTCATGGTAGTGAACATATTGTTCTGAGGGTTACGCACCAGCTTCAAACGTCCGCGTTTGGATGCCTTCACTGCGTCGCCTACAGGGCTCTTGAAAACGTCACGGGACTTGCCATCAACGACAATGTTGCTCTCTTTCATTGCCCACATGAACGTATCTCTGTCCATCTTCTGGAGCAACGCACCACCCATACCAAACGCGATGTTGTCTAGCGAAAGCTTCTTGTCATCCATATTCGCAAGGATTTGCTTGATAGAATCCTTGTTGATTCCGTCACCTTGGATAACTCGAATGCACTTCGGAAGAGTCTTGTACCCTTTCTCGTTCACGGTATAACCGTACTTCAGCATCAGTCTTTCTATCACCTCAACCGGTACGGTAGTTGGGTCACCGCTATCTGGGCGAACAACAACAGTTGCTCCGCTATTGATGACATCCTTCTTGAGCTCTTCGCCCCAGAGATTGTCAACTGCATTCCAGATATTGTACGAGTCAGAAACAACCGCTACAAGGGACCCAGGCTTGGCGAACTGCTGGAGCATGTTCCGATACGCATCAATCTCGTGGTCAGGGCCCCAGGAAGTGATGGTACTGTGCTCTGCTGCTGGAATTGAAAACCCAGCATCTGGCTGGTCATAGTAGTTCAGAGCACCGACCAATGACATGACGGTGTCAGTCCCCATCGCCCCGGTAGCAAGATGGGCCAAGCCTCCGAGCATTGCAGACTCGTTAGACGAAACGCCTCTTGCTCCAAAATCGTGTAGCTTGAAGTCAACACCTTCAACAGAACCAGACTTCGCTGCATACTCTTTGAGCATGTTGCGAATCTTCATGCTAATGGTGGCCACGGTTGAGGGGTACCACACTGCCCTGAGGATTGCAGTCTCAACAAAGGTAGTCACCCAAGGGAGTTCTGGATCAGTGTTGGTCACCTGCACCAGGACATTGCGCAGAGGAACAGCAGTGCCCTCCGGTACCGCCTCAATCTTGACAGGGAGGAAACCGCCGTGCTTGTTTACGATCTTCTTCCAACCTTCCAGGTTAAAGGGCTCACCATGCGCTGACACGATGAAATTGGCTTCCATCACGTCAAACATAGTGATCGGTTGCATCATGTATTCCATAAGGAATGCTTGCAATCCGAAGAAAACAGTTTCGTTATAGTCAGGGTCGTAAGACCCTCTGGCTTCGATGTACGAAGTAACGTACTGGGTTCTTGGCGGATATTGCAGGTAGTGGCTGTACTTGTAACTATCAGTATTAAGAATAGGATTAACGCGCATCTTCGGGCTCCCCTTAGATTTGACTTACGATTGAACGGCCGATGAAATAGTGGTCTTCGAACATCACTCTCTGCATACCGTAGAACTCGCCGAAAGAAAACCACTTTGCCTCTACTGCATCATCACCACCGGTAACCCTTGGAAGGTCCTTCTTGTCGTCCAAACGGATACCATGTACGTGAGTGATGGTTCTTCCTCTACTTGACCTATCCGGGTTATCAAACACCTTTACTTTTCGGATAGATCCGCGCAGAACCTTTTCCGCAACGTGCAATCCAGTCTCTTCTCTGAGCTCTCGGATTGCAGCATCCAGGATATGCTCATTCTGGTTAACAAAACCGCCAGGCAATGCCCACAAACCCTTACCAGGGTACGCTCCTCTTTTTACCAAGAGGATGTGGCCAGACTGTACGACAACACAGTCAACCGTCGTAAAAATTGGTGGGTACGGACTGTTAGCCCAAGCCTTCTTGTAATCCGAAACAGCTTGGTAGTCCTTCTTCAGATCTTCGAAGTGGTACGTTTTGACGAAATTCTCGACGAACTTGGAGTACACATCAATCGGAAGAACGGACTTAGTGAAGACGTGAAGACCGTTGAACATAGACGACCTGATGTCAGTAGAGCTCAGCGGTTGGTCACCTGCAGAAAACTCAGGAGCCTGGACAAATGTCGTCCGCTGTTTGAAGTAGTCTAGGTAATAGGAGGACTCGTCCTTATTGAAACCTATAATGCCAATCTTCTTGGCATTAGTTCGGCTCTTGATTTCTTCAATGCAGCCATCAACGATGGCAACCCAAGCTGAATCATCGTACATGACATCCGGAACGGGTCTGATGTACAGGTTCAGTGATGGTAAACAGCGTACCATCTCAGCCCTTTCTAAGAATGTCCAGGGGTTCTTGGGTGTTCTAGGAGACTCAGAAGAACCAATCAGAATCAGAAGGTTCTCTGAAATACTTTGCGCGTAGCGCGCAACCTTGTAGTGACCAAAGTGAAAAGGTTGGAACCTACCGATGTAAACGATAAGGTCATAAGGCTTACTTTGCATCATTGGACTCCCCAATGTAGTGAACTGCTAGTTACACGTATTGTACTAAGCTAGAACTCCTCTAGCAAGATTATTTAACCCCTACTCCTGTACTAGAGGAGTATCTGGTTTCACCTTACAACCTTCTTATCATTATCGAAAATCATAAGGCTGTACCTCGTCTTCGAGTCCTTTGTACCTATGCCAAAACTCTTCACTAGAGTGTAGTCACCAGATACAATTGCTTCATCGTCAACACCAACCTCCCAGTCACTGGGTGTGGTCTACTATGCTTAATACCATCTTCTTGGCTACTTCGTCGGACTGTTCGTTATACAACCTGTCGAAAAAGACACGTTCAGACTTAACCTTATGCAGTTGCATAAACGTGTAGAATTCTTGACCCCACCGAAGATTGGGGTTAGATTTACGAAATTGGTCAAAAGTGGACTTAGGTATAACCAAACTAACGTTCATCAATAAACCCCTCTACCTTAATGAAATGGTGATCAGGGTACTCAGGCTTGTAGTTCGCCCCTGTACGAATTAGTACATCCCGTGCTTCCTCTTCGTAGAGGTCAGCAACGTCACCGTGAACCTTAGAGATCAACCCCTTCCTCTGATCTCGTTCGATGTTTTCCTTGACCGCCAACCTGAAGGCACTTGCAAATGGCAACACCACCTCTTTCATATAGCCTCCTTAGTACAGATCCTCTGAAAGGTCATCAAGCTCTCTCATAGCATCTTCCGCTTGACCTAGGTCACGCACGCCTTTGATGTTTTCTAAAAGATCCTTGATTAAGTTGACTCTGTTCTCAATCTCATCAAGAACCTCTTTTAGGTAGTCGTGCGCTCCCTCTTCTTCTCCGGGGCAACCGTTGACGAAATCTTTCCTATTTCTTGCCATATCTGATGGGTCTCCTTTACAGTCCATTGACGCAGGTATCAATAAGCTCTCGCTTTACATAGGAATTAGGCTGAGCCTCCAAGAACTTGCGGTAGGTCTCTTTTGCAACGTCCACCGGAAACGCTGCAATAAACGGGCTGAAATCAAACTTTCCACAGGTATGACCAACCGTGATAGGGTAGTCGTCACTATCCACGTGAACACGGTCACCAATCTTCTTAATTATCTTACCCCTGCATTCGTGGTCAGGGAAAACCTTTCTGTTATGAGCCAAAGGGTTGAAAGTGTACTCGCCTTTCACGTTACCAGGAAAGAGATACGCCAAAACAACCTCGTCACCAACGTTGAAGTCATCAGCAGTGTAGAGCTTGTCGATAGCAATGTATACGATGGTGTCCATCGTCAACCTCCAAGATTACTTGTAATGTCGTGGTTTACTGTAACAGAAAAGAAAGGGGGTGGTCAAGCCACCCCGTTCCGTTCATCTGCCTCAATGTAAACCTTGAGAAGGTCTGTGCTCATCATCGGGTAACACCGAACTAGCCCACCAGCAGTTGCTCGCCAACCCTTACCTTCAACGTACTGGATCAGCCCCTCGTCCTTCATCTTGTGCATCTTCTGGACGTCTTCATCATCCATCCAATCCAAGAGAGTGTAGTTGCTGAAGTCCATGATAAGGGTAACACGGCAAACGTGCTTGAGGATCTGTTTGTTAGTTCTGCGTGACATAGTGTAGTACCCTTGTTAGTGTGTCTATAGCTTAGCACCGACACGAGTAGACTTCAAGACATCGTCACAAAAAACACCGCTCAACCTTTATCTTGCTGTGCTCAAACTCTACAATCTTCTCGACTAAAGGGCGTAGTTCTTCTCTGAAAGCCAAATCCTTCTCCATATCATCTATTATATCTTCTAGGGCATAAAACCACGCCCTAGCAAGACTCTTCTGTAAACCACGCACCTTTAACTCAAGGTTGTGCTTATCCTTTTTGAGCTCTTCGTTCTCAAAGATCGTTTGGTTGATCAACGCTTGCAGATCTCTGTCCATACCAGGCTGTGCTCAATCGAATATCTTATCGATGATTGCCCCAATGTACGAAGAGTTGACTTTGTCTGGTTCAACTCCCTTTAGAGCTTCAATCAACTGCCACATATAGGCCATATCAACTCCCGTAAGCTGTTCTCTCATGACATCATAATCAGATAGATCAATCTCACTAATCTGCCACATGATCTTGAGCTGTTGGCCTGCAGTAATTCTCCATCCCCGCTCAATGAACTTCTTGACTCGAAAGATGCTAGCAACAGGGTAGAGACTACCTCGGTACACTAGAGTTCTACTGAGAAGTGACTCCATCGCAGCAGCAGGAATCACAAGTTCTTTCTTGGCGTGGTCCCAATAACTGGTTGCGTGGATGAAGTCGTAGTTATCATGAATCTTTTCTGGCTCTCCGTAGAACCGGGTAACTAGCTGAACCTTGTTGCTCAGTGTAATAGCGTTCTGAGACATGAATACCGGGCGATACTTCTCTCCCTTCTCCTCTTCTTCCCGCTCTTTGATTGCGGTCTCTGCAAAGTCCATTGCATCGTTAACGCCCATACCTTCAAAGTAGGAGTATGTTTCTTGTGTCTCTGAGGCAACACCTGCAGACTGAATGAAGATTACAACTCGCCTTTCTGATTCTCCGCGGATGTTCTTAATATCCTCTTCTCTAACAAGAGGCTGACAGTTCTTAACTCCCTTGCTGACCTCTAGCTTATGGGCCTCATTGAACATATTGACATAGTAGTCAGCAACTGCCCTTGTCGTTTCCCTGGTACGAAAGTAGAAATCCCAGTCATTAACGCGCTCACCTAAGAGCATGGAAGCAATTGCGCCACCAGTCACAATCACATCCTTCTCTGCAGCCTCGCGCAGATCCTCATCTTTGATAGACTCTAGCCAGTCATTAACCTTTGCCTGAACTTCTCTACGAATGCCAGAACGCTTTCTACCGTAACGAATATCCATGATTGCCTCAACTTGAAAAGAAAAGAACAGTAATGTCTTTCATACCGCTATCAGCAAGTCTTCCTAGCTGAATAAGAATAGAATCGATTTGAGACTTACGATGTGCTTCTACATGCTGAGGGTTGTATTCAGTGAAAATGAACACAACACCCTTTTCAAATCGCTTGCCGCTAAACCACGATTCAACGTTGAAGGAAGGACCTTTGCTTTTCTTCCATAGGACGTCCTGGTTATGAAACATCCTATCGTACCTTTGATCATTATGAGGTGAAACAAACACCTCACGGTCACCAAAGTAATTCGAGTTAATTAGATTTTTTAGGAACGTTGTTGTACCAAGAGACCTTGGTACTTGAAACCCCAGCGTGCAGACTCTGTTCACGTAGGAGTAACCACCCATACCCTTTATCGTTTTCTGGTCGTACTCTTCTCTAAGGGACTGGTGGCTATCTATCATGCCTTTCACAGAGCTAAAGAAACGGTCAAGCTTGGTGTATAGATTAAACATGGTTACCTCTGTTGGTACGTAAAGTTCACACCGCAATGCTGGCAAGACACAAGGCAACCATTGTAAAGGACTCTCCTGGCATCGCTACTACGGATGAAGGTTTTGCTTCTGCAATGAGGACAGGATAGTGAAGTGTAGTGCTTCTTAAAAGCCTTTCGATTCAAAGAAGTCTGGATGTCAAAGGTGTGATGAGCCACACCCGTACCTCCTAGCTTAGTGCAGCAGTCAACAAACTCCTTTCCATGATGGTCGGTGATAGAATCACCGTAGATGGTTTCAGCTACAAGGTGGGAAATCTCGTGGATAATGGTGTCATTGAAGGCTTTGATGCCATAACACTCGACGTAATCGAGGTTGAAGCTCACCTTCATGTCCCAAGGGTACGCTATCCCAGAGAAGGGCGAATCTCTAAAAAACTCAATTTTTGCTTGTCTGGAAAAGGTACTACCACCCAAAACATCTTGCCAAATTCTATCAGCTTCTAGTAAAACCAACCTCGCTCGAACGGTAACAAGTGCTTTTTCCAATTGAGCTCACTCCTTGTTTGTTCATTGTTTTGACCTTTCATTTTATAAAAGAGCTCAGCAATAGCTAATTTTAACACCTAAAACTGGTACTTGCAAGACTTAAATGGTAGGAACCTCTTTTTCAAAATCCAGCACAAACTTATTCAAAGATCTGAGCGCATCCTTGGCAGTCACAAGATCATTAGCTTCCATGTACTCGTTGACTTTACCTACTACCCTAAGACCTATAGTCTCTCCCACAGAATCCATTATTGAAACGTAGAAGTCATCCAATGTCATGCGGTCTACTTTGCTGTGCACGGAAGAGATAAACCGTCTAAGACCTTCAACCAAAAACAGTTTCAGGCTCTTCTGGCTTTGCTGCTTGGAAAGCACATCAAAGTCAATTCTTTGTGATTCCATCCAGCTGCGTCTCCGATTTACCGTACCTCTTCTTCATCTCCTTAACGCGGTAGTTGAAATCATCACTAACGGTCTTAGTAGCACCTCTGTAAGACATTGCCGTAGCCCCGAGAACCTGTTGTACCTCAGACTCACCGCACTGAGGGCATGGCATAGATTCTGGCAGCTTGTTTTCCTGAGACTTGAGCCATTGTGAGAACTCGTGCTCACAGCTTTTACACTTGTAATCGTACAGAGGCATCTACTTCTTCCTTACTCTGGCCGGAGCAGGTTGTGTGTCCAAATACTCTTGAAGCTCTTCCCTGGCACTTTGTTGGTACACTGTACCCAAATCGCGAATAGGCACATATACCTTAGTGCCAGACTTGTCGACACCAATCACGTACACCCTATCCGTATTGTATGGTAGAAGACTAAAATCCATCTTCTTGCTACACTCCGAACGCGACTTTGACCGTGTTGACAAAGGCTGCAAACTGCTCCTTAACCCTTGGGAGATCATCAGCGACGAGCTTATCATCGCGCTCACCATTAAACCGTGGAAGGTAAAGGCTATACGTATCGCCGGCGTTAGTAATACCATTTGCACGCACACTTATCACCCTGCCTGGAGACGTTAGCTTACTCTCCCAGAAATCCTTTCTCACCTTATCGGTCATCCCGGATACACCCACTTCAAGGAGGCCATCAGATGTCTTGCACAAAAGGGACCCGGCCATATCTTTGAACTTACCCTTTCCCTCTTTCACCTCCATGATTTCCAGCTCAACCACGAACTCAACCTTCATCTTCATCTGCTTCTTGGAGGTGCCGTCTTCCCAGATTAGGTTCTGGTCCTTTACAACGGTGCCCTCCAGTCCTGCCTTAATCTTGGACGTGAAGTGATCAATAAGATCCTCAACCTCCACGCAGAATCTGGTATCTACGACTCGGATGTTGTCGTCCAGTCCAGATACAATCTTTTGCAAAGTAGAGAAGCGTTCCTTGTATGGGATTTCGCAACGACCTTTGCTCCAATCGTAGTACGGAACGCAATCCCAAAGATAGAATCGAATACGATCATGGTACGCTAGTTCAGTGACAATCTCATCACTGTTCAGCATGCCATTGGATTTCTCTCTTGGGTACTCCTGACCATTCTCGTCTAGGGCGATCATCTCGCCCATAAGAACAACAGATAACCCGCTGGCGATGGACTCGAGCACAGTAAGGATCTTACTGCCTTTTACAATATCAACAAACAGGCCGCTTCTGCCTCTGAAGGTCACTGTACCGTTGTTGATGACAGTGTCGTTGTATCTACCATCTGCCTTGAGCTGACTGTAAGCAGGAAGAGTGATACTTTTTCCTATGATTTTAGAGTCGAAGCTTGAGCACCGCATATACGGGTGTTGGTAGATGAACCCTGGACGGAACTTGTTGAAGGTGGTTGCTGTTGCGCCAATTCGAGGGGCCTTCATTACTACCCTGGAAATGATAAAGGCATCCTCAACGCAAAGACTGAACAGGATAGCAGACAGCAGTCGAGCATTGTCTGCACCACGAAGAGAGGACAGCGTCACAAGCTTGTCAGCAACCTCGTCAAACGACATTGCGCTGACTACTGCATGGTTTGCCGTAATCCCAAACCCCTCAGGCATCGTTTTGGTGTTAAACGTGATCGTAGGGTCTAGGGAGAGGCGAACCAGCTCGAGGAAGACCTGGCTCTCCTTACTGTGGTTCTCCATCACTTCTTTGATGATTGCCTCTTTAGCCAACCTCGAAGAAGTGTTCTCAATCTCAGAGAACTTGTTTCTGCAATACTCGTTAATTTGCACAGACCTACCTCCTGTTCATTGCATATATCGTATGATTACACAAAACTCACACAAAGTCAAGTCTTGATAAGTCCTACAAACGTTCTGTTAACAAGGTCTCTAGACATGAACTTAATCTTTTTCTCAGCGTTACCTCTAACCAGATGACCCACCCAACGAGCCTCGTCAGCATGGATCACCTCCATTGCATTCAAGAAGACTTCTCTAGCCTTCTTATCTGTCATCTCTGTTCCCTGCCCAACAATTAGACTCTCAAACCTAGACAACTGGTGGAACAAGGTCGAATAGGTGTTACCGCGAATATGGGTAGATGGCTTCCATCTGGGTAGAGTGGTTCCAAACTTCCACTTGACGTCTGGCGCGTACATGGTCCGGAGAAACCACATCAGCTCTGGTGTTTTATACGAAGATAGTACAATTCGCGCATCCTCTTCTGTCTGAACTTTATCCGAGTTCAGCAGATCGAAGATTTCTGAAATATCGTACCGTGCAACTCTAGTAGGGATTCTGATAGTCACTATTCTATTTTCCTTCTCTGTTAACTGTTTTCCAAAGATCTGACTCATATAGTGCAATGGCCAGCCACGCGGAGTCCACCAAGTCGTCAATAGGCTTAGCGTCAACCTTTTCACTCTTGATGCCAAGTATTTCATTAAACGTTTGGCACTTCTCACGTGAATAGAACGAGCGGATCATTGTAGATTTGTCTGCGTTTCCCTTCCCGGTACTTTGCTTTTTTAGCTTTGAGGGTGGAATAGAGAAATAGTTCAAGCCAGACTCCCACATGAACTGTTTCAGCACCGATAGTGCTTCTGCAAGATTGAGTGTTTGGTTGCTGCTGGAGTAGGAGTAATCTTCCAGCATCAAAACGTCTACGCCAAACCTCTTCAATATGCCGAAGTACATCTGGGCTAACTTGTGGTACCTCTCCTCTGCACACTTCCACTCTGGATACTGAAACCCGTGTAGGTTCTTGAAGTCTCCTACCAACGCCTTCTTTGTTGTCACGAAGAACATTTCCATGTTCTCGAACCTTAAAGGTTTCTGTGTATTTACAATCGTCAACCCCGGAGAAGTGATTGAATAGTCCAACCCTGCGAGAATCATTCTCCATCATCCTCGACAGGTTCGTTAGATCGAATGGCAACTCCGCAGACGGGGCAAAAGGTTGGCTCATCTTCAACATCATCCTTTAAGAAGATTGTAATGTCGTTGTCACATTCGTGACAAGCAAATTCATACTTGATATATGCCACAGCGGCAACTCCTTTGTTAGTTGCCGCTGTTTAGCTTGGTTTTATCTCTCTGTTCTATTGAGCCGCTCAATCTCAGCGATAATGAGAGCTTGCAGCCTTAATCAAATCTCTCTTCCGTGATGTTGGTTTCCACCAGTTGCGTTCCCAATCCTTTGGCCAGGGTGTCGGAGGCTGACCGATATTCCAAGCCCTCATACAGCCACCGGAGCCTTGATCGCAGGATGGTGCTCGTACCCATCGAGACGAAAATCCTCAGGAATAAAGGCATCAATGCTATCCCTGGGCGTCATAACGAGTCGAGGCAAGGAAAGAGGGTCTCTTGAAAGAACCTCAACCACTTGGCCAAAATGATTCTTGTAGATATGTGTGTCACCACCCGTCCAGATAAAGTCCCCTACTGCATGATCAGTCAAGTGAGCAACCATGTGGGTCAGTAAAGCATAAGACGCAATGTTGAATGGCACACCCAGGAACGTGTCGCAACTGCGCTGGTAGAGCTGGCAGGAAAGCCTGCGGCGTGGAATGCCAACCTGATCAAGGAAAGAATGCTGAAGGTCGTCGTAAAACGATCGGCTAAAGAGCTTGCCTTCTTCGTCTCCAATCTTTATTCGTTCGCTGATGCTCATCGGTGCGCTGTAGAACTGGAACATAACGTGACATGGTGGAAGTGCCATCTCACCACTCTCTACGTCAGCGACGTTCCATGCAGACACGATCATTCGTCGGTCGTCAGGATTCTTCTTGAGAGTCTCAATGACGTTAGTAATCTGGTCAATATTCTGACCATCACACACTGGCCACGAACGCCACTGCTTCCCGTAGATGGGTCCAAACGTACCGTCCGTCTTTACCCACTCATCCCAGATATGGTTGTTGTGCTTGTGGAGATAACTAATGTCTGGATTGCCTTTAAGGAACCAGAGCAGTTCAGTCACAACAAGACGAAACGGGGTAAACTTGGTTGTAACAATCGGAAAACCTTCCTGTAGGTTAAACCTCATTTGGTGTCCAAAGATAGACCGAGTTCCTGTGCCTGTACGGTCTTCCTTGTCTACGCCGGAATTCAAGATGTAGCGTAGCATATCCTGGTACTGTTTCATGCGGTCACCATAGGTTTGCAAACCTGATTTGTATAGAGGACTTTAGCTCGGTCCTCTACTCTGATGTGCTGCTCTGCAATGTCTCTAGCTAGTTCAGAGCAAGACAGCCTACCTGGGTTGTGCGTATACTCATCAAAGTACACTGCACCGCCGTTTAAGAATATAATCAACACCAAAACCTCAATCATCCTTTTCTCCATCTTCCGTTGCTCAGTATCATTATGAGAGTAGGCTTACCATTTCCGTAGATAACCGCATGGCTGTGCATCCAGGAACTGGGACCCTTTGCGTAGTCGAGATCTAGCCTAGACGACGTACCAACCTGAATACTGCCATCCTCGCGTCCTGGGGAGTGAGAGTGCCCTATAATCACCTTTCTGCCAATTTTAGATAAGTTACTCAGGGAACCTTTGGCGCCGTTAGGGCCAACATCACCATGAAAACCTAACTCAAACTTGCCAACTCGAAACCCCTCGTTATCACCATGGAATGTTGCTTTAACACCACTCTTCTCGACCCACATCTTAAATGGGTTGACATCTACACCTTGGTGATATCCGTCAACAATAGCTAATGCGCTGTGAAGGTAGAACTGTGCATTTTCAGGGTCATTCCTCCAGTCTGTCTCCATAAGCCAACGCTTAAGGTGATTATGGTGGTTACTAGAGATGATGTGAATGTTAGCAAGGTGATCTCTATCCTTCAGGTACTTCACTGTCTTCTTCATCTCATCTTCAATGTTAGACATACCAGAATAAAACTTCTTGACTCGCTTGAACGGGTCGCTTTTATCGTGATGAGAAACAGCGTACGAGTCTAGCACATCTTGCATAACAACCTTTTCTGGTTTTAGAGCATGAACGATGCCTTTGGTACCAAAGGTTGCCTTATCAACTAGAGGCTCCATAAAGACTGCATGTATGTCCCCCATGACAAGAGCAAGAGCAGGAGGTGCGGCAGCAACCGTTCCATCAGGTCTGTATTCATATTCTAGATCAATGAACTGTCCGTCTTTTGTTGCAGTGACATGCCTAAGGTGGAACTCGTCGCCATCCTTCTCAACTATAACAGCTGAGTACGAGTGATGGTGCTGTCCTTTCTTGCCCGCCTTAGAGTTAGTGTAATTAGGAATGGTTACACTGCCAGTCGTAGTCATAATCTTTGCCATCTCACCCGCTTGAGTGGCAATAGAACGAAGCTGAACCTTAGGATGGCCGAATACTGCGCTCTCAACGCCGGTCATGGACTCGAGTCCAGATAGAGGTTTTGATGCAGTAGGCTGGATTTTGATGTCTCCCATCACCCACAAAGAATCAGTGACGGACACGTTCTCGTCAACGATATAAGGAATAATGCTACTATCCCACCAGTCGTGATCCTTATCCACAAACACTGAGGTTGGGTTTTTATACCTGTACGGCACAACCATGAGTTTTGCTTTCTTATGGTTGCAGAATGACAACAACGAGTTCAGGAATGGACTGTTAACAGGGGTAGCGTTCTGAGCAGACGTGATTACAAAAACTTCAGACTTCTTCTTGATATGGTTGCTAATGGCCTTTCTATCAAATACCACGTCAACATGATCGTGGCCTGCAGGTGATGACGTCTTTATATGACATACACTACACCGGTATCTTTGCTTGCCTGATGGTGTGAAACCACTCTTAGCTAGGTTATTACTTCCGCACTTTGGACAAAAAAGCATTGGTTCTATCCTTTGACTGACGCGTTATTTTAACTCACACTTTGCGCCATCGTATAAATTCCATCCTTGCCTTCATTCCAGTGTAAGTGTGGTCCATAATGATGTTATGCAGATCCTTAGCTTCTACCTTTCCTTCTCTTACAAGGTCGTTAATGTCCTTGCCGTCGAAACCAAGCATAGCAGACGACCATAGGAAAACCGGGTATCCCTGGCTAATAGCCCTTTGAACCTTCTTGACAATCTCGTAGCTCCTAGGTTGGTTGTCAAAGACATAAGACGATCCTGCACTAAACCTAGTCAAGTCGCTATCACCTGTAGCAACAGCGTTATCAACAAATAGGCTATCGACGGGTCCTTCTAGGACTATGATTGGTCGGCTCCTGTCGACCCGTGATAGACCGTAAACCTTGTCAACACTGTCGTTCATCTTGATCGCTATGTACTTGGGCTTGACCATTTGGTCGATCGTTCTGCCCTGTATTATTGTAACATCGTTATCAGCGTCAAGGAACGGTATAACAATCCTGGGATCATTCTCTCGAAGATCTCTAGCCGACTCGGCATTCAGCTTCGATGCAACAGCTTTGAAATCATCACTCCAACGAAACTCGTCCATCGCGAAGTCAGGAATCTTGCGTTCAACGCAGTAAACCCTTGCGCTATGGTTGGGGTGCAGTTCGCTAATGCGCTGCAACCCAGTTAGGATGTCGTCGCCTACAGCAGGAAGCGTGCTAGCAGTCTGCTTAACAGTGTAGCTAGGACCGCCTGAGAAGCGTTCTGCCGCGACTTCTTGTGTAAAGCGCTCTAGTGTATACTCTCTGTAAAGCAGCACGTCTACGTCGCGTAAGAACCAGCGTAGCTCCTTATGGTATCCGCAGTTATGACACGTGCACATCAAGTCCTGAGAGTGGTCCCTCTTTCCTTGGTGTATGTAGAAACGCTTGCCTTTTTTATGGTCATCGTCTCCACAAATCAAGCACCAGGAGTTCCAGAGGTTTACCTTTTTTTGGACAAACCCCTGAAGATGAAACGAAACCAGGTTAACGTACTTGGTGTCTAACCAGAGCATTCTGTCCCGTCAACTTGAGAATGCGCAAATACCGCAGAATCCCGTAAAGGCCACATATCACACCCCTTCTAGGTCTTTAACGAATGCCTTGGTACTATTCGTGTTCTTCCACGTCACAATGTCTTTGCTCAGAGACTTGCTCTTCCTCTTCAGCTCATCAAGCTTGTCCTTGCACAAGTGATATATTGGCATGGACAAGAGTGTGTCTAGGACGTTAGTACCAAAACCCCTACCTGCCAACTCCTTCATCAGCTGGGCCTTAGTCTTTCCTTCAATGGTAATCCTCTGGTCCAAGATCATTTCAATGAACCTGATCTTGGCATCAGTCTTTTCGAGATCTTCGGTATCTCTCTTTATGCGGTACTGGTATCGAGTAGAATAGAATTCCAAGCGAGCAGTGCAAAACTGCTTGAGCAGGCTCTCTGCACTATCGAACACATGAACGCTGGTGTCTTGGCTGATGACAACAATGTTCTCTTTATACGACTTAACCAGGTACAGGTCACTAAGAACCTTTTCATCACTCATCTTATCCAAGCCGTTCATGCGGACTTCGAACCGGAAGCCCACCTTACTGCATCGGTCAACATAAGATGTAATGCGCCCTTTACTGCGCAGTAACTCAAGCTTCTCGATGTACGAGGCCCTATCGTAACCGTAAGGAACCTCTGTGATGAGTATGCCTGTCTTACCCTGCCTCTCAAAAGACCCCTTCACAAACCACCTGAGCGGGTCTGATGGATCTTGATCTACAGTTCCTCGAAAATTGGGGAACACAGGGACCAAGAGAGAAGGATCAATATCATCACCTTTCAAAAAGCTCTGGCATGCTTTACTGAGGTTCTCAGGGCTGCGCGGTAGAATTGATGTTGCGAACCCAATCGCCATCCCTCGAACTCCGTTTACCAGGACCCAAGGAATGATTGGTAGGTAGTACTCAGGTTCAGGGTTTTCAGAGTCTGCGCTCGGAGGCAAGATTTCAAAGTCCATGAAATACTTCAAGACTTCCTTGTTCACTTGTACGTTCGTATACCTTGCCTGAGCTGCCTCTTGAACAAGGCGCGAACCAAACGACCCTTTCCCCTTAAGAACCGGAAGATTGTTGTTGTACTCTGCGGTGAGACCGTTGATTGCCTCGTTGAGTGAGGCGTCTCCATGATGATAGTTGGAGTACGCAATAGTCATACCGCTAAGAGAAGCGGTCTTGACATCGCTGTTCAACGCATGGCTAAGGGCGGTAAAGAAGATCTTGCGCTGACTGGGTTTAAACCCGTCAATGATGTGAGGGATTGCTCTCGAATACACCACATAGTTGGCGTAGTCTCGGTAATTGCAATCAATGTACTGGCTGACTGTGCTCAATCTCGGCCAGTCAGGCCCACCCGTCAAAGGACTCTCAATGTTGTCATCAAGCAAATCGTCAAGTCCGCTCATCACTCCACCTCGTATCTATTGGACTTACTCATATTAACACTCCCATGAAGAATACGCAAATTATCATGGGTGTGCAGTCCGCACACAAGATCACCCTGTAGAGGTATATTATGATCTACATGATAGTCTGGCCCTTTATCAAAGCACTCGTCATACAACTCCTGGATTTTTCCTAGGTCTGCCCAAGGTGGTGTTGCCAGTTTGATTGCGTTCCTGCGGCTGACCTTGTAGAGCTTATCGCATTCAACGCACTTACCTGTTGACGTAAACCGAGGAGCATTGTGGCCGCGAAAACATGCCTCTCCTGTCTTGTAGTAGAGCCTGCCTAGCTTCTTTGCTGCCTTCCTAGTCTTGCAGTATTTCGCCATGGTTACTTCCTAGGATTATTGGCTGAGGCAACCTTCATTGCACTCTCAAGGTCAGCAATGATGTCGCTCTGCCTCCTGGAACCTGTAGGGTTGTTCATTGCACCTAGTAACTCACTAGCCAAATTGACAACCAGCCATTCAGGTTTATCGTTGATGACTAGGTCCATGCCCAAAGCCGTTGCCATACTGACTGCGGACTTATAGGCTCTGGTTAGCGCAGCCTTGCCAACTTTCGAAACGTGCATATCGGCGACAAGCTCACCCTGGACGTAAACCTTGAGCTCACTGCTGTTGTACCTGTCTATTACCATTGAAGCCACTGTTAATTCTCCATCAACCACTTCTTGCGCTTCTGGGAAACACTACCAAAGGCGATGTCAAGGTACTTCTCAGCCTCTTGGTCACGACGTACAATAATGAAACGAGGGTTGTTGATCATCTCGTCGTAGTCGTCAGTAGACAAGCTTCCCAACCCCTTCATGTGGTTTACAGTATACCCCTTGAGCTTACCCTTGCTCACATCATCCATGTACTCCTCGGTCGAGTAGTAGCGCAGAACGTTCTTACCCTTAGAAGCAACGTACAACGGGGACTGAAGGACCTGTATACGACCATCGTCAAACAGTTCTGGCCAGAAGCTGAAAAAGTTAATAAGCATGGCTGCAATGGATATACCATCGTAGTCCATGTCTGTGGTAATTCTGATGATCTCGTAGTTCAGCCCAGTTGCCGGCTTTCCAATCTGGAGACCCATGATGCCCATAATGTTCATCAGCTCAGCGTTCTTTGCGATTACCGAGAGCTTCTCTTCGCGAACGTTAAGGACCTTACCGCGCAGAGGGTATGCGCCGTGGATGTCACTGTTGTAGACGTTGATGAAATTGTTGCACGCAGACAGCCCCTCCATCAAATGCAAGGCTCGGGGCTTGTTGGGGCCTCCCTTTCCAATACACTCAATATGCTGCGCAATCCTCTCTTTTTTCTTCTGCTTCTGCTTCTTCTGCAGCTCTGCAAGCTCTTCCGCTCTCTGCTTTGCCATTACCCAGTTCATAACAGACTCAACAACAGGGCTGGTGAAAACCTGATTAATGAACTTATCTGTTGGGGTGAACTTGCTCTGGAATTCGCGTTCCTCGGTAATAAGGTCATCCTTGGTCTGAGAGCTATAACGAGGACGAACCAGAGTAGCATCAATGAAGATGCGCATGTACTGCATAATCTGTTGCGGTTTAACATCAACCTTGTGCTTCTTCAAGATCACGTCACGCAACTTGTTTGCAATACCATAGGCTACATGGTTAACGTGAGAACCACCGATTTTGGTCTCAGTACAGTTGACAAATGAAATGTGCTGGAAGCCATCGTCAGATACGCTAACCCCCACTCGCCAGTCCTTCTGCTCTTCGAACACAAGGTCAGATGCGTCACCGCCTCCGTAGCAGTGGAGCACGTAATCACCAAAACTCTTGAACGGTCCGATTCGCTGACCGTTAAGAAACACCTTGAGTTTAGGGTTAGTGCCTGCAACATCATACACCCGACGAACAATAGCGTGAACGCTATCCTCGAACCTGGTACCTAGGGTACTACAGTCCGCCCGGTAACTGATGGTAGTACCACGCTCGCCAGACTTGGTTACTACAGGCGCTGTCCTGTAGAGCAGGTTTTCAGTGTACTCCTGGACAAAAGAGTTCTTTCCGTCACAAGTCTTCACACGGAACTCTTTGCTGAAGATTGCCACCAGGGCAGCACCTTCTCCGTTCTGCCCTGCTCCTACAGAGTCCTCAGTATCGTCAAAATTCGACCCGGCGCGCAGGTTGGAGAAAATCAGCTCTGGCACATACACTCCGTAATCTGGGTGCACGACAACAGGAATGCCACCGTTGTCCTTCACCTCAATCAAGCCATCCTCTGCGTTACAGGTCACCTCAATGGTATCTAGATGCTTACCTTCAGGTGTCTTGCTGAAGTCCACTGAGTTGGTAATGATTTCATCGAAGAGCTTGAGGAACGCTGGGTTGTACTTTGCTATCTGGTGATGGAACCTCTTCTTCGAGGTATCCATCACCCAGCACATCCCTTCGTGGTCTTTGATACTTCCTACGTAACGCCCCGGGCGCATAAGGACGTGCTCGCGCTCGTCCAGCATCTTGTACTTCGAGTGTAGGTTATCGCTCATTGTGCCTCCCTGGTGTATTTTCCAGCATAGTTTAGCAGCGCTGGCATACAACAGCAATACGTGGCAGACTGCCTGAGAGGCGTTCTGCCACGACTTCTGGGCCGGGGCCTACACAGTGCTATCGGGTTCGTCGAATCGGTCGAAGGGGTACGCCTCTTCGTAGTCATCCCAAAGATCATCAAGGAAGCTATCGCGCATATCAGCAGATACGCCACCTTGTCCGTTACTCCAGATTTCAGGGTGATTCTTGTAGTGCTCTGCCTCCTCCCTGGTAGCAAAGGCTCTGTGGTTGTTGTAACCGTTGGGAACAATGTTCATGTCCAGGTAGGACACAAAAAAGGTGTACTGCTCTCTTCTGTCATTACCAACGTGCACAGCATCGAAAAAATCTTGGCTACGAGAGGCCCTTTCAGACTCAGAACCATCAACGAAAAAGTGACTATCCTTCGACGTGAGGTTGACTACCCGGAGCTCTTCAATGTAAGAACCGCCATCCAAAAAGGCATGCACGGTAAAGATAGTACAACCAGGTGTCATATCCTCTTTCTTGATGCTATTCATGATGTAATGTCTCCTTAGAAGTTCCACCAAAGCCAAGCGTGAATTCTTGGGTTTACCTTTAGAGTAAGCCTTGTCGGCTTCCAGTAGTGTAAAGCCTTTTTAATAGAACGCAAAGGTTTCGCCAAGCAGATACGGGGTCGAATGACAGTTAACCTTGCACATTCCGGGTCTTTAATGATCTCGAACGGGTCTTCTGGTTCTGAAGGCTTAAACCCTCTCAAACACCTATTCTCTACAGGAGAATCGTGGCAGAACCACCTACACCCTGACCCGTCCGACCAACAGTAGTCCCCTTTAGGTACAACTGCAGTCTTTAAAGCAACTTGCTGGAATTCCACGTGTCAGCCCTCCTTAACCTTGAACATGCACAACTCAAACAGGTTTGGGTGTAGCCTTACAATCCCGTTAATCTGACGACCCGTGAAAACCTTCGCTTTCTCTTCATCAGCTGTCCACTGCTCAGGGAAAAATCCATCAATGTCCACACTGCTGAATGCGCGAAAGAACCCCTTTTCAGGGTGACAGACCAGGTACTCCTTCTGATTATCCACTGCATCGTCGTTGCGGCAATCCGGAAGGTTTGCGCAAGCCCTATCTTTCCGGATGTGAAGGAAATCGACGATTTCCGGCTTGAACCCAAGCGCGCAAGTTGAGTTAGAACTCAACGTAAGATGAGGGCATCCGTTAAAGTCCTCGTCAAAGCAGTAGTCACCGCCGGAAACCTCAACCTCAAGAGTAACCTTCTTCGTTTTCATAACCAATACCTCTAAGGTTTCAAGACTAGTCACAAAGTGACTATCTTCCAATACGGGCACTTTTCCTTCTTGTCGTACTGTGTTGCTAAGAAACAGTAGCGTACTGAACCACCATCCAAAACACAACCGTCAGGCTCTTCTTTATCTGTGCCTAAACAACAATGACAGCCGTACTTCAGGTTAGGAAGATTCGGGTACATCTGAACAATGGCATCTGCTGCGTCGTACATACCAAGACGAACTGCAACCATTTGAAGGTCTGACAACTGTTCAGCAAGCGAATCTTGTCGCTGAGGCCAAGCTGGTATTTCAGAAAGGTTAAACACGGCTAGACTCTCTCCAGGAAAACCTTTTTACGAGCAAGATGGTTCAACGCCGTTTTAACTGCACTGTCAGCCGCCGCTTCCATCTTCTCCCGAATGATTCGGTTGATCATCTGGTCGAACTCATCGCTCGAGACAAGGTCTTTCACCTTGTCTAGCATAAGGTCGTAGAGATCACCACCACCAGGGGAATCCCAAAAACCTAGTGGGCCACGGAACCTATGTGCTAAGTTAGCAGAGATTGACTTACGAGCAACAGCCTCTGCTGACCTCGCTGCTTCTTTGATAAGAGCCTCTGTATCGATGTCAATGATGTGTTTCATATTATGCCCCTTTGGCAACAACCCTGGTAAGCACCGTATTCTTGATTCCCTTGTACTCACTATGATCCTTAACGGTACCCCTTACGCTAACACGCTCTCCAGGCACGTCACTAATGATCTTGGAACCGAACCACACGAAACGATTTCCATCATCGTCTACCCAGATGTGGATGTAGGTATAGTTAGGAACGTAGGCGTAAGCATAGTGACCTTCGTTCTCACGGATAATCATTCGCTGCAAAGTGAGATCCAGATCCAGGCGCTGCTTGATGTTGCCAACCCAATGACTGTCAACAACCTCTTTTTCTTTCTTCTCTGCCTCAGACCGCAGGAACGAGTTAACCGCAGCAGCAAGGAACCCAGCGTACTTCAAGTCCACATACCGCATAGTCGTAAACGCTTGCAGGTTCTGCATGAATTCGCTGTTAGCTTTCTGCTGACGCACCCACTTTACAGTCTTGCGAGCAATGCGGCGGTCATTGACAGTAGGCTTGAGGTGTTCCTTATGCTGCCATCCAACCCTGCTAAACCACGTGATAACGTCCTGCTTGGTTGGATTCTCAGAATCTGACTTCTGGAACCCAAACTGCCGAATAGACGCAGCCGCAACCGCAAGTGAGGTCATCAAAGGCTGGCGGAAGTCATTGAACCCCCAGCTCTGATTCATCTGGTCGATGTCATCAAACACCGACATCCTGTGAACCTGCTGCTCCACAGGACGATCGAAGAATTCTTTCAAGCACGCAGAGCCAATTTGCATGAACTCTCCGTCTCTTGTAATGATGTACGACTTCTTCTTAAGACGGTGCGTCCGGCAATGGTCGCAAAACGGAGCTCTATCTTTGAACTCATCGGGTATTTGGGTATCGCAACCAGGTACACTGAGCGTAATGTTATGACCATCAACGTGGTCAATACGCCCAATAAACTCCCAACCCTTGATGATAGGAGTTTCACCTTCTACGGTGTAATCAGTGTACTCTACCCAGATCTTTTGACTATGCGGGTCAGAAGGGTCAGCTACTATGCGCTCAACGTGAGTCCCCGTCACTGTCAGGTAAAGACCAGGCAAACTGTGCTTTGAAGCGCGCTTATTGAGCTTGGCAACCCTGGCCTTGACCCAATCCATCTTGCTGGTAGGAACTTTGAAGGTCTGCTTCATTGTCTAGTCCTCATCAAGTGCTTCTGTATGTTGTTACTCTAGCACCGTTGACGAAGAAACGCAACAACTCACTTCAAAACACGGAGTTTCTTACATTCGGGTGACTTCTTCAGTCCTACCTCATCCTTTTCAAGGCAACAAAACCCGTGGTCGCACTGAGGTTCTACCCAATTCAGGGTATAAGGGTCGAGGTTGATACAGATTTCAGGCCTATTATTGAGAAAGCAGTAGTCACCCTCAGGGACCTCAATTTCCTTAAGAACGATAATCTTAGCCATTGTATATCCTCCCTGAGTATGATGTAATCAACTGTTGTACCAAATCTAAAACTCGTCTTGGGTTTAAGCTTTAATCCTCTAAGTATCTTTACAAGCTAACACGTCTAACTCATACGTGCAAGAACTTCCTTCCAAGGCTTGATATTAGGAACACCTTTCATAACAGTGGTCCCTATCGTGAGACTGTCTTCGTTGAACTTGTAGATGAGCTGGGCTATATCAGGACGGTGCTTGATATCGACTACAAGAGAAGTGCGTATGTCTAGCACCATGTCACCGTACATGCAGACCATATGCTGTTGACCGTTCGCTAGAGATACATGGGCTAGGCTTAGCTTTCCTTTGTCCTTTACCACACCCTTCAAGGCAAAAAACTTGGCAATGGCGAAATCCTCGCAATCCCCGGCCTTGCTTTCCTCAAACTCGTCTGGTGACTGCCAGTAGTCAACCTGGTCCTCTACGTACTGATAGACTGGGCCAGGTTGATACTTTTGGTTTACATGCTCTAAGACTTGTTGTATGTTCAAGGTTTGGCCAGAATTGCTTTGATCTGAGCTATAACCTTGTCTGGGTTATCGTCGACGTTGTTGAGAACCTGACGCTCCCATGCTCTCCCACCTTCCACCCTAATCGCGATCTGCTTGGCCAATGCCAACGCAGTGCCTTTGGGAATATTTCCAGTGTTAGAGATAACGAGAGCCAAGGCGTCAGCGTTGACTCTCACTGCAGACTCAGAAAGGTACTTTGTGAACTTGCTCATTGCGGGTATACTCTGAAAAGGGACTAGTGTATTTAACCTACTCACCGTTATACCATACCCAGAAAGCAGCCTGATCGCAAAACTCTAGGTCCTCATCACGGACATTCATAGACGGCGTCATGTCTACATTGAACGTATCGTCATCAGTATCAATCCACGCCTCTTGCATACAGTTATACAGTACCATAAGACCTCACAGGTTGGGTACCTCTTGGTTGATATCGAAACCTTCTTCTTGTAACCTCGAAAGAGCCTTGGCGGTGTTTTCCTTTATCATTTGAACAGTGACGTGCAGAGAGGTTGCCTTTACCTTTTTCATCCTTGCGTACTTGCTCAGGGTATCAGGTTGGGTACTCATACAATATGCCAAGTACCAACCGCTTCTTATGAATCCAGCTTTCACTGCCATACCGACTAAATGAACCATCCGACGGTGCTCAAAGTAAACACCGTTCTTGTTCATGTAGTGAAACTTGGCGAGCTCAGAGTTAGTCCATCTCACGTGCGGTTCTGTTGCGCCTTTGGTGATGTACTCCCAAGAATGCACGTTTACCGACCTGCGCCTTGCCATAGTCTAGCCCTCCTCACTTGACCTTACGAGTAGGCCACTGATTGAAGAGATTGCCCAGCTTGGACACGTTAATGATCATCTGGGTCTTCCAACGCTCAACCGAACCGTCCCTCTTGGAGACAACTAAGATTGAATGAGACCACACATGGTCTCCGATCAACGAAGCCTTTTCCACCTCACCGATCTTCGACACAAGCTTGGCCACGAAGGAGTCATACTGCTCAGCTGCATCTTTGCGAGCAGAATCAACAAACTTCTGGATTTTAGTGTCGCTCAACTTCACAATATACGGCTTGCCAGTTATACGTGAAGCTTGCTCTCCTGCAGGTACAACCAACGCCCAAAACATTGCGTTCCGGCTCCGCGCCTCTGCGTAACTTTTCTTGCTAGCCCCCCATGCTCTGGGGTAAGGAGCGACCGCATTAAGGTCCCACCCACCAATCTCGAGTTCTTTCTTCACACGATTGATCAACGAGTTGGCATGCTGTTCAGCGCGGTCCATTGCACTGTTCTTGAGAGGACTTACGGCTTCTACGATTGGGTTTGTCATTGTATTGTCTCTCATCACGTTTTGTATGTTGTAAACATAGCACCATTGATTAAGAATAGCAAGACATCTTCTCGCATCTTTACAAAACACAAAACGCTATATACAATGCAAGGCAGGTTGACTATACCTGGTGACCCTCCAAGCAGTGGCACAGCAACATTGTGGCTTGGAGAGTAGCCCTAGGGAGTGTGGTACCTCATTGTACTAACAAGCACTCAGGCACCTTAAAGCAAACAGCCGAGAAACAAATGATCGGGGTTACCCGAACTGCAGGATAGTTGGAACGTGAGCATCCTGCAGTGATACAAACCGTCAGTGAGTGTTAACACTCAGACAACAGCAAGGTAAGAAGTAGGTACAGGCTGACCGCCTACTCACCTTTATGGTCATGCTCACGTTCTGACTGAAGGGGTCGTGTACTGAACTCAGTTAGTGTAACCCAAAACCAAAAACCGTATGGCTACGGGCAATGATGTTTTGGATAGTCGCTTTAGGGGACCTATGACTTTTTGAATCATCCCTGAACTCTGTTGCTACTTCAGTTCATCCCTTATTTGTTAACGGTACTTGAAGAAACTTGATCTTCCATCCTTCGCTGATGTAGTGTTCAAATCTTTTTCTCATATGCTCCATGGTGTGATTTGCTTTACCACCCAGCTTCAAGTTATCACCAATATCTATGATTTTAGCGTGGCTCTTAGATGTGTGCATCCGCATCATTCTTCCTACTGACTGCAAGATCTTGATTCTAGCCTTCAGTGGGTATGCAAATACCAAATTGTGCAGGTTCTTGACACTAACACCAGTACTCATAGTTCCGTAAGAAGCAAGGATGATAGCGTTATCGTGGGTCTCTAGGATGTTTCGGATGACTTCTCGCTCGTCTGCACCTACGCCACCGTGAATAACGAATATTGGCTTGTCTGTTGCTTCTTTGAACTTCTCTTCTAGTGGTTTCAAGTGTGCATCAATTCTACCAGTTAGGAACACTGTGTTCCCTTTCAGCTCGGACGCAAGTCTGGTTAAGTAGTCGTTTCTTAGAGGGCATGACATAAGGTACTGCATCTCAATCTCGTAAGGGTTAGATTTACTGCCTTTGACCTTCTTATCCTCGTTTTGGAGGTTTCTTAGCAACCGTTTGGCAGACTCTGGGTGCTCAAGAAGGATACCAAACACCTTAGTCTCTGCTGCTCTACCCATATCTTGAAGCTCTTTTGCTTTCACAATCTGTTTCACCGGACCGAAAACGCCTTGTATCTCTAGGCTGTGTAGTTCTACTCCGTCAAGTGTTCCTGTAAGGCCAACCCTGAACGCGCACTCAGATAGGTTCTTGCCAATCTCTTTGATTGATGAGGATTTACCGTTGTGGGTCTCATCGTTGATCCAGACACCAAACTGGTTCAAGTTGTAGAGCTTGATTGCAGACTGCCATGTCGAAATCACAATGTTTCTGTTTACAGTTTTCTCATACTGCCCTGATATCTTTTGGACGTGGTTACCAACTACCCAGTCCTTCTTGTGGTTGTTAGCGTAGTCAACAAAGTCATTGTAGAGCTGCTCAACCAGAGACGTTGTGGGTACTGTGATAAGGATGCGCTTACCTACTCCTTTCTCATCACTTAGTTCCATAATTCTGCTGATGATGTAAATTATAAGGCTCTTCCCTGCTGACGTGGCGGCAAGCAAAGTACCTCTCTTATTCTTTAGAGCGTAGTAGGCAGCGTAGAGCTGGTACTCGTACGGCTTGATTGGATTTCCCTTAGAGTAGGGGCAGATATCCTCATTTACGAACTTAACGTAGTCTTCTCTATTGATATCTAACTTCGAGTCGATTGACTCTTCAACATCCATGGTGTATTGGAAGTCATAAGCGAATTTTTTAAGGTGATGGAAGAGACCAGCAGGGAGCCTTCCAGATGCCTTACTGTAAAGGCGCGTTATACCATCCCAACCTTTACGGTTTCTTCTCTGGTATACCGAATTCTCCTTTTCAATCTCAAAGTAATCAGAGAGTTCCTCGATTATGTGCGCCTCGTTAGGCACAACAATTAAGGTTGACTCGTCCTCTTTGATTACCTTGATGTCTGCGCTCATACATCTAGCTCTAGCATCTCAAGCCTCGTCAATGTCGAGAATTGACTGGAACTTCATTTTGTTCTTGGGACGGATACCTACCACAGTCCTACCTTTGAAAAACTGGTACGTACCGTTACCTAGGTCTCTGTAATCAAAACCAGACTTCTTAAGAACAGACAAGAACACGTCTATTTTCTTATCCTGTGCTGCAGTTCTGGCAATGAAGCCATAAGACACTGCTGGGATGCCAGCATCCTTGAACGCTTTCAAGACTGCAGGATCTTTCACCTCTTCTCCGAGGTAATCTTTTAGTGTTTTCATGATAGTGTTGCTCCTTTAGATAAATTTCACTACAATATAGCATATTTAACAGGAAAAGAAATGCGCAAGATAAAGATTTACACTGACGGCAGTACTCGTAAGAATCCAGGCCCTGGTGGATGGGCTGCAGTTGTCATTCTCGAGAGTGGAAACTACAAGGTTTTGACTGGTGCCAGTGACGATGCTCAGTCTACCAATAATCGTATGGAGTTGATGGGTCCAATTTCTGCTTTAGAGGCATTACCGTACCCCTGCGAAGTTGAGATTGTTTCTGACAGCCAGTACGTTGTCAACGGAATGACGAAATGGGTTCTTGGGTGGCAAAGAAAGAATTTTGTGAACGTGAAGAACCCAGACCTCTGGAAGCGGCTAATAGCCGCATCGCAGAGGCACAAGGTCAAATGGAACTGGGTACGCGGTCACAACGGCGATCATTTCAACGAAATTGCCGATAAGGCTGCTTTCGCTGCTGCTAAAGAAAGATGGGGTTAAATCGACCCATCTTTCTTGGTTTCTGACCAGTAGAAACCATCTTTCTCCTTTTCGATGAAAAAGTTCTTTCCTTGAGTTCCACCGCCAATCTCTTCTTTGGCATCTGCTATAGCTTCTTCTTTGGTCTTGAACGGACCATATGCCTGATACTTGGCTTCGTTGACGAATTCTTTGAATGATTTCATGTCATGCCCCGCTTTGGAATTTTTGCCAGTCAATGGCAGCTTTGATGGAAAATTGTCGATCTTTGATAGCTTTGATTACATCTTCTAGGTATCTTACGAGCACCTTCTGCCTGTCGATGCGCGCGCTCATCTCTAGCATCAAAGGGTCGGCGTCAATGTATTTATTTATGTCTGCCTTCTGTATCTTCTCTCTTAATGGACTCTTCTTGTACTCTTCCTCAGGTGCATGACCCATATAGTAAGACCATCTTGACTTGTACAACCTTGCCTTTTCTCTTTCTAGCTTATCGAGTTGGACAACCTCTGTTGAAAGCTTGTCAAGGTACTTGACGTACAGTTTAGGATTTTCTGATGCAGACCTTCCAAGGTCTGCAACGTTGATCTTAACGTCATTGTTGGCTTCTTTCTTAAGATCATCAAACTTCTTGTCGAACAACGAGTCGGTTGTCATCATCTTACCTCTAGTAGAACCTCATTTAGTATAGCACGATAGGCGGATTAATCATATGACACTTCAAACAAGGGTGTTTTGATTTTGTAGGTAGAGTAGTCAATGGTAACAGTTGCCAGAAGGGTTGTACTCTCGTCATCAACTGCTAGGTTGATATCACTCAAGGACACTGGTACGCAATCTTGTAGCTGCAGCTCCAACACCTCTTTAAGGTCAGAGTCTAGTACCAAGATGGATATTTCAGCTAGAATGCCATCCTCAAAGAGGTCATCTGACTTGGTACACAATTTAAACCAGTTGAAGGCCTCCATCCAATTCCTAAGCTCTTCATCTACCACAAACGTGACATTGAGGGGACTCAGCTCCACGTTGTATGCAGTGGGTTTAAATCTCTGACTTGCTCGGTTTCCAATTTGAGGTACAGCAACAGACAACCCGGGGATTTGAGTTTGCTTTATCCGGAAAGATAAGTTGGGCAACACAGACACCCTCATCAAGAACTTATCAGGTGTAAGGTTGTTAAGAGCGCTTTGTATAGATGATGACATTGCGGAGTCCTTTGCTAGAACAACTCTATTTAAGCAAAGGACTCCGCAAGCGTTAGAGATTGAGGTTCAACACCCACTGCGAGTATGCAGTGCAGTCAGGATCCATGCTCCTTGACACAGTGTTGATTATTACCTCGTCCAGTACAGTGCGATGGAACCCGTTGATTTGGTCGTAGAGCAACCCGTCTTCTTCAATCTCTCGAGCAATGTTCAGCAAGTTGCGGTCCATGGTTATCCCCTCAGATCTTGACCTTGTACGAAGCACCAAGGTCAGCGCAGCCACCTTCAAACTTTACCGCGCTGAAGTGCTTGCTGAGCTCTTTACTGAGCTCCGAGTCCATGCGATTGCCTTTGCTCACCCACAATTCCTTCAGTGTGGGGTTACCTTTTGTGTTTACAGCGCGGAAGTAGATGTGGTACTCACCTTTGCGACGACGCCAGTTCGAAGTACCAGGGCCGTCGAATATGAGGTTGAACTTGCTGGCAACAGTGAAAATTCGGTTAAGGACCAAAGTAGTTTCGTTGTCATTGTGTGCCATTGTGTAGTCCTCTTCAAGTTGTGCTGCTATGTGTACTAACGCCTGCAGAGGCCCAGGCGTCGTAGTAGAGTTTCAACCTCGTCACCGCAGCGAAACATTCCAGATACCACGCCTTCATCGAAATCTGGGTCACCGCTGAACGATTCAGCTTTGTTTTGCCATTCATCTGCCCGTGAACGCAGGAATTCAAGGATTTCTGTTTGCTGTTCGGGTGTCATTGTTATCTCCCCATTTCTTCAATCATATCGATTACGTTGGTATGGCTTTTGCCCCAAGACCAGTCGCTCATCCTAAGAGCTTGCACGGTACCCTTTTCAATAGCCACGCTCCACGTTATGTCATTCTTTTTAACGCGAACTTTGGGAGAGTCGTAAGGACTATCTTCGGTCCATTCTACAAACTCAAACCCAGATTCTACCAGCTCTTTGATTACAGACTTTACACGCTGAGGTGATGCGATTTTGTTACGTGCCATTGTGTAGTCCTATCTTCAAGTTGTGCTGTGTTGTTTGTATGTTGTTAGTATACACGAACATATCAAAGATACAAGGTTTATTCTGATTTATTTTTGTGCTAACGTGTTTGCGCTACTAATTGGAGGAGCAATGTATGAACGGTAACCTTAAGAAGAGACGTGCTAAGAAAGGTATGGGGGAGCGTCGCAAGGAGCTTTTAACCCAGATCGAAGACACCAGAAGTGTCATACTACACTATGCCATACTCTTCTCTGGTATGGATCCTAGTACACCACTTAAGAGTGTCTATAGGAACGTTCCTGCTTTCCAAAACAGCACCTTTAATACTGTTGGTGAGCTAGTACAGAGTGAAAGGGATAAGCTCGATAAGCTAACCCAAGATCTCATCGACGTTACCATCCCCAGAAAAGACAACCAAAAAGAAAGGGCCGAATAGGCCCTTTCAATGTTACTACTCTGGTTGTTGGTATTAGATACCGATCACCTTGAACTTGCGGAAGTAAGGGTTCTCACCCTGTCCAAGGCCCTTGCCAGTCTTTTCACCAGTTGCTGTGTTAGCAGCGAACGGGTTGGCAACAATGCCGTACCGAGTGGCAATACCGATACGTGGCTGGAACGAATCCTCACCCACTGCACGGTACATCTCGAGCGGCACGTACGGGCAGTAATAAATGCCTGCATCCCAAGCGTTAGGACCGCGATACGCCATTGTGATGTAATCAATGGTCGCAAATGGGTCAATGTAGACCTTGTAACGAGCGTTCAGCACACCAGCATAAGTGCTGGAAGTCTCGTCCACCATCAGGTCACCCTTGAAACGCGGGTTGTTGCTAGAGTCCAGCAAGCCAACCATGCTCAGCGCAGACGCCACGTTAGCAGAGCAAATCACAATGTTTGCCTTGCCACGTCTCGTAGCCTTCATAATCACGTTAGCTTCCTTCTCCATTTGGAAGACCAGTCCCTTCCAACGCTCAACAAGCCAACGACCATCAGAGTCAGAGGCAACGTCGTAGATGTACTGAGAAGTGGTACCGGTCACGCAGCCCAGCGAAGCAGAGATGTTCAGCCGACGCAGGATCTCTCTGTCCTGCTCTGCAACGATCTCAGTGGACAGGATGTTGCCCAGCTCAGTCTCTGCATCCAGGCCATGAATCTTACGCAGGTCATGCGCAATTTCATGCGAGAAGGTAGCCTTCAGCTTGCGGCTCGTAGCAGTAACGTTGGTCTTCTCAATGCTGAACGCCATCTCTGACCAGGCAGTACCAGAAGTGGTGCCCAGCAGCTCTGCAGCGCTCGTAGCCATACCAGTACCAGCAGAAGTACCAGTAGCAGGGTCACCAGTACCGAACGCGTCAGCAGCAAAGCCTGACGTATCACCAGCCTGAGTACCCGTACCCGAGAACGCGGAGTTAGCCTCGTTATAGAGTGCCTCATCACCGGTCTGCGACGTGTAACGTGAGCGGATGGCAAAGATCAGACCGGTAGGACCGGTCATCGGCTGCACACCAGCGATGTCAAACGCCATCAGCTGAGGGGTTGCCCGACGAACCATCTGAATGAGGACGGGGTCCCAATTCTGAATAGCCGAACCAGTAACGTTCACAGGAGGAGCAGACTCCTTCAGGAAGTCAATCTGGTTATCGAGCATAGTTGCTGTGACGAACTTCTTGTAGTTCTCTTTGATAAGAGGTGCACCCTTTTCATCAGTCAGCAACTGAGAAACGGCCTCACCGTGGTCAAGATTTTCGAAAATGCGTTCCATTGTCATTCCTCTTCAAGTCTTGTGTTTTCTATTGGTATTTAATTCTTTTGCCAGTCTAAACCTTAAGCCTTAGGATTCTTTTTCACAGAATCAACAAGGCTACGGAGCCAGGGGTCAGTGATACCGTCTTCGTTGATTACACTTGCAGGTGGTGTATCCTTACCTTCTTCGACTTTAGCCGGGGCCTTCACCGTAACAGACTCTTTAATCAGGTTAGCTCTCTTCTCGAAGGTTTCTAGGCTGTCCGAATCGATAGACTCGATGAGCTTGGAGAACTTCTCGGCCTGTAGCTCGCTCATGCCGTCTTTCAGGTCTTCAACGATAATACCTTTCTTCATGTCAAGAACTGCCTTCTCGGCAATGATCTTGGCCTGAGTTGCAGATTCTACCTGCTCCTCCAGCTTAGCGATGCGCGCCATTGCGTCGCTCAGCTCGTTAACCTTGCCTTCAGGAACTTTGATTGACATCCCTTCAAACAGGTCTTTCATCTTACCGATGAAATAAGAGTTAGCCTCGGTGATTGCATAGTTGCGCAGTTCTTTTTCGTGCTTTCTGGCAAAGTCCTTGACCGACTCGGTCACGTAATCGTTTACCTCAGGCATAATCACGTCGTCGATGTAATTCTGAGCCTTCTGCTCGTAAAAAGGAATGACCTCTTCAGTGATGTACTTCTCTTGCTTGGCTTCTAGTTCTGTGGTAACAGCCTCAACCTTAGCCTCCCAAAGAGCGGAAAGAGCAGTTTTCAGTTCATCTGAGAGCTCAACCTTGCCTTCAAAAATATTCAGCAGTTCGTTCATTGTTCTTCCTCTGGTATTTCTAAGCGTTTCTGTTATTTAACAAATGAATACGGTTAGAAAGGATACTCTTGCGAGTCTCCTTGTTATGCTCTAAAGCTGTCAAAGTAACTCTTAAGAGACTCGAGCAGCAAAGCCTCTCTTGTTTTAGGGTCGATGTCTTCAAATGCCTCACGGCTCCGCTCTTCAACAAGTCGCCGAACCCATGCGCCTTTGGCATCTTGAACCCATTCTGAGAGAGACTCGTTAATGCCGTTTACCCAGCAATCAGGTCCAGATGGGTCAGACACATAATCTACTGCAGTGGTAATAAGACCCATCTGGACCTCATTAACACCCTTCATCGACTTCGATTTCTTCATCTCACCTAGAGCACGAGTAGAAACGCCGCCTTGGTACCCATCCTCAATCAAACTCTGGAGGTTTTTACCTTGATTGTTCTTTAGAACAAGGGCTCTTCCCAATACGTTATTGCCATCCCACTGCATCTCAGTCACTCGAATCGCAGCGTTGTCTGGATTAGGCATTGGGTAGTCGGGATGGTTAATTTCACCGATTGCTCTGTTCTTCTTTACAAAGTTTTCAATATAGTTCCCAATCGACTGTTCAAGAACAGGCTTCCAGTACCATCTTTTATTACCGTTGACAACCTCAGCTTGAGCGAAAATACCTTCAATGTACATCCTCTTGCCTTCAGATGTATCTTCTCGGATAGTGCTCAGCTGAAATGACGATTCTTGAATAAGCTTGAGTGCCATTAGGTTACAACCCCATTGCCTTTCTTCTTTTGAGTGCCTTTAGACGTTTTCTTGTGGCTCTCTTTTTACCACCCAAGTCTGCCTTTTTTGTTCTTAGAGCCTTTCTAATTGCTAGCTTTTTGTGAGCTCTGTCAGAAGCAGACATTTTCTCGCACGTGTTGGTTTCTCGGTTGAACCGAAAACCAGCTGCGCAGAACTTACGTCTAATTTTCTGACCTTTCGACGTAACCCTGGTCTTAATTCTACCTGTTGCCACGGTGACTACTCCTTGACGAGAGAAGAATTATTCTTCGTCTTCGTCTTCGTCAGAGTCATCATCGCCTTCCTTGTCACCTTTGTCATCATCGCCTTCCTTGCCTTCCATGTCGTCCTCTTCCTCAGAGCACTTTTTCTTCTCGAGAATGAAAGAATGCTCAGCAAGAACGCTTTCGAAATTCTCGTTGATGATGCCAGATAGGGTAGCTTCAGCGATACCTTCCACAATCTCTCCAATCTTAAGAGACGGTGTTTTTGATTCAATTGCTTCTGAGAGATTCATTGTTAATCCTCTTCCTCTGTATCCTGGTTGTTATCTTGTTGTTTACTACCTTGTCCAAAGTTGTTATCTGGTGGTGTTTGGCCTCCACCAAAATCACCACCCTCATCATTCATTGGCTGGCCGTATACCTCATCACTCCTTTCTTCAATAATCTCTTTCTTCATCTCTTCAATCTCTTCATCTGACATTCTCCAAACATTCTTAGCCGTCCACTTGTAGCTTATGAACTTACCAATATATGATTCAAGGTCTCTCATAATGTCAACTTTAGACTGCAGAAGCTCGTTTTCTTTCTGTCTTGCAATGTAGGCATCCTGAACAAAATCGTACCTTACATCTCCATTGATATTTAACCACTCATCTTCAGTTAGCACTCCTTTGAGTATTAACTGTGTACCAAGTATGTCAGTAAAAACCTCACTGAAACGCTTTCTGAGCCTACCAACGAACTTTGAAAACTTCAGCTCGTCTCTGGTGATTTCAGCAAGCTTACCAAACTGAATCACACCATCCTGTTCAACCCTTGAAGTAGGGATATTAAGTGCCTGGTATAGCTTCTTACGGAAGTAAAGAATATCATCAATCTCTCCAAGATTTTGACCACCTTGCAGAGTAGTTACCTCAGTGCCTCGACCAGTTGCAGATCTAGGAAGCCAGAAGTCTTCGTACATGCTTAGGAGATTCTTCTGATCCTTTACGCCACCAGTCATTGGATCATAAACAATCTTATTCTTGAACTTGTTCATGATCTTAGTAACGAACGCTTCCGCCTTAGTTGGTGGAAGGTTTCCAGTATCAATATAAAACATTCTCTTTTCTGGTGCTCTGCTGTAGCGATAGACTACAGTGGCATCTTCTAGCATGGTTAGGTTATTAGCCCACTTAACAGCTTTGTGCAAAGGGCCGATAACCATACCTGTTCTCACATCAACATCACCACTAATAACAAAGGTGACCGAATCTTTAGGAATCTCAACCTTCTTACCGTTGAATCTTGATCTTCTTGAATGGAAGGGTAAGAGTGTTTCATCATACACGAAGTATTCACGAAAATCCTTGATAATGCCGTCTCCATCTCTATTTACCTCTCTGACCTTAGTCAGACAGATAGCCTCAAACTGCTTAACGGCAATCAAACCCTGCTTGGGTTTGGAAGAATCAATAATCTTGTGGAACGCAACTCTACCATCAACGTAAAAGTCTTTGAAGTACTCATAACCTCTAACGCTAAATTTCATCAAAGACAGGACAGTCTCAAATTCCTCAACTATCCTCTTTTTGATCTTATCACTAACTTCAACGTCATCAAGGATAACCTCAACTGATACATCTGTCGTATCAGTTGAGATTGCCTCGTTTGTAATGTCGTCAACTGCATAGTCTACTTCAGGAATAAGAAGCAGGTTTCTGTATTTAGAAATCTGGTCTGCTTCTGTTTTTGTGGGTGAACCATCCCAACCAACAAAAGCCTGACCGTAGTAACCGAAACCGCCTTCAACGACAATCGCACCGTCTTGTTCTTCTACAACAGTGTTTGCCGCGATGGTTTGCTGCTTTCTATCTTCCTTCTTAGAACCGAAACCATTCCAGAATGAATCCCAGCGCATTGTTCACTCCTTTACCTGTTTTCACTGTTTAGCATATCAAGAAGTAGTGTTGCTGGTCCACTGTGAATACTGAAGGGTAACTTCAAACTCTTCAACAGTGTCACTGTCATCCTGGTTAAGCTGAATCATACCCACATTGGATGGCCAAACGTCTTGGAACAGGTATGATTTTACCACGTCACCGTTTCTGTTGAGCTGGTGAACCATTGCAGTAGACATATAGTCTTCAGGGTTCTCAAGGCCAATGTTTGACTCGTTCTGATTAATACCGTTAGACCAGCGCTCCAGAGCATCTCTGATGTCAAACACGGTATCATTCAGTACAGTGACTGACCACTCTTCAAACGTTCTATCACCCGCAAGCTTGAACTTTCTTCCTCGGTAGCCAACTTCAATCACTCCGATGACCGAAGAAGGAAGGGATGCAGCTTTGATTAGGAATGTACCTCTTCGGGTTTCGGCTTCACCGCCAGCAAAGACCGGGTAGTCAATTTCTACCCGGTACAGGTTGGTACGAGCGCCACCGCCTCTAAGGTTCTTTTTGAATTCAGAAATCTTCATCTATTCTCTCCGGTTCCTATTAGATGGCGTTTTCAATTTCAGTAAAATCGACACCAGAAGCAACTGCAACAAAGTTAAGACCAATGAAGTTGATGCTTCTTGCAGGCTTCACAAAGATTGATGCAATGAACTCGTTGGCGTCAATCACTTCAGCAGTGTTGTTGCTCTCATCACACACCACTCGATAATCGTAAACACCTCTACCAGCCTGAACGCCTTGCAGGTAAGCAGACACACGGTTTCTGAACAAGCTGCGAGTGATCGAATCGTTAAGCTCAAAAAGCTGATACTTTGCAGCTCTAGACACCGCCTTGCGCATTACAATGAACAGGTTTCTGACGTTGATGCGACTGAATGCAGTTGGGTTCTGGACCTGCACTTTATCGCCGTACAGAACCACGCCCTCACCAGGCTCAGAAATGAACGAGTTCACACCAATCTTGTAAAGCGTGTTTCTGTATGCTTCGTTACTGTTCCAGGCAAGGCGGATGATGTTCTTTACCTTACCGCGAGTGTAACCTGCATGACTCTGCCAAGGCTGTGAAGAGTTGACAGTAACCGCGTGCAGTCCTGCATTAGACGGCGCCATCGGAATCCAGCGATACAAGTCGTTAAACTCGTCGTACACCTGTTTCCAGTTATCGTCCATCATCAGGTACGAGGAGTTCTTATTGGTCGTAGTGCTTCTGTAGGTAACGATGTCGGTTACCTCGCTACCAACATTGTTCAACACAGCGGCAAGAGGGGGGCTGAAGAAGCCAACACAATCACCGCGGCCTTCTGCGATAGTAACAAGCGCGTCAATATCTGCAGTTGCCTGGTTAACGGCTACCAACTCCCACACGTCAGTGGTTGACGGGTTGTCGAACAGGTTCCAACCTGTCACGTGAGATGTTAGTGTGTTATCGTCAACACCGCCCTGGAGAGTCGCATCAAACAACCCGGTAATGGAAGCAAACGTAAGATTGAATGTTGCACCTGTTCCAGTACCACCAGTCACCGAAACCGGGTTAGTTGGAATGTCAGAGTACGAGCCGCCTGTTGCAACAGTGATACCCGTGATCACACCAGACCCATCGACTGTATCAACGGTAATCGTTGCTGACGTACCTGTTCCACCAGTCACAGTCAGTGTATCAGCTGCAGTGTAACCAGAACCACCAGAAACGATTTCCGCCGCGGTTGCTTCCTGTAGGAAGTACATTGCATCAATATCACCAATCCAAACATAGTTTGAACCACGATTGACCACATCTTTGACGTACGCAGAAGAACCGTCGGTCTTCTTAGACCCTGCCACGTTGGTCATGAGCTCGTACTTCTCAAGAACGGTACCAGCAGTGCCAGACCATGCGCCGGTAGTATCAACAACAACCATGTTGAACTGACCCGCAGCAGGAGCAAACTCAAAGTCGTCTGCGTAAGCCCATCCAGTGAACCCGACGCTATCTGCCGCATGGACAGCTAGAGCGTTACCCAGAGAACCTGGATATTTGGCGATAACGCTTAGACCTGTAAGGGTTAAGGTATCGTAGTGGGATTCGTTCTTGACGAGAAGTGCAGTCTCTCCAGTGGGAACGGCGTTGACCGCAGAAGCTCCTACGAGTCGCACCACTTTAGCGCTGTTGTTGTAGATAAGGTAATCTCGAACAGACAGCCAGTAGATTGCAGTGTTGTTATCGGGCTGGAAGAAACGCTGAACCATACCTGGTGTGCCATCAGTTACGTTCAAAACCTCTTCAACAGGGCCCCAAAGAAAAGCACCTACAAAAGCACCAGACACGCCAGCAACTGACTGAACAGTGTAGCTAAGGTCTAGTTCTGTAGATTTGATACCGGGAGACGCCATATTCAACATGGTGTTATTCCTCTCTATTCTTGAATGCTAACTTGGTTATCTAAACCTATTTAGTAGAAATTTAGGGTTTGAAGCTTAAAAGGTAGGGTCACGTTCTGATGCCCATCGAATCTCCGCGTAATCTTCGATTGTTGCAGGTACATCGTCATCGTAGGCGTTAGACGATATAACGCCAAATGGCATAAGGGATGCTTCTTCTCTGAGCATCTCTTCTTCTTCAAATCTTTTCCTAATGTCGACATCATAGTTTTGCTTGAAGTGATCCTGCGATGACGCCCAAGCGAACAGCACCAAACACATCACAAGGTCATCGTGACACCCTTCGTCTGCTTCGTAAGATGAACCTTTCTCCACAAAGTTCGTAAGCTCGTCGATTGTGTCAAAATCAGTAACCCGTAGCTTTTCTTTCTCAACCATAACCTTTAGGTTACCGCATCCGATGGCTTTTGTGGATTTGGTAGTTCTAAGACCAAGGATGGCATTGGTACCATACCCACCCAATATTACCTTAGCGCCATCCTTTGAAGTCATCAGTGTGTTTTCATATTCAAAGTCATAGTAGAGCTTATTAACGACCTCAATGCCTGCATCGTTAACCTCTACAAGAACTTCAGCTTCGTTGTAGTGCAGCGCAGTGTTAAAGACCACGGTAGGGAACAACATGGTGCTAATTCTGTTGTTCCTGTACTTCGCGACAGTCTTGAAAGGAATCTCAGTGATGTCATAGACAATGAACGCAGAGTAGTCTTGACCAAACCCTCGTGACGTATCAACTGTCATGAAGTATTTTCGACCCTTAACAGGCTCATCATACACGTCCAGGTGCTCATTATCTGTAATGCCGTCTAAGGGTTCTTCAGTAAAGATAGTTGATAGTATAGAATAAGGAATAAGCGTATTCTGAGAACCCAGGAACTGGCACTCCATCTCCTGGTTCCACTGCGCTTCTGTCATATTCGCACGAGTAGTCTTGGCCCACTTCTCGTCTCTGCCTGGGATATCTCTCCAGGTAACAAGCTTGTGCACATACTCGTTATTGCCTTTGATTGCGCCTTGCCACAAGTTAAAGAACAAACCACGGGCACCTTTAGGTGTTGACGTGATAAGGACTTTGGTGTCAATACCAGACGTAATCACAGGGTAGGTTGATTCGTAAAACTCTTGCTCTCTTGGGATGAAAGCAAACTCATCCAAATACAGCAAGTTGATCGATTGACCACGTATCGAGCTATTCGACGATGCTGCAGAAATGACCTGAGACCTGTTAGCCAGACCCATCGACCTTTTGTTGTATGATGTTACTCCTGGTTGCAGAAACCAAGGGATGCTTTCGTACATTCCCTGGATTCTTCTAACAATCTCCTGGGCCTGGGCAGCCTTGTTAGCTAGGATTGCTGTAGTTCTATCTTGCTGGAATAACGAATAGAACAGGATATACCCAGCAGCCGTGGTTGATTTGCCACTCTGTCTGCTTTGCATAGAGATAACGAATCTTTCTTGGACGTAGGTCTTAATGATATCTTTCTGATAGTCCCACAACTTGAAAGGAACAATACCATAATCAAGGCTAACGATTTTGACGTATTTCGTTAAGAAGTAGACTGGGTCTTTGGAACACTTCACCCATTCAAGTAACTGTAGTTCTGAGTAAAAGATGTTCGCAGAAAAGGATTTGATTCTTGGGTCGTTACGGTAGCAATTCTTGAGCTTTACGTGGTCTTCAATGTCAGGTACTTCTACGTTCCACGTATCTCTTCGAATATACTCAACCGCAACATCTAAATTCTGTTCAACAAACGCTGCGGCCTGTTCCCAGATTGGCGGCGCGAGTTGCTTGGGTTGTGATTTAGGTCCGTTTCTCATCCTTTACTATCTCGCCTTCAATGACTTCGCCGTTAAGTGCCTTACCTAGCATATGGTTAAGGATTTGCTTTGCATCTTTGCCTTTACCTAGAACGTAGATACCAGGTGAAGCCCCTTCTAGGTTTTCGTTGGGCTTGTTTAGGTTTTTAACCTGAGACGCATCGTGTAGCTTCATAAGTTTGGTAGTAACATCGCTAATCGTGCTCATTAGCAGACTAACAACCTCTACTGCTCTGGCATTTTCTGTATCCTTGGCTATATTGATGGCACCTTCAAGAGTAAGAACCCCTCTATCCAAGAGGTGCCTTAAGACGTTTCTTGCGTGCTCGAAGTCATCTCCAAGGTCAGAGCCAATAGTATCTTTAATGTCTGAGTGAACCTTGGTAATATCTACCCTTTCTGGAAAACTTGACGGGCGCTGGAATTCCTCGTCAGCAGGGTTTGAATCAGTTGTCATCTGGGTATTGAAACCAGCTAGTATGTCATCAAGTCTTTTTCCAATATTACTCACGGTGCAATCTCCGTTACATGACCGTGGTTGTCGACCTCAATGCCGTACCAGTCTTCAGAGATCAGATCAATGTCAACCTTCAGGATAGGCTTAACATCAATTGTTCTACGGTACATGAACGTTTTAATGGTGAATGACAGTGTTGCCTCTATTACCTTGGCATCCTCGAAGGAACCCTCGAACGTAATTGACGGGTCAGAGCTATTTAAGAAGATGTGGATGTCGTCGTTGATTGTAAGGTCACTATTCATCAACGTAGATACTGTTAGCTTGGGGTCAAACCAAGGTAGTATCTGCTCAACAATCTGAAACAAATCGTCTAGCGTATCAGTGAGGATACCCAAGCTAATAACCAAGTCGAACGGTACCTTCTGGTACTGGCCTTTATTAACTCCGGTAGTGGTGTGGTGCAACAGCTCTGCAGTATTCAACTTTCTTGCAGAGTCGAAAGTCCAGGACTCTAGAGTAAAGCCCATCCGAGGAAGAATGGTGCGCACGCGCACACCTTCCTTGGGCTTGTAGCTAGGATCGCTCACGTAGGCGGGGTGATCCCTATGAGGAGACCCAAAGGCGATAGGCACCTTCATAGTCTTGACAGTTCCACCACCCTGGTCGTGTTGAACAAAGATGTTGGAGAACAGGTACTCGAAAAGAGCCAACGCCTTTCTTGTCGTCTTGTGATAAAAGTACGTGTCACCCAAACCGCTCATTATTACCTCACAAACGGGTTGTCTTTCGAGAGGTCTATGATTCCAGCCTCGACCTCTGTGTCAGCTTCGATATTGTCACCGAACGTATCATTTGCCAGGAGAAGATCACCGTCTAGGTCAACCCCTGTGGCAAACGTGTCAACGTCAGCAATACCAGTAGCAAAATCTTGGTGCGTAAACGTAAACGCTCTTACCTTGAGCTTGTAGACATAGTTCCGTCCAAGCTGGTAAAACGGCTCTTCTGTTGGTACGTGTTCAATCTCTACAATCGACTTTGAGAAAGGAAGGTAGAGTAGGTCTCCGATCTTAGGATACTCGATAGCAGGAGTCAGCTTCGCACCCTCTACCTTAAACCTAGTCTTGGAAACCACCAAGGTTGCGGTGTCTTCGATATGCAGACCAAACTTCGACATCATCATTGTATCACCACCAAAACTATCAACAGACTCTAGGTACATTTCAACAGGAAACGCAACATCATAGAACTCGCCAGGACTATCGCCGGTAAGATAGTCAGTGTTCACAGAATCTCGCGGAATGTACTGTGCATCAAAGCCTCGAATTTGGATGGCTTCGATCACAAGGGAGTCCTGCAAGTCCTGCTCGTTGGTAGGGGTATAGAAGTTGAAGTAGGAGTTAACTGTCATTGAACCTATCCACCGTTCTCTTCCCCAAGGTATCAGCAATCGAGTTTGCCATGTAACCCACGCCAAAAGCAGTTAGCCCCGATAGCTGGTTTGTTTCAATCAGAGCAGAGTACCCTGCAACTGCACCCACTAAGGCAATTAGGGACTGATGCGGGAACTTAATCCAGTACGGAATAAGGTACAGCTTCTTCTGACCCTCTGACTGTAGCCTGACCAGATCCTTTAAGAAATGAGTCAGTAGGCCGTATATCAGCATGAAGAATGGCGATGTGATTGTGCCGATGAACGTTTCCATATTACCCCATGAAAAACATTGGCTGATATGAGTACCGCTCCCTCATCTCATCTTCAATCTTAGCAATTTCTGCCTCTGCTTCTTGGAAAAGCTCAACTCCATTGGTAGTCACATTGCCTGGGAGCATTACCTGTGAGTACTTCTTGAGGTTTTCACCCCATTGTCTTTTGATTAATGCTGTTGCGTAGCGTTTTAGGATCTCATCATTCCAAGCATGAGGGTTATCTGCAGGAAGAATCATCTTTTGTACGTCAAGAACCAAAACGCTGCCATCTGCAACAAACAGGTTGGCAGCGTCAATATCTAGCCTAACCTTACCTTTATGCCAGTTGAACTCAATCGACGTACCTTCACTCAAAAGCTCGTTGATGTAATCCCAGTAAGACGCTCTAATAAAGTAGGACAGCGAATCAATTGGACGGAAGTACGCAAAGTCTTGTAACCTAACCTGGTATCTAACGCTGAACATGTCATGGCTATTAGATGTTGACCACGGGATCACAGACCTTACTTCAAAGATTTCCTCAGGTATAGTGATCAGCCTGGTGTCAATGTCTGCTTGTGTAATGGTATGGATGAAGTAGGTTCTCTCAGAGCCATCCATATGGTTTCTGCACCAGTAGTCGATCGCATCATCAATGCGATCATCTACCTGAGTGGTATCCACCTCAATGTTAATAACAGGAGAACCCAACCGACGCAGGCAGTAGGCTGTGAACTCTTCTCTAGTTGCTATGCTTGCCACGAAACCCCCTTTAGGACTGCGCTAGACACGTTCTGCCACGACTTCTTACTTAAGCTATACAGCTAGTCCATAGAGGCTATCTGCATACACTCTGAGTGCTCTAGGGCGTCTAACCTGTCACACATAACCCGTACAGTAGACTCTAATCGACGAACAGACTCAGTAAGGTCTTTGATTGTGTTGTTTAGCTCAACCGCCCTTTTCCTAGTTTCAATCGTCTTTCTGTACTCGTTGACGTTCTTGTTGATTACCGCACCTGATATTGGGTCTCTAAACAGGCTTGTTGACCCTTTGACAGGAAGCAATGATCTTTCAGCCATTTTCTCCGTCCTAGCTCAGAGCCACTGCTCTAAGCGATTTGATCTGAGGTACTGCACCCTCCACCGTACTGATAAGAACAAGCTTCAACTGAAACTCTGTAAACGGCGTGGCACTCAAGTCCTTGTCGTGCTCTTCCTCAAAGTACGATGTAGAGCCACTAGGTGTTGCGTACTTCACAACGTCCATCTCAGTCCAGTTCACACTCGAGATGTCGTCACCACTATCTGCTGCAACAACCCTGTAGAACACCTTCACGTCAGACTCAGAAGGCTTCTGCACATCGAACCAGACTTTAAGGAGAGTGGCAGGGTCGTCCAAGCTCACAGCCTTATTGATATATCTGCATGTTGCTCTGTTTGCCACAGGAATGTCATCAACAACCGCAGGAGTCTCATCCAAAACTGCAGGAGAGTTGATTCTATTCCGTATTGCAATGGCACCTAGACGGTTTACGTCAATCACAGGGCTTAGGTTGGTGCTGTCTGTAGTAAGTGTTCCCACCAATTCAAAGCTTCTGTTGCCTGCAAGTGCAGAGGTTTCTTCAGCGGCTTCCAGAACAATGAGAGGAGCTTTCACTGACAGGTCCTGCGTATTGATGACGCTCAAATCAAATGCCGCATACGGGGTCTCTGATCCGCTTGCGCTCTTTCCTGTAGTCGCGCTCATTGACCAAGACGTATTAGTACCAGAGAGTATCAATTCTCTGACTAAAGGACGCAGCGTGTTGAACTGGATGTTGCTGCTAGCCAGCGGATTACCACCCATTAAGGTATCGCTGGTTGCAAGCACGCCCACATCAATCGTGTACGTGTCGGAGTCAATAATACTCGCAACCGTATGCGTCTTATTGAGGTCTGTATCAGCAATACCAGCCGAACCTGTAGCACCAGAGTATGTCACCAAAGAACCAATCATCTTACCGTGGTACGGGTGATTAACCTGTAGCACAGATGAACCGCTAGTTGCCAAGAATGGCTGGCCAGGAAGAGGAAGCATTTCCACGTCAGTGTTCTTCAGACTAACTGTGCCTGAACTCTGAGTAAAGCTAGCCCTGTAAAGCTGGAACTTGATATCCTCTAGCTGTGATTCAGTCCAGGTTGAGCTGTTCTGAGACTTGAACATAACACCAATATAGGGCTGCTTGGTGACCCATTTTCCGGTCACAGTGTCCTGCTCACCCATCTGGCTAACCCATAGGTTGTACGCAGTGCTATCCGCCATAACCACAAAGCAATACTCGACGCCCTGCTGCAGGTATACCGGTGTGTCGAAAACAAAATCTGTAGCTAATGAGGCGTCGGTTGAAACGTTCACACTAGCAGCATCAACAACCACAGAAGAGTAAGGAACAACGTTGGGGGTTGGCTGACCGTTCTCCATCTCTCGGATTTCGACGCTTACCGGGATATTATCATCTTTGGTCTCAAAATAGAGACTAAGCTTGGTAATGAACGCTCCACCGTTCAAGTCAACCATAAAAGACTGCGCCAACGGATCAACGTAAACAACCTGAGACGTTGTTTCTTTGGTAGAAACGATTGTCTTCTGTCTTGTCTGCAGAATACCCTTTGCTGTGTAATTGTCTCTGGCAGTCGTCAGAGACACTGCATCAACGCCCGCAGAGTCATCAACGAGCTTGAACTCTTTGGTACCTGTTCTGAAGGTGCTGTCGGGAATATCAAAGTACCCTTCTACCTTACCAGCAGCATTGGTGATGAGTGCTGCGCCCGCAACACCTGCAAGAGGCCGGCAGTACGCTGAAACGTTAACACCATCAAAGAACGGGTATACCCTAGTAGATGGCTTGAGCTTGAGCGCAGTAAACTTGATGGTCTTCGGACGAATCCAAGGAACAGTATCCTTACTCACAAGCTTGTCATCAACGATTGTGTTGGTAACAGTAGTAGTGGTTCTCTTTACACCGTTAGAAAGAGTAATCGTTCTACCGAACAGGTTGATTGAACGAGACGCAGCAGTATCGTTCACATCAACAACCTGAGCCCCTGACCATCCGGTTGCCCAACTCAACCACGTGTTAGTTGTCTTTTTACCGTTCTCAGAGTACGTAACATCCGGGTCCTTGTATCTAGTGTCAACCCAATAGTCCGAAGAAGGCGTCAAGCCAAGTCGCCCAATCCACGCAAAGATGTCGTATGGGTTCACGTTGACGGAATGGGTTGCCAGTGGCTGACTAATGAGCACGCTGTCAACAAACGGAAGAGTGATAAGGTCGCCGTGCTGTTCAACGTTGGTAGAAGCTGCAGCATCAAACGCAAGGTCGATACCTTGTGCATCAAACTCAGCTCTCAGGATACTGTTGGCTTCATCAACAGAGCACCGTACCTCTGAAGACCCAAAGTCACCAATCGCATGGTCAACAAACGGATCAGCAAAGAACCCGTTCTTATACCTATCGTTCCCGGTAACAGGGTCAATCACCTGCTGGTCTACAGTTTTCTTTTCGAGCTCATTTAGCGCGGTGTAGTATTCGAGGTTATCTACTCTCTTTTCAATCTTACCAATGTCCCTCATGGTGTATCGCTTATTCTCGACATAGGTGACAACCAGGTCTTTTGAGTCAACCGTATACGGGTTGACGTAGAGCTTATACAAAACCATCGAATCGTTCGGGTCTTGTGGCTCTTTAGGATCAAGGTCTGAAGTACCCTCAACAACACCAAAGTTACCACGGTAGTCTAGGTACACCTTGTCCTTTCTTGGCAAGTAGGTGGTAATGTCTGCAGTGATGTACCCTGCAGGCTTTACTGTGTTACCCACGGAAGAACCAGTTCCACTGAAACCAGTCCCAGCATCATTGATACGAGGTCTGAAGTCGAAGCAGTCCGTTAGCTTGTATGTGGTGGTACCATCAACGAACGTAGGAATATCAGCGTAGTCAATAACTGAGTACGAGTCCACGCTGAAGTAATCACCGGGGCTGTGCTGGAAGTAATCAAACGTCACAGTAACTGTTGAAGCGGGAGTTGGATATCCTGCCTTGAGCTGGATTGAGCCTAGGTCATAGTAGGACCGTCTCTGTCCGTTGTCTAGAGTGAAAGAGCTGGTAATATCCTGGGAAGTCGAGTCATCAATCACCGAAGTAAGAGAAATGATGTCTGCTTTACCCAGAGATAGGAAACCTGCAGCAAGAGCTGAACCAGGGATGACCTGAGTCTGGACAGTCTTAGACTTTTGAAGAGCAACCTGTCTAATAACGGCAGCAATCACACGCACGTTAACGCTCTCGTACCCTGCACCGAGAGCAATGGTAACCTGCGTACCTGTAGGAGATCCACCGCGAGTCACCTTACCGGTAAGATCAACAATCTCGCCCGCAACTGTAGTGAGAACGTAATTCGTAATAGAGTATTCGCTGAACAGCTCGTCTGTACCTGCAGTCAAAATGACGTTGGCTGAGCTATCTGCGGTAACGTCATACTTGCGCATTACCACAAAGTTGGTATCTGTTGCTCCGAACCCGTCCAGAAGAGTCTTGACATTAGTGTGTGGGGACTGGAAAATGTACGAACCGTTAGTTGAGCTGTAGAGGTTATTTCCAGAGACATCCGGCACCAGAGTTCCTGTAAACGGAACGTAGGTATCAGGGACATACACAGAAACCGCTGTAGCGATTGATCCTGTAATACCAAAAACGTAAATCTTCCACTGTGTTGCGCTAATCTGTTCGATATGACGAACGTAGGCAGTGGCAATCTTTGTACCACTAGGCATTGATCCTGGTACAGTTACAGCACCAGTGTAGAACTCAATCTCGTCACAAGTAGCAACGTCTGGCAAACCGTACGCTGATTCAACAAGAACATAATTTCCGAATTCAGCAATTGTCACAGAATTGTTGAACAATTCAGTGTCTCTAGCCTTATTGACGTTGACATACTGTGTTGCAGTTGTACCAATCTCATAACCTTTGACGTACGCCTTTCCTGGCTCCAAACCGACTCGAATTTTAGTGGTATCTGTGGGATGATCAGCGAGCACAATGTTGAACGGGTTAACCGTAAAATCACCAGACTGGTCAAACGTTCTTCGAGCAAGAGTATCAGCAAGGATGGAGTATTGAGTCTTATCGACAAGGTTCTCCACATTACCAGCATCAAACCTAATAAGCTCAACAAAATTAGATGTAGTGTCCGCAACATCCAACGATGTGAGGGTTACCGTCATCTTAGAACGGTCGGCGCCGGGTGCAGTGTAGTTAGGTGTACCCAGAGCATTGTCAAGAAGAGAATCGTCGTCAAACGCAGTCACAACAGACTCAGAAAACACCAGGCCCACCTTCTTGGTAGGCGTTGGGCTGTACTTCTCAACAATCACATTCTGGTCGGTAACTAGAACAAACTGCCCGTTGATGTAGTAGATGCCCCGATTGACACTGACTTTTGAACCAAAACCAGTCTCATCAACAGTCGCTGTGGTGATGGTGTTGCCCAGAGAATCCTTGAACGTAATCGTAGATGCAGTAGTAAACGCAGAGACCTCACCTGTAGTGCCAGAACCATTGTACTTCAAGTAAACCGTGATAGGGTCTGCGCCCGAAGCGTTGACGAAATCTAGGACGTCGGCAGTAAGACCACCAGTGCCTTCAACCGTAACACCTGCGTTAAGAATAGCTGCAGCGACATCTTCGTAAGGATCAACAAGGGTGAGCTTTGCGTATGCAAAGGCCAGATCGTAGTTGACCTCACCAGGAATCACCATCGAGCCTTCAACGAAGAAGTGATCACCCAGTCTAGAGACCTGCTTCTGCAGGAAAGTCTGTAGCTGGTTCATTTCCCTAACCTGAACAGCTACAGAAGGCTTGAACAGGATTTTTAGAAACTGCTTGTCCTCATCATAGTCATTATGATAAGGGGAAGTGCTTTCATTGATCGCCATGTTAACTCCGTATCAGAGCATTGGTTGTTATCTGCTTGTATTTAATGCGTTACCCTTCAATCACAAACTTAATTAGCTCATTCTGACCTACGTTTCTGGTAATCTTTACTCTGTTTTCAAGGTACAGCATCTTTCCTGACCCAGAGATAATGTCAGCTAGTGCAGCAGTGAGCGCACTCAGCGGCAGGTAGGTGTCAACCGCATAATCTACGGTAGCAGAAGATACGCCGGACGTGACCGTTTCGCCAACAAGGAATGACCCTGCTGTCACGTTGACATCCATGTATCCGTCAGACAAGTTGACACTAACGATAGTTCCTGTGGCACCAGAACCACTACCGGTGACTGTGTCTCCGATATCAAAACACCCTGCAAGACCACTAAAGCCAATTCTTTTCCCTAAGGTGGTAGACAGAGGGTTAGCTACTAGACCTAGCTGTCGGAACTCGATTGTCTCAGGGATCTTACCGCCTTCATCTCCTTCGAGCTTGGTAGCAACCATGATGTAGTACCCACCCAGTTCTTCGATTGGGTCAGCACCATGACCTCCTGAAGGGCTCATAATTGCACGCGCAACACCGCCAGCCCCGGCAGATCCGTTGGCGTCAATTGCCACATCTGCATACGTGTATCCGCTACCAACGTTAGTCATTCTGATCTTTGTGATCGCTCCAGTAACTGGATCTACCTCAGCCGCGGCTTCCGCACCAGTACCGTCACCTGTGATTGTGAGGATAGGGAGGAGTACGTCATCATACCCTAGCCCTGCCTGTTCAATGACAATAGATTCAATAGCACCAGGAACCGCGTTCTGTTGGATGGTCCATTGGGTCGATCCGTCTGTGACATTTAGAGTCACAACAGGCATCCAATCTGTGGTAAGGAAGTTGAATACGTCAGTGGTCTTTAGAGAAAACATATACTTCCAAACATAGCCGTCCGCAGTCTCAAAGGAAGACACTGAGTTACCTGTTGGCTTGACTGTTGAAAGAGAATTACCGTTGTTATCGATGCACTTGTAGACGTTGAGCTCATCGGTAAGAACGTAGAATACCGGGAAGCTAGTATCATCAATTGAGAAACCGTTGGTCATGTTAACCAGATCATCAAACTGGTCGTAGATTGTATTCACTTCCCAGTCAAACCGTCTGCATACGGTGATGATATCTGAAGCGTTAATCAACTTGAGACCCACCATATTTCGGTAAGCATCCAAGAACGTCCAGGTTGAATCAACAGGAACAGTCGGCACCTGTTCGTCTGCCCAAGCAGTAGTTCTGCCAACAAAGAGGTACAACCTATCTGCGCCTACTTCAGAAAAAGCTTCCTTGTTTTGCTGAATGTTGAAGTTTCTAATCTGGGTGGTAATGATAGAGGCCATAATAATCTCTCAGTTGGTACGGTTTCATGTATTTAACAAAAAGAAAGGGGCCTTAGCCCCTTTCCTACAACTTTAGGCGCGTACTGCTTACGCAGTCGTACCAGTTGCGTCAACCCATCCTGCGCCATCGTACCAAACTGGCTTACCCAGAGTGGTGTCGAAGAAGCTCTGATAGGTCACCGGAGCAACTGGTCTCTCTGCAGTAGTTCCACCAGTATTGAGTGTCGCATCAACCGTTGCAGTGGTTGCAATCGCAGCAGTAACCGCAGCCGCGTTGGTTGCTCTGTTATACGTGGTACCGTCAGGAAGTCTGACAGTTGTGTTGTTTTCTTTTACTTTACGAACTGGTGCAGCCATGATTTTCTCCTAACAATGGTTTATTCTATTTAGTAAGAACAGCCTTCTAATTGGCTAGATGATGCTCGCAGCCCATCTGAGTGTAGAATCAACCCCAGGTGCTGTGCCGAACGAAATGTAGATGGACGTATCGTCTACAGCAGTCACAAATACAGTAGTATCCCAGGAAGGGTGCAAATGGTACCTTTCAGGGGCTTTCAGCACTCCGTGAGCTAGAACGTAGGTTGTAGATGCGGCAGTGATTGTTACCGACCCTGATTTCCTGTAGTAGAACTCACTTCCAGACGGACCGTAAACGGTGCTCAAGAAGACAATATTGGTAAAAGATTGGGTTGATGCAAAGTAGATACTCCCAACTGCTCTACCACGAGCAATACCTAGTGTGAGCCTACTATTGTTTGGTGCGAACAACAGCGGTGTTCCAGCACCAGACCAAGTCTGCGCAGATGCACCTTGAGAGCTGAACACGCTAATTACTGTCTCACAGTAAGGCGAACCGTTTGTATCATACAACCTGTAGGTGTGACCATTTGACGTATGGTCAAGAGAACCAATGTTAATAGCACCACCTTGAGAGTTGAAAATACCGTAACCGACAGACTCTAGTCCAAGGTGACCGATATTCAAGACTTCGATAACAGGCTTGTTGATTGAAGCAGCAGTGAAGGTGTAATCACTGTAACCTTGTATCTTTATTCCGTAAGTTGCCTGGTCATACACTTCTGCAGATACTGTTAGGTCTCCAATTGACCAGTCAATGGCACCCAGAGTCTTATGACCTTTAACAGACAGACCTGCAGCCTCTGTACCTAGAGACAACGTACCACCAATAGATATGCTGTTCGAGTTGCAGTGAAAATGGTCTATTTGCTGGTCGCCAGTTTCGACAAGAATTCCGTAATCGTTGAACCCTTCAATACGATTGTGCGATACAGTTAGCCACTGGAACTGTCTAGCTCTAATACCACCGTTTCTTGCAATTGTGTTGGCATCGTTGCCTCTCAGTAGTAAGTTGGTGATCGTGATGAAGTGCCCACCCCTCACTTCAATCTGATCACCGCCGGCATAATCGAAGATCATCAGGTCAGAGATAGTAACAAATGACGGCTCGCTTGTTGTCATCCAAAGTCCTAGGTTAGAGTAACCGTCTCCCACAGCAAAAACAGGATTACCAGAAAGGTTGTGAATAACCGGTCCACCCAACCCTCGAATTGTAATGAAGTCAGAGGTTAGCAGGAGAGTAGAGCTACCCGATGCAAAGTAGTAGTGCCGTTTCTTGTCATCTGCGGTAAAAATAATCTCGCCACCAGTAGAGTAAACCCTGGTGGGGTCAGTCCCGCTCACAGAAGATGAAACAGCATTGTAAGCCAAGGTAAGTGCAGTAGAGCAATCTGGTGTGGTGCTTCCGTCTGTTGGAAATGCACCATACCAAGTAATATCTACAGAATTAGACTGTCTTACTCGAACAAGACCTGCAGTACCACCGCTTAGAGCAATTATTGTACCGCAGTAAGAACCGCCGTCACTTGTGTATGGTGAGTTTGCTGTTTCTAGGATGAAATCACCCCCATCTTCAGACTTAATATGAACTTTGAGTCCATTAATGATCGGAAGAGCCTCCGCGGCAGTTCTATCAGCAACTACCACTCCCAGAATTCCGCTATTAACCTGGGTTAGGAACTGTCCTAGGTTAGTCGGGGATCCAACTAGTGGATAGTCTCCATAGATGTTGACCGATCCTTCGATAACAGAGCCGCCCTCAATACCACGGTACATAACAATGAGTCGTCCAGATGGATTGGCACCTACAAATACAAGTGTCTTACCGGATACAGTATACGATACCCTAGGTTCTTGAAAGACGTTATCTAGAAAGACTAAGATACCCTCAGGTACACCTGGGGCGTAGGTAAGAGCAAAAGTACCAGTAGATCCGTCAGCGTCGAAGGATTCTGTTTCTAGTCTTGCGTATCTTGGTTGTGCACCAGTATATGACATTTGAGTTCTTCTCTATGTGAGCAATCTTACCTGTATTTATTACTTATAGGTAAGGCGTCCAGATTTTAGATCACCTGGACGACTCTGGCCTGCATTTCAGCAGATGCCCATTGCACTCCACCCCGGTCCCCCCATCGCGCTGGAGAGCGCGGCGAGGAGGTAGATGTAGCCGGTGATGAGGCGGTCAGTCATTAGGCCGCATCCGCCTGAATCCAATCGAGTACGCAGCCCGTCGTCGGAGTCGAATAGCGCGTCACCAGGCCCGGGTGACCGGCGGCGACAATCGCACCATTCACCGCAGACGCAATGGGCGCGCCGTCCAGGTAGCCGACAATACTGGTCCCAACCATAGTCAGCGTAATTGTTTTGGTATCGCCTGCTGACGGGATCAACGGAAATGACGCGAGGATCTCATCGACACCATCAACCCGCTTGACGAGCCTGAAAGCGCCGCCGTAGTAGTCGAATTTGTACCACGTCTGCGCATCTGTTGAGACACGGCCGAGCACTCCAATCATGTCTCCACCAATTCCGGTCAGATAGGTGAACTGACCGGCCACGGAATAGTCGGCGCTCGGTGCGAGACCCGTGGAAACCATGTATTCCGCCGTCACTGTGCCGTTTCCGTGCAATCGGTTATTCGCAATCGTTGGTGACGCAGACGAACCGTAAACCGGGTTCCAGGCCACACCAACCTCCGGCGCGTGGGCCGTCAACAACACCCCGTCGTTGTCCGTGAACGTGTCGAGCAGGAATAACCCGCTACCTCCACTGTGCTCGCCGTGGAAACGAGCGCGTCCGCTCCCTGTCCCTGTCCCGAGTCGCCGGGCCATCAGCTGAACAGCACCTGCACGGAGCTGGTGGCCAGCACGGACAGACGCAACTTCTGTCCCGGTGCCACCGCGTATTCACCATACTCGTAAGAAGTAGATGCCGCTAGAGGAGCCCAAGGGAATCCGGTTGTTTCGTTTGAAGCAGGAGGCCAGGGAGTAGGCAAAACTTCTGCATCTGTCTGGCTTTCCATCACGTACGCAGTACCTGTTTTGCAGATAAAGCTCACCATTTGAGCGCCAGCAGGCACAGTAATCGTGTAAGTACCTTCGAGCACGTAGTATGCGCCATCAATTGGTGGTCCCACAACAGGGAGATCAACCCAGTTACTTGATTTTAGAGCTTTCATTGTTTCCTCGTTATTGGATAGTAACTGTTACTGGGAGTCCATAATCCCATTTCGTTCTGTAGTTATTCAAGACGGACTGTATGGTAAAGTTTTCGTATGTATTTACATCAAGGTCTACTGCAGTTTTATGCTTATCGTATGTCATCACCCTGCTGTGCAAGGCTTCTGATGTAACCAGTACATACGAACCGTACAGTACAACCACATCGACGTAACTCTTCATGTCTCGAATAATCATTGAAATAAGAGACAGGATGCTAATCTCACCAAACATCATCATACCAGCAGGATGCAATAGTTGCTTTACGATGCTTGCGTAGGTGTCAACTGACCTGGATGCTCGTATGACGTAGGAGTATTCCTGGTAATACAGACTGTCTTGCAAGAAATTGGTTGAAGACGGCATTCCTTTGCTGCCAATGTAGTACCCAGCCACATACCCTACTGTACCCACGTTCACCTGTAAGACAGCGCCAGAACCAGTTCTAGATGTAATTGAGTAGGTGGGTGACGTTGGGTACCCAATAGGGAAGTCATAGATTCGTGTTTGAACAATGCCACCCGTAGAGTCAACACCATCAACCTCAACGTAACCAGTAACAGAAGGAAACAGCACCTCAACATCGTCGCCTTCAGCGTAAGAGCTTAATGTGATGTATCTACCATCGAACGTGAAGCTGGTTGTTGTCACAGTATTGACTTTGACAACAATATCAGATGCAGCTAGAAGAGAGGTGACCTTTGTATCAAAAATCTTAGCAATGTTCAGCGTTCCTGATACAACCCACTGCGCTGTCCCGTCTAAGCTGATAGTATCCCCTTTGATGTAACCTGTCCCTGCAGTAGTAATATCGACGCTAGTCACAATAGGGTAAAGATACTCGTACGTTCCTTCATCAGATTCTAGAAAGACAGGATGTGTATCTTTGAATACACCTCGCACATCAGAAACAAAGAACCTATTTCTGACAATCTTGTCCCTGCGATACCTTTCAGCTTTGATAACTAGAGCTGATGCTTCCTCTGTGAGGAACTCGTTAATCACACGCACCTGCTTAATTCTCTTATACAGGAACGTGGACGGGTCGTTAATAGAGGTAGCTACAATCACATTATCGTTCTTGACCCAGTCACCATCAGACAGACGGAAGATGTTCTCTTTGGGCAAGTACAGATCAACATCTTCATTGAACAGGATACGAAAAAGGAACTTAAATGATCTTTCTGTGCCCTTAGTTTTGAGAAACTCGCGAGCATGTAGAAGAAGTCGTCTCTTATCACCCACGATACTCAGAGGCAAAGAGTAGAGCGTTTCGCTCTTGAACTCGTTGACAAACTCGTCTACATCAGAGTCAACAGATCCGTACGTCTCCCAATTTCTGATAACGTCAGTGGGACCGTATTTCTGCTCAAGCCACTCGTAGTAATACTCTAAGAACTTGACGAACGTATCGTAGTTCTTTCTAACGTGCCCTGGTACTTGCTGGGCAATCAGTTTTGACAGAGTTACACTTTTTGCCACGTTAGGACCTTATGGTGAATTAGCTATGGCGTTCTGGAGAAACCATACACCTAGACCAAACAAAGAAGACACAATGAGACTCACTACCCAGATACCAAGCTGATTAACCCAAGTGTGTCGGTTAACTGCAGCAGTTAGTGTCTTGATAGATTCAGCCGCAGTCTCCATCGCAGTCATACGTGTTTGCAGTTCAGTGATTGACCTATCGTGCTCGCTGACTGTTTTTCTGATTTCTAGCACCATCTGCATCTGAACAGACAGACGGTTAACAGTTTCCACAAGAGAACCTTGCGTCTCTTGTAGTTTCTCAAGTGATTTTCCTATGTGCTCAATCGTGGTGGAAAGTTGCTCCACCCTGTATTGAGTGATGTTACTTGTTGTCGCTGTTCCAGTCACTGTAACCGTCCAACACGTCAATCACCTCTTGCAGGTCGTCCTTTGCAATACTGGTGAGTTTCTTTTTCTCTACGAGCAGTCTTCTGCTTCTGCTTATCCTTTGGTTGAGCTCGGCTATGTCACTATTTAATTCTCCAAGTAACGTCTTTGTATCCATTACTCGGTTGTGCAGGTTCTCGATTTCATTCCTAGCTAGTGTATTCGCAATCCTGAGCTCGTCGAAGGTGTTCTTCATATCCTGCCTGGTTCTTTCATCAGGGAGGTGTCTAACAAGAAGAGCAAGCTTTACAAAGTTGAAGATCTTAACAAAGGCAATGAATAGTATGAAGATAAATGAAAACAACCAACCATCGTTGGTCCAAAAAGTCCACAGGAAGTCCCAGAATGTCATTGATTCGTCCCTAATATCCTAAGAATAGCTATTGATATTTAAGACGATTTCATCTCCTAAGCTTCGTGTTTTCTGTTACGCCTACGCTGTTGATTCTTAAGATATCCTTCTGAACAGCCAGGATGTTAGTATCAGAAGGGGTAACCGTGATGCTAACGGTGGAGTCTGTGTCTGTCACAGAGATTGGGTAGAACGTGACATCTACCTCTCCGGTAGTGTAGTCAACGGTACCTGCGTTCTCTACTATAACCTTTCTAACACCACCGTCCAATCTATCAATTAGAAGCGTTCCTGCGCCATCATCGTACAATCTGGTATCTGTGCTATTGGGAAGGACAGCAAACCCAGTACCATCAACGCTCCCTTCCGTGATAGGGTTATTGAACTTAACGATGTACCTACCTTCAATACCCTCTACCACAGTAACCTTTTTGGTAAGAGTGGTGGTAATATCGCAAGACACTACTGCAGGTCTAGCCTTCACTTTTGCGACAAGATCAGAGTTAATGAAATTACGGTTGAAATCTTCAAGGTAGTCAGCTGAGTACGAAACACAGATCAAGGACACTGCATTAAACTCGTCTGCCATAGAGCCTAAGCTCTTAGTAGAGTCGTAAGCAACAGACACACTCAGATCAAGGTCGCCGTAATCTGGGTCAACGATGATGGGTGTAATCGAACCAACGTTGGTCTTTTTGAGAAGCGCCTTAATTGCTTCTTTAACGTTATCGACCAACGGCAAGCCGTCTTTCGTATTCACTGCAATGTAGACGCTACCGTACATGGGTGGGTCGTTATCCTCACCACCCCAGCTGATAGCTGACTTAGCCTGCGGGAATAACCGCATTAGGTTGACAACGTAATCACTCTCAGTAACCGACCGGTCTTGAGACTCCCAGCCTAGAGGGGCCCAACGTCTAATCTGCTCAATAGTCTCTCTTTCTGATCCACCGTAAGCAGGGGAGTCTGGAGTAACAGCCGCGTCAACGAAACCGTCAATGTCAGAAATCATCGTAAGAGCATCAATGCCATTAGCAATGGTGTCAGAATTCACAGCCATGTACTCAACGTTCACTACGTTACCAATGCTCAGACTCTTTCCTAGAACATCGTCACCGAACTCAATACGGAACTTCTCATCATCGTCCTCATATAGGAAATAGACGGTGCTTGTAGGACCAACATCTACGATAGACGTAGCTTCTGTGAATGGTACTAGGTTTGTATCTGTAGCGCTGTTTTGAACAGTAACGCGCAAAGTAGACACATCAATGTTTGGGTTGGAAATCACAAACCTTGAATCACTCGTGACAGTGAACGTCTCGTTGACAAGGTCACCTTGCTTTAGGATTACACCAGAATGAGAGTAAGTGTTATCTGTATTCTTGTATAGCGTATACTCTTCCTGATTCGTGAAGTGCACAACCTCAGTATCATACTGACCAGAAAACTGCGTATTCGGGGACATGGTGATAAAGGTTGGAAATACAGTTGTTCCAGAAGCAGGCGTAATGACAACCGTTACCTCAATTGTCGAACAGGTTTTTGATCCAGGGCGGTAAGACAACCTCTGAGCGTGCTCTACCACGTTTCTGCGTAGTTGTGCTCTACCCAAGAACGATTCGCGAGCAAGCATGTTAGCAACAAAGGCCAGGTAATGGGTGTTCTTAGTCAACAGATCAAGGATTGTCGACAAAGCAGAACCTTCAAAGTTGTACGAAGAGAACTCTGACTGGCCTTTAAGGAATTCTCTTAGTGAAGCCTTGATAACAGACGGGTCAAGCGAAGGGACGCCAGTATCAAAATTCGTTGTCATGAAAAGTTACCTCTTTGATTTTTTCTATTTATGTCAAGGTCTTTCAAGCTTGATAAACACGTCCCTTACGGTATCGTTATTGAGGATGTTGAATTTGATTATGATGTTGAGGTAGTAGTCGTCAAATCCAGATGTAACTGACACAAGGTCAACTCTAGGCTCGAAGTTGTTAATCAAGGCTTTAATCTCTTCCTCGATCTCAACGTTGATGGTAGGGGATGCCAGCTCAAACAGAAGCTTAGGGATGGAACTTCCAATGTGAACCGCAAACCCTCTCTCGTAGTAACTGGTGAGGACCAAGTTTCTAACAGATTGCTGCACATCACCAATATCAATCTTGGTAGACACATCACCTGTGATGGGGTGACTGATGAAGTTAAAGTCTAGGTCTCTGTATGTGAATGCAGGTGTTTTCATTTATTATCCTAGTCTCATTAGCCCTGGTGAGTAGCTGCTAGAACCGGTTTGAGTTAGTACCGAACCCCTGTTGCCTGAAGAGTTAGAGCTGATGTGAATCCATGGGTTGCGACCAAACCATTCCAGAATAAGCTGGTCAAACTGAATTGAGTCCCTAATCTCTTTGGCACGCTCAAAGTAGTATTTACCCGTATCTGACGACCCATGGAAGTTAAGGAACTGGATATCTGCTGCTTGGCCTTTGTTGTGCTGACTCTTATCGCTCTTGTTCCTAAAAACCGAGGTAAGAGTAAAAGACCCGAACTTGTCAACAAGAGGTTCAAGCACGCTCTTAGCTAGGTAGCAAAGGTTCTGTAGGATTTGCTTCTGTGACAGCCCACAAGCCTGGATTGGTGCTGTTGTGAAAGTGTATGAGCTAACAGCAGTACCCATAGTCAAGTCGTATACCGTAAAGCGCGGCGAGAGCTGAAAGTTCCTCGCCCAAGTCTCAAAGCTTGGAGCGCCGTCATCGTCCCACGAATAATCAGACGGCAGTTGTTCTATTGAAGAGCAGTTCAATACCGGAGTTTCTTTGTCCACTGGCTTATCCTCTTCTTCCTTCTTTTCTACTGGCTTGGTATCAGTGAGCTCTGGAGGACCAGCTAAGGTTCCATCCGGGTCATCGTTATTTTCTATGACATGCACATCCGCTGCAGTGTTGGTGACGTACGCATCAGGTGGTGTTGGCTGACCACCTGTAGGAGGGTCTTTATGGTAAGGTGGGTTGCTGTCAATCAAAGCACCTGCCCCTTGGAAAGAATCATTGAACACGTCAGGGGACCCAGCATCTCTAGGGTGACCGCAGGTATCCAAGTCACCTGCTTTATTCAAGGGAATGCCTTCAACGAATACTGTCGGGCCACCATTCGCCGTATCAGGAGAACAGTGCACGTTATTGTCGTGGCACTCTGCATCTGGTGATACTAAAGAACCGTCAACAGATGCCAACAACCCGTTGACGTAGACAGTACCTTGAGGGATAGAGACAACATATCCACCCGCAGTGTTTGGGTCTTGGAACCTTTCTGTGCGTGCCATTAGTTGAGGTCAATCCTTTCGGCTGTTAGCCACATTCTGCCATCAGCGTGTAGTCTCATTTCACCGGATGCTGATATTGATACGTTTTGCTGCGATACTGCATTGATATCGCCACCGGTGATAATCTCAGCGTCACCGTCTACATAGATTTGAACCTTACCACCCACGTACATTCTATCGTCACCTAGTACCACAGTGTAATGATCCTTGATAACCTTCTCTACTCTAGACCCGTCAGGTTGCATTTCATCATAGGTTCCTGTTCTATGATATGTATGAACTCTTTCAGCACCTGGGGTATCATCAAACTCTTGAATATGACCGGATGGAGTCTCTTTTACCTTATTGTACGGGTACTGAGCAGCGTAAGGTGATGCAGGCTCACTCCAGTCTCCAGACACTCCTTGTACACCTGTTTTGCGCGTACTGTTCTTGGAAGAAACAATGGTAGAACCTTCGTTCCTGGCAAGCCTATTGGTGTCTGGCTCTCCAGTATACCTAGGGAACTCTCCGTTAGGATCTGAAAACCCTTGACTAGTAGGGTACTTAATCTGAGGCTTTCCTTTCATAGAGAACATGACTGCAGGCTGTTGCATATCCTCACCGTCAAGGAATATTCCCATAACCCAAGAACCACACACCAAGGCGTGAGACTGACCCACCCCTGACACCGCTGCTGAGGTTGTCGGGTCCATTACAATTGCCCACTGCAACCCACTTGTAGGGAGTTGAGCTTTATTCTCTGTATGGTACCCTGCTATGCGCACGCGCACGCGGTCCATCTTCTCAGGATCAGATATATCCTCAACGACACCCAAAAACCATTTCATATCAGGTAGCATCTTTTCCTCCGATTGCTGGGTCGTCACTCAACGAGTCTTTAGCGAGAGTCAGAAACATCTTGTAGCCTGTCTTAGTCAACTGGTGTCTGATTGCAGTCACCAAAGATTTACCAGAGTAGTACCGCTCTCTCTTGAATTGGGTATCCATACTCTCTGGTGATGGTGGGTCGAACTCAGCAACGTTGCCGACGAACATTTCACTGTCACCTGCCACTTCAATAGTTTCTTCAACCATAGACAACTGGTTAAGGATTGCCAATCGTTTTCCATACTGGAGTTGACCAGCCATCGTATTGTTGGCGATTGTAGACCCTGGGTGAATCACACTCATGTACCTATTTGACTTCTCGTCACCTAACCACTGAACGTTATCTGGATAGAAGGGGTATTGTTCTACGTGCTTGGTCTTATTAAAGTCTGAATCGTACACGTAGGGTTTCTTATCAATGCGTTTGTTGAATACATCAACATACACCCATGTATGACCAAAGGCACCTCTGTTCACCATGTCCAGTACCTGTCCGCTCTCACCAATCAAGAAAGACTCTACGTGGCTAAATCGTTCCTTGAACTCATCAGAGCTAAAATTGTTGGCGTTGACTGCAAGGATTCTTTGGTACTTGACAGAAGGTTCTTGCTCAAACAACGTCTCAAGAGATCTAAAATTAAACCCATACAGACTCTCGTAAAACAGGTACGCAGTTTTACCTTCGATTGATACTGCTCTCTTGGCTAGGTACGTAAACGCCTTAAACGGGTTCCAGTGACAGGATACAAGAGAATGAATGTTCTTTGTCTTCTCAACAACAATAGGCTTGGTTGTATCAGGAAACGCGTCTTTGTAAAAGATGTCTTCAATGATCTTGGATGGCGTACCCGTATATGACTTAATCAGCTGAACCTGTTGGTTCATGAAGGCTTCTGGGGTAACGAAGTATAGCGTGTAAGAGCGCACACGTTCTTTCTGAGGTATCTTGTCACCAATACGATGCACAACCATGGTTTTCTTAATAGGGGTATCTTCTTTGGCTGACGTAGACCACTCAAGCTCTAGTGTTTCGCCACCCACGATTGGTAAATTCGAAATCAGGTTGATTGAATCGTATATTGAGATATTACCAGACAGAGAGGTTGAGAAGATGTCTTCGTATATGTTGATTTCAGTAAAGACATGCAGCAGGTCAGCTTCAACTCCTTGGTGCGTGATCAAAGACACCTTAGATATGGTATACTGACCTCTAAACTTTCTGTCTTGCTGGATTTCGTTCATACTACACCTTCAGAAGAGCCTTATGCTGCTCGGCAAAAGAAGCAATTAAGTCTGGAACCAGCAGGAAGATATCTCTCTTAGCATCGTTCTTCCTAGTCTCGTACTCTAAGTTGGTAACAGGAATACGGTCAAACTCTGGGTAGGTCTCTGAGACAATGTTTCCCATCAGAGTTTCGTAGTGGTGAATACTGTAGGGGTCAATGTAGTTATCTGCAACAACTTGGTTGAGAGCCTCTGAATTAAGAGGCCACTCTTCGTAAGGGTCAACAATATCATTCATCATGAGAATAAAGCTAGCATACTCAGAATTACGGTACAGCCTATGAGCTAGCATCTCAGGGGTTTCATCGTCTTGGACCGTATACTCAAAGAAGCTATCTCTGCCGTAACTAGAAATGATAGTTGAGACAGTAATGTCCGGCATTTGTGTACCGTCAAAGCTTACCATCGGAAAGGGTAAGAAGTAGCTCATTAGAAGTCCTCCTGCTCAATTCTTGCCTTGGACAAAGCTTCCATTTCCATGAACGCAAGATTCAGTGCGATCTCTACCGGAGACTCGTCTTCATGGATTTGATACCCTCCCTCATCTCCGTATATAATCTCGCAGCTTGTTAGCGCACACGTTGATATCTTGTTAATCCATTCATTCCTCGTACCATCTTTCTTAATGAAACTAATATCAAACTCTGACGGGTATAAGATATATGCGTTACCGAGAGTTCCAACAAACTCTGGCGCCTGGTGTAGCTTGAACTGTTTGCAGATATCTTTTACCTGCTTTGTCTCTTCTGCGTTCCTTGGTGTGAACTTGAACTGAAAGTTAAACGCGCGGTTCTTAGTACCACCGAAGAGAAGCTCTTTGTACGGGTTCTTAATCTGACCCCGTTCGAAATCTAGCAAGTCTCTTGCATTGATAGGGCTTAGCTGCTGGAGCATACTCGCAAGGATGTTACCACCACTTGTCTTGAACGACTCCCACACCTGAGATAAGGTAAGCTGGTCCCAGTTAGAGACGAAGTCGTATGCTCTAGCTGCAGCACCCATCTCACTCTCGCTCCAATCCTGCATGTAGTTGAAGGTAAGGTTGAGAGGTAAGTGCAAAGCAATCGACGTGTCAATTCGCTTTGTGTTCCTATCCAGGGACGTTCTAGACCTTAGGGAGTTAGATCCTGGTCTTTGAACTACAGGTCCTGGATTCTGGATATTGGATGTGGTGTTTGCAAACTTAGTACCAGACACCACATTGATGTTGAATAGAATGATATGACCTTGCCCTTCAGTCTCAACGTCCAAAGGATACTTGAGTGAGGTCTTCAGGTAAGGGTTTCTCTTAGCCTTATCGTTTAGTGCTTGTGTTTGGTTAGCCACCTGTGACCCTCTAAGACGCGTTCTAAGCGGTTCTTTTTCTGACGTGTACTAGCAATGCTACTATTTACGTATCGCGCTCTACCAGCCGCCATTCGCAGTCTGGCGCTCTATTCTGTCTAGAGTCCTGTCGTCGTTGCGCACACTCCTAGGAACATTGATCACAGTGCTTCTAGAGTTGTCGACTGTAGTCTGGCTGGGTGCCACTACAGTAGGCACGGCCGCTCCTTGGGCTTTAGCTCTTTCAACTGCGCTGTTGAGCGCCTCTGCTCTAGACACCCTAGCAGAAGGTGCAACCTCTCCCATCTGCACATCACTCCCACCAGGAGTAAACCCTTCTCCAATGTTGACATCGCTTGAGTTGCCCCACATCCAGTCATACATGAAATCCGGCAGGTACTCTTTGGTCTTTTCTTTAGCCCATTCGATTACCTTATCAATGGTTTCACCTAGCTTGCCAAAGAACTCTGTCGCACCGCTAACAGCAGATTTTAGAAGACTCTCAACGTCATCAATCAACTCTGCTACAAACTTGGCGCTGAAATCTTTGATTCCTTCCTCTAGGTTAGTGTCAAAACCAAACGCAGACGTAATCATATCAAGGAGACTACCAACCAAACCACCAATAGAACCGAGACCAGCAGCAATTTTATCGCCGAAGTCAATCTGGTTCTCTGGTTTTCCAAGAATCGCAGCCGCATCTGTCCACCCGTCAAAGAATGACTTAGCTGCAGCAAAAGCCGCACCAACTACAGCGATACCAGGGATGTATGCAGCTAGACCAACAAAGCCTGTCAATACAGAAATGATAGTGCCAATGATAGCACCAGCAAGACCCAAGAGCATACCGAGGCCACCGCGACCCAGAAGCATTCCTGTGATGCCAGATACAATAGACCCAAGTTTCCCTTTGCCCTCTTCTGCGATCTTCTCTGTGCCCACCCCAAGCGACTTATCTTCCCTCTTGTCTTCGATGGTCTGAAGTCTTTCTGATTCGTTATCACGTTGCTCCTCCTCGTTAATACTGAGAATGTCACCCGTGTTGTCCGCTACCTTTTCAATCTCTCCCTTAAGGTCTTCCTGAGCATTTAGGAGGTCTGCAGTATCAATCTTAACTGTACCATCGTTCTGTAGCGACTCTCTTAGAAGATCTAGGGGATCGTCAGTCTTGATGTCTTCCGGTCTGCCTAGCAAATCAAGAGTATGCTCTTTAATCTGCTCTATTGACGTGTAAATCTTTTGGAGCCACTCGTCTGAAGGTGCGTTTAGGTCACTGACAGATTTATCGGACATGGTGACAATATCACCGTCACCCTTCTTATCCTTTTCTTCTTGGGCCTCTTCATTGTCAAGCTGCTTTTGTGCAGCTTTGTCCTCTAGGCTAGTCTTCCTAGCCTCATCCTCTAGGTTCTCAAGTGTCTTCTTACGCTCTTCTTCAAATGCTCTCTTTCTGTTCCTTGCGCTACCAATCAGGTCCTTTGTCAGCCTCAATCCAAAACCAACAACAGGGTTAGCAACCGACACGGCAGACAATATTGTGTCCATCGACGGAAGGTTGCCCTTAACGCTCGAGACAAAATCGCTAGCGGTCTTGGCAAGGATGCTGTTACTCTTTACCGATTCTTCAATGGCTCTATTGTAGAGTCCAGCAAACACGTCCCTGTTCTTTTCGGATAGAGAAAGGTTTCCTTGGTAGATCTGATTTTTAATAGTCCTCATTTCTCTAACAGACTGGCGACGAATAACCAGACTATCTGTTAGCTGAGCCTTGAGATTATCCTCTAACTTCTTCTGCAAGAACTGAACTAGCTCATCACCTTGCTTAAGGCGTACATCTAGCGCAACTTGGATTGCTCTAGCCCTGCTTAGGAACTGGCCTAGTTTGGATTGAGTAATGTTCGCGTTCTTCTCGTCAACCATATCTTGACGTGGAACGTCTGTATCTTTGCTGTTTGTTGCCATTACATTATCCTATATCGAAAGCCTTGTTATTCTTATTCTTGCTGTTCTTCTCGTTTATCTCTTGCTCAATCAAGAGGAAGTAGGCATCTCTTTCAAAAGGCATCATATCATCCAACTCAGTAATAGAGAATCCATGCTTCTTCAGTGAGAGGTTAACCTTGAAGCACGAAATCATGCTCTCATGACTGAGCAGTGTTAAAAAAAATCGTCGGGGGTCCTCAGCTCAATTACCTTTTTGTTTCCACACCCTCTGCAAGTATATTCAAGTCGGTAATACGGCTTGGGCGCAGACTCAATCCAGTCTTGGATCTTTTTCATGTTTGGACCGGCATCTTCCAAGAATTCTTCAAGCTCTTGATCTGTTGCTTCAGCCATTGGGTATATGTTGCCTTCCTTATCAAACACGTACTCAATGAACATGCGTAGAGCATTATACTCGTTCAAGTCATCGAGGTAGATTGACTTGAACATCTTGAAAGTAGGATGCCTCATGTACGCGCTCACGTTACCGTCAATATCAATAACTCTATCATCTTTAGTCTCTGGGACCTTGCCTACAACCTCAATCTTATCTAAGTTGACACCGATGGTATAAGGTGTGTTGCACTTGCTACCGTCTTCCTTGGTGCTAGTGCACTTGAAGCTGAGTTTAGAGATATTATCTACGCTAATCTTACGAATCTCAATCATCAGAAACTGGAAGTCATACCAAGGAATGTCATCAATATTTGCATCAATCAAGCAGTTACCGATTACCTGTTCCATTGACTCTACCACAGCTTTCATAGCCTGACGCTTGTCAGTAGAAGCCTTAACCGACTCCTTGGCCATGAGCAGAATGTTCTGTTCTTTGTTAGAGAAAGGACGAATAGTATAGGTCACCTTTCCATCCATAGACTTCAGTCTAGAAACAGGAACCTTTAGTTTGGGCAATGCCATGTAGTCATCTCCTTAATTGATACCAAGCTTGCTCTTAAGAGAGCTGATAGCGGTTGTGATTTTAGCTCTATCAGATTCTAGGAACCTGATGTTATTGGTAACAGAAAACTCCATCCTCTTAACAAGAGAACCAATGCTGTTTATGCCGTAACCACCGGTGAACCCTCCCACAAAGTTATCTGCCTTCTGGTACCACAGGAGAGCCTCTCCTTGAAGGTTGAAGCTAGCCAGCTGGTTGGTAAACTCCATCACAGATGCAACAGTAAACCCGTCCTTATTGAATACATCGAATGAAGGTAGCGTGGTTAGCTTAGTCTCCTTGGAGTCCATTGTAGAGGATACAGTTCTAAATGTCCACGTAACGCCTAGAGCCTGGTAGCTCTCGTTGTCGTCGTTGGCATAATCCAGTGAGTTAACGATAATTGGGTATGCCTTCTTTAGGAATAGAGTGTACTCAATCGTATCTGTGTTCGTGATATGGCTAACCGAGACAGTTGTTGAGATATCGTCAGCATAGGCAACATGCCCGAAGTCATTAGGGGCGATCACATCTTGCCAAATATCAAAAACCTTCTTAGTGTTCATGTTGCGCTCAATGAGAAACGTCATGGTCACATCATCAAAGGTTCTGCTGTAAGGAATCTTCTGGTTAACACCACCAATCTTAACATCAGTGCTGGCAATAGATTTCGGTGGAAGCTGTGTGCTGTAACATCTCAGAGATAAGGTTCTACTGTCTACCTTAACGCCTTTGGCAGCTGCAGCTTCAACAACCTTGTCCGGTATCTGGATTTCTACCAGGAACCGGTTCTTCCTAGCAATACCGTTAAGCTTGATGTCATTGAGAATCTCGCTTGTGCTTATCACTTTGTTCTACCTTTAGCTGAGTCTGACCAAACCTTAGCTGAAGCTGCCTTCTGGAATCTCTCCAGACCCAACGGGATGACAATTTCCCAATCTTCGGACGGGATTTCAATAAACTTCGAACGGATGTGCTCCACTAGGTACTTCTTAACACAAGGTTGAACCAGCTTGAAGTTGGCAAATCGCTGTAGTATCTCCCACGATATCTTGAGTCGTGTATTAGGTCTGTACCTCTTTTCGTTTCTTAGCGAAAGCAACTCAGCAAAAAGGTACATTCTGAGAGCAGGCTGCAGGTAATGAAGATTGATACCAATTAGGTACTTCTTTCCATTCTTACCTGTCCAAGAGTTGAAGAAGAACACCAATGGGAACATATCCCAATATGGTAACGTATCTTTAGTCTTGGCATCGTACTGGTACAGGTACAAGCGACCAATTTTAGGCTTGTCCGCAATCCATTGAGCCTTCATGATCTTGGATGTGCGAACCTTGCCTATCTTAGTCGCTTGCTCTCTAAACCATTGTCTACTTCTACGAGAGTGACGTGCTGCGTTAGCACCGAAGTCACGATGGTATCTTTTGATGAGGGTACGGACAAGAGCTGGTCTACTCTTGTCCAGTTCTCGTTCTAGAGCTTCTTGCTTTGATTTAGTTGGGGTATCAGCCATGCCAGTCACGCTTGTGTGCAATAACTGTATTTAAGCTGATTAAGAGTACAGCCTAATTTCACTCATAGAAATTGGAATAATTGTTATAATTTCATTGATTTATCTTTTTCTTATTTGATTTTTCTTTAGAGAATGACGATATTAGCTAATTCTTCAAGTTGATGTTACTGTATATGTCTCGCTACGCGATTGGCTAACAGATTTAACAACACAAGAATAATAATGTATTAGCTCAAATCGACCTTGTCAAGCCTGAAAAGTGTAAACTTTTGTAAAACTTTGAGTTGAACGTTGTGAAAGAAACGTAGAATAAAGGTTGACTAGGATAGCCAAAAGCGTTATATTGTAGGTTACTCAGAAAAGGAGAACTAGCGTTGAAGAAAGCCATCGTGAAGTCAGTTACGATGGAACCAGATAAAGTGGATGAAGAAGTCGTTAGAGGGCTAAGAGAGACTCGACACTACATAGACAACGAGCGTTTGTACCAAGACTATGTTTGGTTCCACGGAGAGTATCAGAAATACAAGCAAGGCTTGATTGATGAAATGCCTAAGATGACGGAGTACATGGGAGAGGCTTTCATCCTTATAGCGCAAGGCTACTCAAACCATCATCTCTTTCGTGGATATACCAGCTCATGGAAAGAGGATATGATAGGTAATGCCATTGAAGCTTGTGTGAGGTATACCCGAGCCTTTAACCCGTCTGAGTCTAGGAACCCGTTTGCGTACATTACTCAGACTGTTAGGACTGCTTTTATCAAAAAGATCAAAGAGGAAAAAACCAAGCAGTACATACGGTATAAGCTTTTCGTTGAAAATGGCGGCTTTTCTGCTGTGCAGGACGACGAAGACTTTGCTATAATGGGTGGGTCTGTACTATCAGACCAGTTTGTAGATGCCTTGAAGTTTGTTGATCATTTTGAAAATAGTCCTGCGTACGGAGGCAAGAAGCCTAAGGCTGCAGTTGATGAGGGGAGTGAGACTACTCCACCCAAGGTTGGTCTTGATGCAATTCTGGAGGATTGAAAATGAAAACTGTCACGCCTAGCATGTTCTACAAGTTCTGCTTCGATATCTACAATCACGGTCCAACTGTGCTGCTAAAGAACTCGGAAAGTCGGCGGTACAACTATCGGGTGAGTGTGCATTACGGAGAGCTGCAAAACAATGCCGACTTTGAACACTCGGCGGTTATGTCTCTGTTTTCGGTTAAGGGAGCTGAAGTTATCGTTCAGCTCCTGAACGAGATGCTTGCTCACTCAAAGACGGATATCTACCATTGGGCGAGACGTAAGGTAGGCAAAGAATGAAGGTTGCGTTAATCTCTGATACTCACTGGGGCGCTAGGGGTAACTCCAGCGCCTTCGAAGAACTGATGCGCTACTATTGGAAAGAGGTCTTCTTTCCATATCTCAAGGCGCACGGCATTAAAGTAATCATTCATGGTGGTGACTTTGTTGATGTGAAAACAAACATCAACTATAAGGTCCATCGTTCCATGAAAGAGTCTTTCTTTGATATGCTTGAGAAAGAAGGTGTGATGATGTATGTCATCCCGGGCAATCACGACATCTTCTTTAGACATGACAATGAGATCAATGCTATCAAAGAACTTTTCCCTAACCATCCAAACGTCAAGCTAATCGAATCCGTAGAAGACGTTCATATCGGTGGTACTACCTTCTGCCTCGTACCGTGGTTATCTAAGAATAACGCTGAGCAGTTTCTTTTGAAGATGGCAGAGTCCACAGCTGATTACTGTGTAGGCCACTTCGAGGTCGCTGGTGCTAAGATGTACGCCAACAGCGTGTCGGAAAAGGGCTTGGACTCGGGTATCTTCAAGCACTTCAAAAAGGTGTATAGCGGACACTACCACCATCCAGGTTTAACAGATAACATCCAGTATATCGGGTCTACGTTTCACTTGACCTGGCAGTGTTACGGAGACAAGAGAGGCTTCTTCGTTCTTGACACTGATACAGGCGACGATGAGTATGTTGAAAATGATTACTGCTTGTTTCAGCGTATCTACTATGATGATTCGGTTGAGTTTGAGGTTCCGGATGCCGATGTCTTGAAACGTGAGCTGGAGGGCAGTATTCTTGAGCTTATCGTCTTGAACAAGAGCGATAACAAGAAGTACCTTAGTCTTAAAAAGAGGCTTGACACGTTAGATCTCATATCGTTTGGAGTTGTTGAACGTTACCTGTTGACTAACATCAGCCCAGACGATACGAGCAAGATTATCCAAGACGCTGCCAAGAAAGGTACCGTAGAGGTTTTGATGGGTTACGTTGAAGAGTACAGTAAGGCAGATAAGACGACTTTAGCTAATACCGTTAGACAGATCTACGATGAAGCGGTAGACATGATGGCGGTGGGTGAGTAGAATGCACTTAGACTTCATTAAGGTACGATACAGAAACTTTCTTGCGGTAGGTAACAACTGGATTACCATTGACTTGGATAAATCGCACCTAACCGCAATCACAGGTCTTAACGGATCAGGCAAAACCACAATCGCAGAAGCTATCGTGTATGCCTTGTTTGGTAGACCTCACAGAAAAGTGAATCTGGGTGGTCTAATCAACATCAAGAGTAAGGGCGGACTAGAGGTTGAGATCGAGTGGAAGCAAGGAAGCACTCTGTATAAGGTAGTACGAGGAGAAAAACCCAAGAAGTTTGAAATTTGGGAAAACGGTGAGCTTCTCAAGCAACCTGCCAACATTAAGCTATATCAGAAGATGTTGGAGAATAGGATTGGTTTTGACAAGAAACTTTTTACCCAGATGGTCATCCTGGAAAAGGAAGACTTTGTCCCCTTCATGTCCTTAGATGCTGCTAGTAGACGAAAGGTTGTAGAAGATGTCTTAGGTATTAGCATCTTCTCGTTCATGAACAAGATTGCATCTGCAAAAATCAAGCAAGTTAAGATTGAGTATGATGACATTGAGCTTAACATCCGTCTTCTACAAAAAGACATTGATAATGCTGCGTCTCTAATCTCTGAACTTGAGGCCAATGCAGCAAGACAGGTTAGCGAAAAGCAGGCTGAGGCTGCCTCAGAGCGTGCACGCTGCGACGAAATTGTAGAACGTTTACGCTTGGTCAAGGAAGAGGCAAGTCCTCTCCTGACCGCTCTAACAGCGTACGACGGCGATAAGATGAAGGAGAAGACTGCCAACTTCTTTAGGTTTGGTGGTGAGATTAGAACTAAGATCAAAGCCTGCTGGGACAAGATTGGGTTCTTTGAAAGTAATAGCGTTTGCCCTACGTGCGGGCAGAGCATGAACCCCAGCCACGTGAAGTCTATTGTTGATGATTGCAACATCCAAATCAGAGACCTTGACGGAAAGCATGAGGAGCTGAAGCGCAGGGAGGAAGATCATCGTCTTGCAGTTAACTCGTTCATTGATACTGAGGAGAAGGTAAGAGAAATCAAGCAAAGAGCCATGCTGGTGTCAGCAGAGCTGGATGCTGCAAAGGCCAATCTTTCTCTTATCGAGGCCTCTATCAAAAAGCTAGAGAGTAGTCTTGATTTGGACCCTAAGAGGGAAACGCTGAAAGAGCTCCAGAGCAAGATGAGCGAACTGCTTATCAGAAAAGCTGACGTCGATAAGGTTTACGATGCGCTAAGAGACGTAGTGATTTCTTTAAAGGATGACGGTGCAAAGGCTCACGTCATCAAGCAGTACATTCCTGTGATTAACCAGATCCTTAATGGTTTTCTTGAGAAGATGAACTTTAACATTGCGTTTCAGTTGGACGAAACGTTCGGCGAGTCGTTTGCTAATCCAGCCAGGTCTGGCTTTGTGTACGAAAACCTGTCTAACGGTCAGAAGAGGAGGGTTGACTTTGCAATTCTTCTTACTTGGAAGAAAGTGGCAGAGGCAAAGTCTACTCTATCGTGCAACTTGCTCTTTATTGATGAGATGATGGAGTCACTTGACCCTGAGGGCGTTGAAATGTTACTGTTGCTTCTTAAGCAGGAATTTTCGGATAAGAACATCTTTGTTATCACTCAGAGACAAGAAGAGATGGCTTCGCACTTTAGAAGCGAGATTTCTTTCAAGCTAGAAAACGATTTTACGGTCATCAAGTAGAGGACAAAATGGCAATCGACTCACAAGACCCTAACAGAGACGCTACTCTTTGCTCCAGAAATAACTCTGGTAAGCCTAAGCTCAGCTATTTTCTTGAATGGCCCAACGCTATCAAAGGTTTTGCGGGCCATTGTGAACGAGGTTCTGTAAAGTATTCAAGAGGTAACTGGAAGAAGGGTGCTCAGTGGTCTGAGCTTATTGATTGCATGTTGCGCCATCTTACGAAGTTTCAGAATGGTCAGGATATGGACGATGACCCTACAATGAAGGGGAGTGCTGAGGTTGACGCGATTCTCTGGAATGCCATGACTCTGTCAGAGATGTTCTACACCAGGAAGGATCTTGATGACAGGGTCTCTGATGAAGATAAAGAAGAGTCAGCTCAAGCGAAGATGAACCTTAGAGTGATGCCCAAGGAAGTTCTGGATAGCATCAAGGATGGTACCATGTTCGGAAGGGTTGATGGGCTACCTTTAACAGACAAGTATAAGTTGGATGAGCTTGCTGACGAAGTGCTTGGTGGCGACGACGATGATGAGCAATCTATGGATTACTTCGAGGCTGATAAATGACAATGAACATGCGGTTTATGATTTGTGACGCAGAGACCTTGGGTGTTGACGAAGGGTCTGTCATTTTAGATTTCTCTATGGTTTTGGTTGATTTCAACCAGAGACTGAACTACACAGAAAAAGAGCTGATGAGCTCAGGTAAGAGGTGGAAGCTAGATGTTTCGTCTCAAAAACTGATGGGAAGGACGGTAGATAGTGATACTGTAGACTGGTGGAAGATGCAGGCACCCGACGTGCGGAAACGCTGCGTTTTGCCAAGCCCTAACGATATCCCCATCCAAGATCTTGTACCCAACATTGAGAAAACTCTAAAGGAAAACCACTTCTCTAACAAGAGTGGTGACCATCTGAACTTTTGGTTGGCAAGTCGTGGGGAGCTTGAAGTAAAGCTCTTGCATAACTTGTACAAGTCTCAAGGAAAGAGCGTACAAAAGGACGGGTTCTACGACTTTTGGCGTTGGAGAGATATTCGTACTATGCTTCACTTCCTAGTAGGTGCTGAACGTGGTTACATTGATGTGTCTGACGAAACACCAAACTGCCAGAAGCACGATTCTCTGCATGACTGCATTATTGATGCACTGCAGATTCAAAAAGCATTGGCAGGGTGGGCTTCTGACAATGAACCATGATCTGCTGCACTTGAAACCATCATACAGCGCGGACAATCAAGAAAAGTACCCGATGCAATGGATGATGATTGCCTTCATGATAAAGGATGCAAGCTACGCAGTTAGGAAGAAGGTTGGCGCTTGTATTGTCACTCCTTCCATGGGCGTATATGTAGGTTACAACGGAACCGCACCCGGTGATGATAACTGTTGCGAGATTAAGGACAATGCCAAGTTCTGGCCAGGAGGCGGGTTTGAGCTCATCACCAAGCCTACTGTCATCCATGCAGAGCAGAACGCTCTAGACAAGATGCTCAAGGAAGGAGTATCTGCTCACGGCAGTGTGATTTACCAGACCTACTCGCCTTGTCTTCAATGCGCAATGAGAGTTGCAAACTCAGGTGTCAAGTCGCTATACTACTTGGAAGCATACAGAGACTTAACGGGAGTAGATTACCTGAAGAACAGAGGAGTTAACGTGATGTCTTGGGAAGAGGTCTTAGGAAGACCTTTCGAGCCAACCAACTATTGAGGGTGTCTTGATGGCTGATAAGGAATTGTCGTTTCAGGAAGTGTTGGATAATGTCCGTGACCTCTGTCTTCTCGTTCAAACTTCAGGTTTCAAGCCAGACTGCATTCTTGCGTTGGTTCGAGGTGGAATGGTTCCTGCAACCATTCTTAGCCATCAGTTGAACGTTGGCTCTGTTTACACCTACTTCGTTAGCCACTATAATGGCAGAAACGACAACGGGCACCTATCTTACGAGGACGGCAGCATCTTTGACCTACTTTCTCAGAGTGAGTCAAATGTGCTGATTGTTGATGATATTAACGATAGCGGTGCGACGTTAGACCATGTGATGTCCAGATTTCAAACTTCTGACAGGTGCAAGTCTGCGGTATTGATTGAGAACACCAATAGCTCTTTCACTTGTGATTATGCAGCAAGACGTGTGAATAAAGATGCAAACACTTGGATTAAATTCCCATGGGAGGTTGATGCGTATGACTATTCGAAGCTGTGAGCCGTTTTCCCTTTGCCGCCTCGCTACCGCAGGTCTGGCCGCTCTGCTGATCGCAATCTTTGCGATTTCTGCGACCATGTTTCGTTAAGGAGGCGGTATGAGCTCCAATCGTGTTGTAAGGAAAGTTCCTTTTGGTGAAGATCTTACGCTTCACTGCTACACGAAGGCTGCCTTCTACAAGAGACTGTGGACTCCAACGGTTATTAAGTCTCGTGGTCATGTTTACGACAAGCACGGTGACATCGTAAGCAACCCGTTTGATAAGTTCTTCAACGTCAACGAGGTGCACAATACTAAAGAGGCCAACCTACTTCGAATTCACCTTGAAAACCCTGGGTCTTACTTCGAGGCGTATGAGAAGTTCAATGGTCATTTGTCCATTGTCTTCAATCATAAAGGTCAGTGGATCAATACCAACAAGGGTAGTGCAGGGACTGACATGACCTTGAATGACCGGGTCTTGCTGGATAAGGTCTGTAATTACAACGGTATGCGAAAGAACCACACCTATATGTTCGAGGTTATGGATACCAAGAACGATCCTCATGTCATGTTCCCTTTCTTGGAGCGTAATAACCGGCACGACGTGTTGGACACTGCTGTTCTTATTGGAGTCCGTGAAACGGTTACGGGCAGGTACCTTGACTACCGAACCAGCGTTTTTGACGATGAGGTTATCATCCCCAAGAGCGTAGTTTTTGATGGTCGAAGAACGTTTGGGGATATGGTGGGTTTTGGTGGATACCTGAACATGCTCCGGAGATACAGAAACACCGAAGGGTGGGTAGTGCACTTGAAGGACGCCGATGACCAGCCCCTTGTTGTATTCAAGGTGAAGACTCGCTTTTTCTTGTTTGTGCGTCATTACTGGTATGGCGAGTTAAAGCACAAGGCAAAGTCTCTTATCATGGATATGCACAACGGCGTTCCTTTGAATTGTGAGGAAGAAGTTGTTCCTGCGCTGGAAGCAGCGTATAATGACGCTAAGAACAACATCGAAGGACTTTCTGTTGAAGAGTGGCTAGAAAAGCAGCCCAACTTCCAGAAGTACGTTAAGTACCTCGGATTTAACATGGAGTGACATCATGAGAAACACTGTGGTTTTGATGAGAGGGCCTCAAGGGTCCGGCAAGAGTACTCTTGCTAGAGTACTGTTTCCTACATCTATCATTCTGTCTTCCGATGCCTTGAGGGTGATGCTTGGTGGCAACAGTGCTGACCAGGACACTTCGAAAGAGGTGTTCAGTTTTATCAACCAGGCCCTAGAGAGCCGGCTCCTTCGCGGGGCGCCCACTGTTATCGATGCGACTTTTGCCACTTCGAAAGGTATTAACGAGATCAAGAAGATTGTTGACCGTTACCGGGCAAGGTTGATCGTGATTGACTTCAGGGTGCGAGATGTTGAGTACCTTATGGGAAACATTCGCAGACGGGCCGAAACTTTTGGGCTCTACGTGCCCAAGGCTGTAGTTGAAGGAACGGTGTCGAAGCTCCAGAGCAGCGATAAGTGGCTGTACACCAGTGGTATTGAAGTTTTTACTGTAACCAAGGAGATGTACGAGAAGAACTTCGACGACTCTGTTCATCTCTTCTTCACGAAGTACGGAAAGAATTTCTGGACGAAGATCGTCCAAACCAACGGGTCTGCTTGGGTTGTTGGTGATGTCCACGGTTGCTATCAGACGTTTCTTGAGTTGATGCAGAAGCTCGCAAACGTCGGAGCAAAGGACGTGATCCTCGCTGGGGATGTTATTGACCGCGGGTACGGTAGTATTGAGATGTTGAGGTTCATTAAAGACAACGTCGAGCTCCCGGAATCCTCGAAAGACATCAACCTGCATTGCGTTCGGGGAAACCACGAGCACTCCTTCTTGATGGAACTCACCCAGAATAAGGTGTGTAGGAGTGTTTCTAGGGAGTACACCCACCGTCAGTTAGAGCAAAGCACAATCATGACCAAGGAGGGTGTCATTGACCTGATTATTGGTCATATGCCTCCTAGCATCATTCTGATGAAGGACGGCAGTTGCGATTCTGTGCTGATCACTCATGCTGGTATGGACGCAAACGCGTCTATTGACGGGTGTATTACTTTTCCGATTTCTGTCTCTAATCGTCGGACTTCTATCATGTTCGATGACGAACACCAGTGGTTCCGTTCGTTTGATATGAAGCAGGTGCACGGCCATAGGCATTGGGAGTACGTAGAGAACATTGACAAGGTTAAGGCCAATATTGACGGTGGGGCTGTTTATGGAGGTAAGCTCGTAGCGTATAATCCGTTTTCTGGGGAAGTGATCAGGCAAGATTTGGTTGAGACCACCAGGTATCACAAGGTAGCTTAGTTCAACGTTTGGAGAAAACATGACTAGTCAGGTAAAGGTAACAAAAGAGCTGTTTGATATTCTCAAAAATGCAGGCACGATTCATCGTAACGTGATGATTAAGAAGGACTCTGATATTCTTCGTGTTAAGAGCCCTGATAATACCCTCATGCTCACTGCAAAGGTTGGTGCCTTCCCGGGCAACTTTGTGGTGTACGACATTATGGAACTCTTGTCTGTTCTTTCTTTGGTCGAGTCTCCTCTTATTGAGTTCGTCGACGACGATTTCCTGTCAATTCAGGACCAGAAGGGAGAGCTTGCCATTAAGTACCACATGGCAGATGAGCGAATGATTACTGGATTCTCCGATAGAGATCTGGTACCTGATGAGATTCTTGTTGAGTTTGACTTGGGCAACGATAAGCTTGTTGCTGCTTATCGCGCGTCGGCTACACTGAAGCTTCCTAACCTTGCGTTTGTTGGTGACGGATCGGATATTTCATTTACTGCGCTAGATGTGAAGTTGGACACAGGAAGCAAGGGCAATTCATTCAAGACTAAGCTATGTTCGTCTGATAAGGTGTTCAAGATTGTCTTTGACTCTGACAACCTCAAGATGCTTGGTGGGGACTATACTGTTAAGATCGCAAAGCGTAAAGGTTCTCTCATTGCGCTCTTTATCAACAAAAACCAGCCGATTGTTTATGTGATGGCTGTTGCAGATAGCAGCGAATTCAACGTATAATAGCGTTGAGATGGACAGTGCCAGGGAGGGCACATTGCGGGGAGTATGTGTTTTGACGATTTCATTTAACGAAAACGAACACCTTTGGACAGAAAAGTATAGACCAGCAACAATCAAAGACTGCATCCTTCCAGCTGCAACATCTGGGCTAATGCTCTCTATTGTAGATAGCGGTAGAATGCCCAATCTACTTCTGTCAGGACCGCCGGGAACTGGCAAGACAACTGCTGCGAAAGCTCTGTGTAACGAGCTGGACTGCGATTGGATGTTTATTCCAGCATCAGAAGATAGTGGTATTGATGTACTACGTACCAAGATTAGGCAGTTTGCATCTACCACCAGCCTAACAGGTAACGGCAAGGTTGTAATCCTTGATGAGGCTGACCACCTACAGAAGAACTCTACTCAGCCTGCCTTGAGGTCTGCGATTGAAGAGTTCAGCAAGAACTGTAGCTTTATCTTCACCTGCAACTATCCCAATCTTATTATCGAACCTCTTCGCTCTCGGTTGAAGCAGATTGATTTCTCAATCCCGTCAACTGAGAAAGCACCGCTTGCTCTTCAGCTGATGAAGAGGACTATCCAGATTCTGGAACTGGAAGGTGTTGTGCACGATAAGAAAGTGGTTGCTGCAGTTATCCAGCGTTATTTCCCCGATAACCGTAAGGTCCTTACAGAGCTTAACAGCTACGCTAAGAGCGGGAAAATTGACGTTGGTATCCTTGAGGCACTCAAAGGTTCTAACGTTGACAAGCTTGTTGAGCTAATGAAGAATAGAGACTTCAAAGAGATTCGACAGTGGGCAGCGGACACATCAGGGTACGACACGTCTGCTATCTACGAGGGTCTCTATAAGGTTCTCTACGAGAAGGTTAAGCCTTCGTCAATTCCTGAGGTTATCTTGACCCTTGAAGAGTACCAACGGTTTGATGGTATTGTTCCAAGCAAGGAGGTTCATTTGGTTGCCCTAGCGGTTTCCTTAATGGCCTCTGTTGAGTGGAAGGCTTAACGTGGCTGACTTGTTTGAGATCCTAGACTCGATTACGTTTACTAAGGTTGATGCTACTAGGGGCGAAAACGGAGAAGACAACGTTAGGACCTACGATCCTTTTATCATCGTGCAAGCTTTGAGTCAACACGTAGATACGATCTTGTATGCCAATGAGATGAATAAGCATCCTTTGGTAAGTAAGCAGATGCACTTCGACTACCTTTTTAACTCAATCCGGTCGAAGAGACGCAGAGGAAAGTGGGCTAAAAAGTCAGCATACGATGATTTGGACGTTGTTATGCGTTATTACGGTTACAGTAAGGCAAAGGCAGTTGATGCTCTTAAGGTTTTAACTAAAGAGCAAATTGACGACATTAAGCAGAGAATGAACGTTGGAGGCAGAGTAAAATGAGTTCTGATACGACTAACAACGGTACCCTTCTGGCGGAAGTTGAAGGAATTGAAACCGATGTGTTTGACGGCGATGGCATTCGAATCAAGCTGAAGAGCCACGAAGACTTCAACAAGATCAGGGAGTCTCTTACCCGAATTGGCGTGCCTGCAAAGGGTAGCGTGCTTTGGCAGAGTTGCCACATCCTGCATCGCCAGGGTGAGTACGCAATCCTGCACTTCAAGGAAATGTTTGCTCAGGATGGTCGCCCGTCCACCATGACGCATGAAGACTACGGACGGCGCAACCGTATCGCACTTCTTCTAGAGGAATGGGGACTGTGTGAACTCATCGATAAGGCGGACGCTGAGTCCAATGTATCGCACTTGGGTATGATCAAGATTCTTAGTTACGCAGACAAGAAGAATTGGTCTCTGAAACCCAAGTATATGATGCGAGCTGATAAGGCTCGGGCTCGCAAGGAAGGTGGAGCATGAGCAACTTTTCAGATGTTGCAGTAATGAACGAGGTGTTTGGCAATGTGAGAGGGGACGTTCGTAATCTGGACTGGGGTCCGGTTTCGATGTACGTAGACCTCATCCGAGAGGAAGCTGGAGAGGTCTTTGAGGGTTTCGAGAAAAAGGATATCAAGGAGATGGCAGACGGGTGCTTGGACCTCCTGGTTGTTGCTTATGGCCTTGCGTATGTTATGGGGATGGACGCCGATGAAGGGATGCGTCGAGTCTTTGATAGTAACATGAGCAAGCTGTGTCCTACCTACGAGTGCGCTTACCGAACAGCTGAGACGTACAAGCTCAAGCATGGTGTGGACTGCATAATCTTCCCGGTGGAGTTCAAAAAGAAATCTGCGTATGCTCTACGTGTAGTGAAGGATCATACCGACGACAACGGTAAGTTCTTCCCTGCCGGCAAATTCCTTAAGAGCAAGGAAACGTTCTTTACTCCTGACCTGGAGTCTGATGGTCTTTTCTACGTTGGTGATAAGGTGTAAATAAGACGTTCACCATAGGAGAAAAAGACAGTGTTGAAACTTAACGAGTACATGACGTTCGTTCGTATGGCAGAGGATGGAGAAGTCCAGCCACCGTTCACTGACGAGCAGATCGATAAGGCAGAGTATTTCAACGTTTACTTCAGCAACGAGACTCAGAGCTACTGCTTGGTTCTTGCGGATTCGGATGGTAAGGAGATTGCTAGCTCTTACTGGCAAGATCTGGATTTCATGCAGGAATACATGAGTGAGTATTACGGTGTTGATGTTGATGATGATGATCTCAATGACGAGGATACGCTCAAAGAGCTGAACGACATCGAGGTCAGCGACATCGAAGACGACGAGTTTGATGACGACGAAGAAGGTTTGGGGGAGGATTAACTCCCCCTCTTTTTATTGATGAGGAGTTTGCGATATGACAAGAGTTGTTGCTATTAGACAGAAACGAACTCTATATCCAGAACTGTACTATGCTTTCGATGGCATTGGATTCATTCAGGAATCAAACAAGCAGACAGGTTACTACTGCGTAACCATTGACGCTAACACCAACTGTCCTGTTGGTGGCCTTACAGATTACCTCAACCTTGTTGACGGCTCAACAATCAAGGTATATCCCACAGAGCAGTCTTGCTTACCCAAGCAGAAACAAATCGAAGTGATGGCTAGGTGTACTGCACTCCTTAGAGTTAACGATTCTGAGATCTTCAGGATTCTAAATAAAGACAAGACGCAACTCATAGAAGTAGTGTACTGGTCTGGTAGGGGAGCAGGTCATAGTAGGCAGAAGGTTTTCACCCTATCGGCAGGGTTGACGAACTCAAGCAAGCCATCAGTAAAGTGTAATATGAACCCTCGTGAGTACCATGCTACAATGTCTATCCGCTACGAAGAGTTCATGGAAAAGTATATGGAGAAGAAAGATGAGCAGCAATCTAACTGTTGTTGAGGTGTTCAAGTCTATTCAAGGTGAGGGCCTGCATGTAGGCACTCCTTCGGTGTTTGTGCGCCTCTTTGGATGCAATCTTCAGTGCGCAGGGTTTGGCATGCCTGAAGGTCAGAAGTCCAAGGAACGTGACTCCGTAGCTGCTCTATTTTATCAATATGGTAGCATCAAAGATCTTCCTCTTGTCAAGACTGGGTGTGATAGCTACGCTGCTTGGGATAAGCGTTTCAAGCATATGAGCACTGAGATGACCCCTAAGGAGTTAGCATATAAGATTGTTGAGGTGAACGGGGGACTGTTCTTTGATGAGCAGTTTGACGAGAACACGCACCTTGTTATTACAGGCGGGGAGCCTCTGCTTCAGAAGAACGCTAAAGGTCTGTTAGAGACGATTGACATACTCTGTCGTGAGAACGGACTTCAGCATATCACGTTTGAGACGAATGGCACGCAAGCGTGGCCGTCGGACTTTTGGTGTGTTAACGGTGCTCTAATCGCCGGAGGGAGCCTTATTGACCTAGATTGCATCACACTGTCAATCTCACCGAAGATGAGAGCATCTGGAGAGAGTAGGGAGAAGGCATGGTCTTACGATGCGGTCAATACGTTGTTTGAATCCGGAGCACAACCAGTTCTCAAGTTCGTTGTTCAGGATGAACAAGATGTGTTCGAGGTTGGCGAGTTCATGGAATATGCCAAACTACCGTTTAGCGTACCGGTGTACCTGATGCCTGTTGGTGGTACTTATGAAGACTACATCAAGAATTCAACCACTGTGGCTAACCTTGCAATGAAGTATGGCTACCGGTACAGCCCCAGGCTTCACATTGACCTGTTCGGGAACAGCTGGGGGACATAAGTAAAATTTATCATTCTCATAAGAAACTCTTGTGCAGAAAAGCCTTGCAAGATATCTAAAAGACAGTATTATTCATACTGTGGAAACACAAAACACGCTGGCAAGGGCCAGAACACTACTAGACAATGGAAAGGAGTAACAACATGAACTCGAACGCAATTGACATGAAGGTGAAGAATGCGGTGATCGCGGATATGTCCAACGGTATGAGCCCGGCTGCTGCGGCCGCGAAGCACAGTGTTTCGGTCTCCAGCGCCCGTCGGTGGGCCAAGGCTGGCATCCCGCAGGCTGCGCCGGCCCTGAAGCTGGTGGATGTTGACCCGGCCCAGCCCGAAGAGGCGGTGACCACCCCGGCCCCGGCCCCGGCCCCGAGCGACGGCAACGTGGTGCACATTGACCGTGAGGTCAAGTATCGTAACGGCAAGAGCGTGTATCGGAAGCGCACGCTGATTTCCAGCAAGAAGGGGGACGTCATCCGGATGGTCAAGGAAATGATGGACGCCGACCTCCTGAAGGCTGGGTCGGATATGGAGAAGGTGAAGGAGTCGGAGAAGGCGGTCATCGAGAAGGCCGCTGTGGACCTCTTCAACAGCAACAAGGCCCTCGCCTCCAGCTACGTGCGGGACACTGTGGATGAGATGCGAGATGGTGTGGCTTACTGATGCCCACCGGTGTTAACTAAGCTGGGTGGTGTAGGAGTCTCCTACACCACCCTTTCTTACCTTTAAGGAAACCGAATGAAGCCGGATAAGTCTAAGTGTGATGAGGTGCTGGGTCTCAGAGTTCAAGAGCACCTCCTAAAGCTCAAGTTGCAAACCCCTGTCATCGAGACTCATCTAAGAGGTGATGACGAGGAAAAGATTAAAGATATTCGTGCTCACATGAAGTCAATCTGGTCTATCTTAGGCATGGACCTGCAAGACGACTCTCTGAGGGATACACCCAACCGAATTGCTAAGATGTTCGTCAACGAGCTGTTCTGGGGTTTGAAGCCAGAGTATTTCCCTAAGTGTACCACCATCGAGAATAAGATGGGGTACGATGAGATGCTCGTAGAGCGTGGCATTCGGGTGATGTCTGCGTGTGAGCATCACGGTGTTACTATTGATGGCAAGGCTACTGTAGCCTATATCCCTAAGGCTAAGGTGATTGGCCTGAGCAAGATTAACCGCATTGTGGACTACTTCTCACGCAGGCCTCAGGTTCAAGAGAGGCTTACTGTGCAGATTGCAGAGGCGCTCAAGTACATCCTTGATACGAATGATGTGGCAGTGTCTATTACTGCGAAGCACTATTGCGTGATTTCGAGGGGTATTGAAGATGCTGGATCGGAGACGACTTCAACATCTTTGAACGGTGCTTTCATTGAAAATGAGAGTACTAGAAAAGAGTTTACTAGCCTAATCCGAAACTAAACATGCCACTTAATCTAGAGTACATTGCTTCAGGAATGGGTCATACCCGGTTCGCTCTAAGTAGAAGCTACCAGAACAACAGCGTATTGGATAGGATTGACAAAGAGGTGTTTGCTCCTATACAAGGAGCGCACGGTCATAGTTATGGAATTTTGTTCAACGCGCATACTGAAAAGAAGTTTGGTGCAGCGTATGACAGATTTAAGAGCGTTTCTAGCGTACATGCAGATTCGGGAGGCCTACAGGTCGTTACTCTAGGAAAAATGATTACTGACAGTCTTAGGCAGGCTGTTTATGAAAAACAAGGGAAGCACTCAACAGTCGCAATGTCTTTTGATGAGGTCCCTGTTGTAGTCAACAACCGGTCAGTCATTAATGACCTGAATAGCAAGAGATTTGATAAAGATAACTTCGACTCGTACGCTAAGAAGTCAGGGTACAATCTCGCATCTCAGATTGAGTACTTTAGGACCCATGGCTATAAAACCAAGCCTATGATGATCGTGCAGGGTAATGGGATCTATTGGTTTCAACGTTGGGTTGAGGTTCTTCTTAAAGAGGTCCCAATAGACATGCACTGTCAGATTGCAGGTGTATCAATTGCTGGTACGTCTATCGGTAACGGTCTTCTTGAAGCTATTGAAAGGGCGGCATCTGTACCTGTTCTCCCGTGTGAGGAAGACATCAAAGCCAACGTGCACCTTTTGGGTGTTGGAAGCATCGCTAGGCTTTTCCCCTCTGCTATCTTGTATCAAACTGGTTACCTTAACCAGAACACGCACCTATCTTACGATTCAACGTCTCATACCATGAAGCTCAGTAACGGGTCTTACCTAAACAGTAGAGGTAAGCTTCAGCTCTATGGAACAACCAACGTTAAGGTAATAGAAGAATACCATAGGGATATCATAAGGTACTTTGGTGATGTGGGTGCTAGGTTTTCTTTGAGCGATGTGGTTGAGTCGTTGACAACAAACTCTTCAAAGAGGAGCTGGGACTATTTTTCTTCTGAAGACAGAGTTGAACAATATCATGTGTTCATGGTTGCTGCTGCGTTTGCTAGTATAGCCAATTTCACCTACCACGTGAACTCCTTGTTTAGGGAAGAGTCTTCCCTATTGAAATGGTTGTCTAGAGAAGGGCAATCTATTCTATCTACCTTGTTGCAAGTTACTGACTATAACGAATTCATTAAGTGGTCAAAAACTATTGGACCTAAGGTTCACAGTCAAAGGCTGGAAACGAAAGCGGCAAACGTATCGTCTCTGGATGATCTCTTTGACTAGGAGTTACCATGCGAGTGTGTCAGGTCGTTTCGAATCGATATTTGTCTATTAATGGTGGTGTTGGGACCTTTATCAAGGGGTTTCATCTTATGGCGAAGAAGTATGGGTGGGTTGTTGATATTGTTGTAGACTCACCCTTAATGAGAGGAAGACTGCACCCAGATGTTGAAAAGGAGTGCAAGGTAGTTAGCCCTAAAGATCCGTTGGCTTATAGCCACCATAAGAAGATATTCATGTTCAGTGATGGACTTTGCTTTGAGAGACAGGTAAACTTTAGGAACGCTTTGATTGACGCTATTAGAGAATCAGTGTATGACTTAATCATTGTCAATGATGAAGAGGCTCTTGATCCAATTGTATCTTTGGATCTGAACGTTCCAGTAGTGTACTACACCCATAACCCGGAATCGGTTTTACTTGCTAAAAAGTCAGTGTTCAACAGACCGTACCAAGAATGGTTGTTGTCTCTTCTTAGTAAGAACGTGGTAATAGGAAGTCAGTCAAACGATAATCTAAAGTTGATACCACCAACATCAAAAGGGGTGTGCCTTCCTTTACCCATAGCAGAACCATCCTTAGAATACGCGAACCTCTATCCAAGTAAAGAAGGGTTGCTGTTTATCGGAACGTACCAGGATAGAAAAAATCCAGAAGAGTTCATTAGAGTTGTGAAAGAACTGAAGTGCAAAGCTCTAGTAATGACATCTGGTTCCAGCGCTGAGAAGTTCAGAAGGTCTCTCGAAGATAACGGAGTTAAGGAGTATGAGATTCGACATAGTTTAACAGGGGCTGCTAAGGTTGACTTCATTTCTAAGGCCAAAGTGGCTTACCATCCAGCTAAGATGGAGACTTTCGGCTACGGTGTGATTGAAGAGGCTTTTTCTTGCCCTGTTGTTGTTCTAAAAGAGATGCCATGGACGCTAATGCACGAAAAATGGGCGCACTTGGAGTCATTGAGTAGCGTTACAGAGAAAATCAAACAGCTACTGGCTTCTTCTAGAGTTTATAACAACTCTCAGGCAGTATCATACTCCAGAGATGTAGACGAAACCTGGTTAAGGTTTGTAGAGGGTGTCATGCAAGAGAAAGTTGCAAGACCACTGAGAGGCGGTCTCGCAACGGTTCAAGAAACAGTAAGGTTGGATGATTATTTTTCTAGTTTAGGACGAAGTGATAGCTTTAGTCACGTTGGCGACTATAGAACCGTATCCAACAACAGGTTCAATACCAATTTGGTCATAACAAACGAAAAGAACGGCAGTACCTTGACAAGAGTTGGGTTTAAAGCATCAAAAATAACAACTCAAAGAGGAACGTTAGACTCTTTGTTTGACTAGTATCTCTGAAAGTGTTACTATATAGATTGACATAAAGGCGTCGCTTTTGGGGTGTTTTCCTTAGGCCTTTCCACCCTTTAACTCTAAAGGAAACAGACATGTCTGAAAAAATTAAGGTTGCTATCGCGGGAGTTGGTAACTGCGCATCTGCCCTGATTCAGGGCATCAACTACTATCGTCACAATAATCAGGATAGTCTTCCTGGTATTATGTTTAAAGACATCGGTGGTTATGGACCAACAGACATTGAGGTAGTTGCTGCTTTTGATGTTGATGAAAGAAAGGTTGGTAAGCCTCTTCATGTTGCAATGTTCGAAGAGCCCAACTGTTGCCGCGTGTTTCATACTCAGATTGATGACAAGTGTACGGTTCAAATGGGTAGAGTTTGTGATGGTGTCTCACTTCATATGGAGAACTTCCACGATACAATCAATTTCAAAATTGCCAAGGAAGAGCCTGTTGATGTAGCTCAAGCCCTCAGAGACAGTGGTGCACAGATGCTCATTAACTATCTCCCTGTGGGGTCTCAGGTTGGTACTGAGTTCTACGCGCAGAGTGCTATTGATGCAGGTATTCCTTTCTTAAACTGTATTCCAGTATTCATTGCGTCTAACCTTGAGTGGGAGAAAAGGTTTATTGATGCCGGTCTTCCTCTTATTGGTGATGATATGCGTAGTCAAGTTGGTGCATCTATCTTGTCTCAGGTTATTCAGGAGCTCGCCTTTGACAGAGGGTGCAAGGTAAAGTTCCATCAGCAACTGAATGTTGGTGGAAATACAGACTTCGCCAACATGATGAACCCTAACAGGCTGTCTTCCAAGAAGATTAGCAAAGAGAATGTCATTAGGGCTCAGAATGACATACGTGGTATTCCTATGGAAAAGGATACGTTGTTCGCTGGGCCAAGTACCTTTATTCCGTACCTGAAAGACAATAAGGTTGCTTACTTCAACGTCATCCTTGAATCTTTCGGAGGGGCTGAGATTACAGTTGATATCAAGCTGTCAGTCCAAGATAGTGAAAATTCTGCGGGTGTTGTTATTGATGCTATCAGGTATCTAAAGGTGGCTCAGGAATTGGGCATTAAAGGTTCTCTTCGTGGACCTAGCGCGTGGACTCAGAAGACACCTCCAATGCAAATGATGTACTCGGAAGCGAAGGCAGAATGTGAGTACCTAGCTGCCAGAGAGATCCCTACCTACTACCTCACGAATGAGTTCTAGTATGAACTCATTCGATATTGACGGTGTAATCTTTATGGGACATGGTCGGACTGGGGTCCGACCATGTCACTCTGACGTTATCATCACAGGTAGGTCTTTTGAAGAGATGCCCGAAACAGAAAGATTTCTAGGTGGGCTAGGCATTGCGAACAGAGTGTTTTACAATCCTCTTCCGTTCAATCAAAAGACTAGAGAGAGCTCTGCTCTTCATAAGGCTGAAGTGATTACTATGCTTAAGGACTCTGGAAAACGGATAGATATCCATTTTGAGGATGACCAGATTCAGGCAGAAATCATAAAGAAGGCTTGCCCTTGGGTTAATATCGTCCTTCTTCATCATAACCTTGTAGAAAAAGAAAACGTGAGACACGACGATGCGTAAAAAGATTGTAATCCTTTACTCTGGTGGTCTAGACAGTTTCATAATGAAGAGGTTGTCAGAGGTAGAAAATAAAGATGACGATGTTGTGTGCGTTTATTATGCGCACGGAGCAGAATCGGAGAAAGAGGAAGTTTCCCTTCTCCCTCTAAACGTTATTCGCATGAACGTAGACTGGTTGGGTAAGAATGGTATTGGCTGCGTCGCCAAGAAGAGCGAGCCTTTAAAGGGTAGTATCTACATTCCAGGGAGAAACCTAGTGTTTGTTACCCTTGCTGCTTGCCAGTTCCTGCCAGATGAGATATGGCTAGGATCTTTGGTTGATGAGGTAAATATTGACGCTACAGATAAGAACGCCTTCTTTAGAGACGTGGTATCTGGTCTTACAACCTACACCTTGTCTCCATTCAAGGAAGAACAGGTCAGAGTGGTTTTCCCACTAGCCGACAGAGGATGGACTAAGGTTGATGCTGTTAGATGGGCCTTGAATCACGGCGTAAGCATTTATGATATCAGCAAGAAGTCATCTTCTTGCTGGCATAGTCATAATGGTGTTCCTTGTGGTGAATGTTGGCAGTGCTTAAAGAGGTTTGTCACGTTTAGAGAAGCAACCGGATCTTATCTGGATTTTGAAGAATATGCAGTTCACCCCTTGAAATCAAAAAAGGTTGCAGAAATGATTGCAGACCTATTGCAGAAAAAGAACCCGAATACAGATGACCTTAACATGCAAAACCTTGTAACCAAAAACATCACACCCGTAGAAATTTCCGAAATGCCAACAGTCTAGTAGGTAAAGTACGATGCACAAAACATTCATTGATGTAGACGATACCATCCTTGACTGGAAAGAAGGTATCCGCGAATATATGAACGGAGTGGAGCATAAGTGTTTAGGATGGCACGCAAACAAGCTACCTAGATTTGGTCTGAGTGAAGAAGAATTCGACGCGTCTGTCCGCAAGTTCAACGAAAGCGAATTTTTCGGAAACCTTAACACTCTAGAGAACTCCAGGGTTCTAGCCAGACACCTTCAAGGTACGCACCTCTTATCTTCTTGTGGGTCAAGCACTAAAACCAAGAGGTTAAGAGAAAATAACATCGTTGATGTTCTGTCTGCGTTTGACAGCTCAACTCAATTTAGTGCCGTTTCGTGTAAGCCGCCAGACGAAATTGATTGCCTTCCTCTGTACGAAACCAAAGTTGACTTCATCAGAAAGAACACGCCTTACGGACATGCACCAATCTTGGTAGATGATAGTATTGACCAGATCAAAGCCTTTATTGGTCACTACGAGAAAGATATCAAAAGAGGAAAGGCCGGTTTTGTTTGGGTTGCTAATCCGCATAACGCGCTGAACCTATCAGAAGAGAGGAGAGACTTTGCTTACCTCTTGGACAATATGTTTTCTTCCAGCACAGATTGTGCTAGAGTTACTGTTCTATCCAAAACCTATAATTACCACGTAGCGGAAAGAACAGTCCACATGGTACTAAAAGAAGTCATAGAAAGCCTATCATAAAGAGGTGCAGCTTGTCATTTTACACTTTCTATCGTAGATGGGGAAACACTGTACTGGTAAGAGAAAAACAGGATGATGTAGACACAAAGAATGTGATAGTAGAGCTAGAGCCGACTATCTGGGAAAGGGACCCGAGCTTTGAGTCTGGTTATACCGATTATTACGGAACATCTCTGAAACCTAAGAGCTTTAGCTCAGCTAAAGACGCATCGCAGTTCCTGAAGTCGTACAAAGGTGTTGAAGGGGTTAGCTTTTGCGGTACATCTGATTTTGCTCTGGAAGAGGTATGCAACAGGTACGGAAAGATTGAGTACGATAAGAGTAAGATTAGAACCCTAACCTTGGACATTGAGGTTAATGCAGACGAGTTTCCAAATCCAGAAGAAGCAAAGTACCCTGTTGACCTCCTGACCGTACACGATAATATCACAGATACGTACGTTTGCCTGAGCCTGTATGATTTTGATTCTAGTGACCCGATGATATCCCACTTGAACGTGGTGCATAAGAAGTTTGATAGTGAGCACGACTTATTGGTTGCATTTGTTCAGTTCTGGGCATCCATGAATGCCGATAACTTCACCGGATGGAATACAGAGATTTTTGATATTCCGTATCTGTACTTCCGCATTTGTAAGGTCTTGGGTGAAACATGGGCGAAAAAACTCAGTCCGTTCGAGAGTGTTTTTGTTGTCGAGACTACAGTTAATTTTGGAAACGAGGTCAAGAAGATTGACATCGTAGGTATGACCGACCTTGACTATATCAGTCTTTACAAGAAGCACAGGTACCTGACAAGAGAATCGTATCGCTTGGGCTTTATTGCTCAGGCAGAAGGTGTAGGTAACAAGGTGGCTTACAGCAACCACAACCTTCAGGATCTAGCACGAGAGAATCCTCAGCTTTACCAGGTTTACAACATCGTTGACGTTGAGCTTGTTGTTGAGCTAGATAGAAAACTCAAGTATCTAGACATCACGTATGCTTTGTCTTACTTGACGATGTCAAACTACGCAGATACGCTAGGTACTACCAGATTGTGGACCAACGCGATCTATTCGTACCTGTACCTTGACAAGAAACAGATACCACCGGTCTTCCCCAATAAAGAGCTATACCGAGAGTTTCCTGGCGGGTTTGTCATGGAGCCTAAGGCAGGGAAGTATCGTTGGGTTGTATCTTTCGATTTTGCGTCTCTGTATCCACACCTTATCATGCACCAGAATCTTGGTCCGGAAACCTGGGTGTCTAGGTCTGACTTTAGACAAGCGTTGATGAAGTCAAACGACCAAGATGCAATTAGGTACGCAAAGTCTTCTGAGTTTGACTGTGACATTGACGCTGTAAGCATTGATACATGCGTCAACAAAGAGGTATCAGAAACTCTGCTGCACTACGCAAAGACATTGAACCTGTGTGTTACACCTAATGGTTCTTTGTACCGAAGAGACTTCAGGTCGTTCCTTAGCGAGATGATGCAGTTCTACTACAACCAAAGAAAGGTTGTGAAGAAAGAGATGCTGGCGCTCAAACAAAAGAAGGTCGATGCAACAACCGAGGAGGACAAGAAGTTCTACGAAAACGCAGTTGCAGCTAAGGATGCCATGCAGATGGCACTCAAGATTGCTATGAACTCTGGTTATGGCGCAATCTCCAACAAGTTCTTCCAATACTTCAAGATTGATGTTGCAGAGGCAATCACAACAGGTGGGCAGACTGCAGTAAGGTGGGCATCTCGTGATATCGATGAGTTCTTGATGTCTGTGTTAGGTGATACAAAGTCCAGGTGGATATACTCAGATACAGACTCATCGTACGTTGACCTTAGTGACATCGTCAACAGGTATACCAAGTTCAACCCCAAAGCGTCGACCAACGACATCGTTACCATGCTGGATAAGTTCTGTGAAACCAGGATCCAGCCTGTTATCAACCAGTCCTGCGAGAATTTAAGAGAGTACCTGAACGGTTACGATCAGAAACTCTTTATGAAGAGAGAGGCTATTGCAGAGGTAGCGATCTGGAGTTCAAAGAAACACTACGCCATGGCAGTCTGGGATAACGAAGGCGTTAGGTACTACGAGCCTGACTTGAAGGTACAGGGGCTTGAGTCGGTAAAGTCGTCTACGCCAAAGTGGGCGCGAGAGTATCTAAAAAAGGTGTACATGACGTGTCTACTGAAAGACCAGGAAGCGCTCTTTGAACTTTTCAGAGGTGTTAAGGTAGAATACCAAGCAATGCCAGTAGAAACCATTGCAGTGCCTAGAGGTGTAAATGGTATCAAGAAGTACTCAGACTCAAAAGGCATGCCTACTGTGAAGGGCGTACAAGCCCACATTCGGGGGTCTATCTACCATAATGCAATACTAAGAAAGCTTGAGATTAAGAGTATCCCTCCTATTGCAGATAAAGAGAAAATCCGCTATATTATGCTCAAGCCCAATCACCATCATGTAGATGTGATTGCGTTCAGAGAGGAACTGCCTCCTGAGTTTAAACTTCACCAATATGTTGACAGAGAAACTATCTTCCAGAAGTCGTTTGTCTCGCCTGCCGAGTCTTTTGCAGGGCTGATAGGTTGGGACTTAGAGTTCAAGCCCAAGCTTGAAGAAGATAGAGACGGTCCTCCCCAGTCTTTTTTCTAATCAGTACAGTTACACTGCACTACGCTAGAAGTCGTGGGAGAACGCGTCTAGCGCAGTGTAGGGCATATTCTCATAGTCAACGCTAAAGGACATTACATGGCAATCTCTAACCACTCTTCACTCGCCCTACGTATGATGAAAGCTGTTAAGACGGAAGGGGCAGAGATCTTTGCAAACTCGAAGTTTTTCACAGACAGAAAGGAAGTACCGACTCCCATCTACGCTCTTAACATCGCCTTGAGCGGTGAACTTGGAGGTGGGTTGAGCTGTGGTGTTATCATGCCTGCTGGGCCATCCAAGCACTTCAAGTCAAATATCAGCTTGGCCATGATCGCTCCTTTCATGGAGAAGTACGATGATGCTGTTTGCGTGTTCTTTGATTCAGAGTTTGGTGCAAGTTTCTCGTACTTTGACTTCTTCGGTATTGACAAAAATCGAGTGATTCATGTGCCTGTTACCAATATTGAAGAGCTTAAGTTCAATCTGATGTCTATGCTGGAAGAACTGAAGCGTGAAGACCATGTTATTATGTTCGTTGACTCGATTGGTAACTTGGCATCCAAGAAAGAAGTAGAGGACGCGCTAACTGAGAAGTCTGTTGCAGATATGACAAGAGCCAAGGCGCTCAAAAGTCTGTTCCGCATGTCAACTCCACACTTCGCGACCAAAGATATTCCGTTCATCTGCGTTAACCATACTTACTCTGAAATCGCGACGCACCCTAGACAAATTGTGGGTGGCGGTACTGGCGGCTACTATGCCTCTAACAGCATCTTTATTATCCGTAGACGGCAGATTAAAGAAGGAACGGATGTTATTGGCTACGAGTTCATTATTGATATTGATAAGAGCAGAGCTGTAAAGGAACGTAGCTCTATTCCTCTTACTGTTACATTCGAAGGTGGTATCGACCCGTACTCTGGCCTCCTAGATATTGGCGCTGCGCTCGGTTACATCGATGCCAGTAAGAAGGGGTGGTACAGCCGAACCTGCGTCGAAAACGACAAAGGTTGGCGCAGAAGAGATACGTCCACAGAAGAGTTCTGGGGACCTGTCTTGAACAATAAGGATTTCCAGAGAGACATCAAAAACGCTTACTCTCTGTCAAACGATGGGTCAGGTAAAATTGGTAATGTCGTGTATGATGAAGAGACAGGTGAAATCGTTGCTTCTACCACTGGTGTGGAGCTTGGGTAATGTTTTCTTTCCTAGCCAAGCTATACCGTAAAATCACCAAAAGAGCTATCAAAGTCAATGGTGTAAAGATACGTGATTTCTATGACATGGAAAGGGGGTGTGTTGCGTTTGATGTCTTGACGGGGGAGCTTAAGGGTTATACTGTATACATGACTGGTCTATCTCTAGATGTAGAGAACTCCAAGAATCCTGCAGTGTACCATGTAGTTTTTGAGTTGAATGGTGAGGTTGTTGATCCTGGTAAAGAATCCCCGTCTATCATCCAAGATCTAGAGACCAGGCGATTTGTAAGACGAGTTCTTGATATGCTTATCTTTGATGGGAAAAACCCGACCGCAGCTATCAAGGAAGTGTAATGGCGTTTGACACAGAAGTTCTTAAAGGTTTAATCCATAACAAAGATTACACAATCAGAGCAATCCCTTACATCAAGAAAGAGTACTTCCAACACCCTCCTTACGGGAAGGTATTTGGTTTGATTGAGTCATTTTACAAAGAGTACAACGGCGTTCCTTCGATTGATGCGCTGAGTATCATGGTAGAAGACTCTGACCTAAACGAGAAACTCCACCGAGATTGCGTTGACACGCTTCAGGAAATACGAGAGGCTCCAGAAACTGGTCCTAGTGGAGAGACGCACTCTGCGTGGCTTATTGACAGAACAAAGGAGTGGATTAAGGACAGAGCTCTTCATAACGCTCTGATGGAGTCCATCAGCATTTACGAAAAGTCCGCAGATAAGGAAAAGAGCCTTCAAAGAACGGCTATCCCTGACCTTTTCAGAGACGCACTTGCAGTAGATTTCGATACTGATATTGGTATGGACTACTTCGAAGACATCGAAAAGCAGTTTCAATACTATCAGCACTCTGAAGATAATACCAACAAGATGCCTTTTGATATTGAGGTACTGAACTACATCACAAGAGGTGGCATCCCAAGAAAGACTGTTAACCTGGTGTTTGCTGGTGTTAACGTAGGTAAAACTGCGTTTCTGTGCTACTTGGCGGGAATGTACTTGTCACAGGGGTACAAGGTACTTTTCCTATCTTGTGAGATGTCAAGGGAAATGATTCGCGAGAGAATTGACGCGAACATCCTAGGTATCACAACAGATAACTTCTACAAAATCAAGGAAGACAACTATGTCAAGCGTCTGAAGAGCATACGTGAAAAGGTTACAGGTGAGCTGGTAATTCGTGATTACCCTCCTCTAAGGTCAAACAGCATCACATATAAGAATCTTCTACGTGAGCTCTTGTTCAAGAAAGGGTTTACACCTGATGTTGTTCTTGTTGACTACCTTGGTATTGTTGCATCGTCTTCTCTACCTCTAAGTGCCATGCAGAATTCTAATCTTTACTTAGGCACAGTAACAAAAGAGCTCAAGGCTCTTGCGACCGAAGGTAACTTCGGCCTTTGGTCTGCACACCAGCTGAATAGAGAAGGTATGCAGCAACTTGAGGTGCAAATGACACACTCTGGGGGATCTATTGATATTACCAAGGACGCTGACTTCATTCTCTCAATATCTCAACCTGAAGAGATGGAAGAAGAGAACAAGGCGTTGTTCAAGCAGTTGAAGAATCGCTACAATAAGAAGTCTAGAGTGAGGCGCTTCTTGCTAGGTATGGATACGGACTTGATGCGTTTCCATCAGTTACCTGCAGATCAGCAAGAACTACTCTATGAAGAAAAGGTTAGAAAAAACAAAAAATCACAGGAAAGTAAGAGCGATAATAACCCTTTGAGTACACAGCAGAAACCAAACTCTGCCAAAAATGTGGACGTTTCGGACTGGAATATCTAGAATAAGTAGTATCCGTGTCAATAAGCTCATAACAAGAGAGAAGCAATGATTTCCATCCCGCTACAAGAGACATCCGTTGAAATTTGGCAGAAGAAGTATCAGCTCAAAGATCTGAAGGGCAATGCAGTTGACCGCAATCTATTTGGTACGTATCGAAGGATTGCCAGGGCACTGGCTAGGGTAGAGAAGGAACCTGTTCGTGGCGAATGGGAGGAACGCTTCTTTCAGTGTATGGTAGATGGTGCAACACCTGGTGGTAGAATTGTATCTAACGCAGGTGCAGAAGAGTTCAAGCCTAAGACGTCTCTGATTAACTGCACTGTATCCAATATCGTAAAAGACTCCATGGACAGTATCATGGATTCATGCAAAGAGTCTGCTCTAACTTTGAAGGCTGGGTGTGGTATCGGGTACGAGTTTTCAACTCTACGTCCAAAGGGAGCCCACGTTAGCGGTGCAGGCGCGTATACGTCTGGACCCTTGCCATTTATGGATATCTTTGATAAGATGTGTTTCACTGTCTCCTCGGCTGGTGGTCGCAGAGGAGCACAGATGGCAACCTTCGCAGTGTGGCACCCAGATGTGGAAGACTTTATTCGGGCCAAGAGAGAAGATGGCAGATTGCGCCAATTCAATATGTCGCTCTTAATCGACGATGATTTCGTTGATCGTGTAATCAATGATGACGATTGGGAACTCGTTTTCCCTATCAAGAAGAGTGAGCTAGATAAGGTTGAATCTGGTGAGATTGAGGTGACGCTTAAGAAGATGTTCTGGGATGCCGAGTATTGCGATAGCATGGATTATGTCTACAGCGATAACCATATCACGTGTCGAGTCTACAAAAGAGTAAAGGCTAGGTATCTCTGGGACATCATTATGCAGTCCACATACGATTACGCTGAGCCTGGATTCCTTCTTATTGATAGAATCAACGAGTTGAATAACAACTATTGGAGAGAGCGGATCCGTGCAACCAACCCGTGCGGTGAGCAGCCTCTTCCCCCTCATGGCTCGTGTCTTCTGGGTTCTGTTAACGTCACCAGGTTTGTTATCAACCCCTTTAGTGACTCACCTCTGTTTGACTGGGAGAAGTTCCGTAGTGTAGTGGCTACGTTTACCCGTATGTTAGATAATGTGGTTGATATGAACGGACTCCCTTTGAAAGAGCAGAGAGAAGAGATCAGCCTTACTAGACGACACGGTATGGGAGTTCTTGGGTTAGGTTCTGCGATGACTATGATGAACATGACATACGGTAGCGAAGAGTCAATTGAGTTTACCGAGAACGTCATGCGTGAGATGGCAGTGCAGGGATTCAAGACAGGTACTGAGCTGGCGATTGAGAAAGGCCCAGCCCCGCTTTTTGAAGATCAAAACAATCGAAGGATGTGGGTTAACGGTAAGTACATGAGCAAGATCTGGGAAGAGTGGCCTGAGGGTTACAGCATTGCGTTAGAACACGGATGCAGATTCTCGCACCATACCAGCGTGGCACCCACTGGTACAATTTCTCTGTCTATCAACAATAACGCATCTGGTGGCATTGAACCAAGCTTTGCTCACCAGTATACTCGCAACGTGATCAAGGAAGGCAAGAAGACTAAAGACGCAATGCTCGTCTTTAGTTACGAGATGCTTGCGTATAAACACATCACGGGGTCGGATGTTGTACCTGAATGGTTCAGCACCACAGATAACGTAACACCCCGAAATCACATCGACGTACAGGCTGCTGCGCAAAAGTGGTGCGACTCTTCTATCTCCAAAACAGTTAACGTTCCAACATCATTACCCTATAAGGATTTCAGTGATATCTACCTTTATGCGTACGAGAAAGGACTTAAGGGGTGTACCACCTTCCGTTTCAATCCCGATGCGTTTCAAGGTGTGTTGGTGAAAGAAGAGGATCTTGGTAATACAGAGTACGTCTTTACTCTAGAAGACGGGTCTGATGTTGTGGTAACAGGTAACACCTTGATTGAGTACGATGGGCAGACACATACAGCCGCAAACCTTTTTGACGCAATTAAGGAAGGGTACTATGGCAAATTCTAATCTCGCCTACAAAGAAGAACCAGAGGCGCTGCCTATTTTTCAAAAGATTGTGAGCGTGAGCTTGAATAAGCTTGCACCTAAAGAACAAGCACCAGAGGAAGTGATCTTAGATAGCGTAAAGCTGCCAGATGACTCTCCTGCTCGGATGAAGGTGCTGAGGTCTGAAGGTAGAAAGTGGTACCTGACTGTTGTGTACCACAAGTCTACAGAGCAGCCTTTTGCGCTGTTTTGTCATACCAACAGCCCAGAGAAATCAGCATCTACGAGCGACGCTGTTGAGCGTATGTTGGGGCTAGCAAGACGTAAGAAGATTCCAGAAGATTACGTGAGAGACGTAGAGAAAAAGATACACCACGAGTCGAATACAACTAAACTCACACGAGTGATCTCTTTGCTGCTTAGGCACGGAGTTCTAATCAAGAACATCGTAGCTGAATTGAATAGGATGGAAGACATTTACGTCAACTCTTTTCTGTTCCAGTTGAAGAAGTTCCTTAGCAATTACATTATGGATGGTGAAGTAGCAGATGATCAAGAGTGCGAGGAGTGTGGTGGAAAGATCATCTATTCAGGAGGGTGCTTCATGTGTTCTTCCTGTGGATCGAGCAAATGTTCTTGACCAGGAGTTAGTTTTCCTGTACTATGCTAAATGTAGGATATACAACTGTTTTCTATTTTCCCTTCTATAAGGACACCGCAATGGCTAAGAAGACTGTTACTCAGATCATTATCAGTTACCTCAAGAAGCGCAAAACTCCTGCAACCTTCCCTGAAATCATTCGGTTAAAGGCTCTTAAGAACATCAGTGATGCCACAGTGCGCAAGCTTTTGGGCGCAGAAGGCATCCCAAACATTGCCACTGTGAAGGTGGATTGCCCGGTTACCCATCGATCCCGCCTTGGGTATTTCTACGAAAATGGACTTACCTTCGTTTCGTAATTCTCACTCAACCTTTGCCGGAGAATTCATGCAGCTCAAAAGCTTTAGGTCTTTTCTTAACGAGCAAAGTGCCAATAACAACGTGACTGCCTTGGTGTCACGTACGGACATGCCGCAGTTTGATGATGATCTACTCGATAAGGCTAAGAATTACTTTGGCTACGACTTGGTGGACTTATCCAAGGGTGAAGTTACGTCGCTCAGGACAGTTCAGCATCATTTGGATTTAGAAAAGGTTAACCGAATCAATAAGTTTGATAAACCCATTGTCACGTCTTCAGATGACCATATCGTTGACGGTAATCACAGGGCTGCAGCGTTTGTTCTTTCAAAGTCTGCACCTGAAACCATTAGTGCTGTTCGGTTAAATGCTGACGTTATCTCAATTCTAGCTTGGAGCAAACAAGATGACCAATAGTGGACGGCCTGATTCTGGTTCTACTTGTCTCGTAGCTCGGCCCGGTAAGAACCCTCAGATCTTTACTATCGACCGATGGTTGAACGATAAGGTTGCGCGTACCACTCAAGGTGATCTTGTTGAATGGAACGACATGAACAAGATGTTCACGTCAACAAGTGTTGAAAAAGAAGTTTCCAGGCTTTATAATTACTAATGACACGGGCCTGTAGCACAACGGTTAGTGCAGGGTGCTCATAACGCTCAGGTTTCGGGTTCGAATCCCGCCGGGCCCACCACTTAACAGGAGGACTACACTATGATGAACATCGAAGACATCAAGGAATATGTGACCAACCGCCTGAGCAACGTGCCCAGGAATGACCTAGGCAGGATGCAGAAGGAACTCTCCCAGATCATTAATGATCTGGGTTTCAAGCATGGTGTCTATTTCGTAGACAGTGCCATGCCCGGGTATGCTATTGTCGACATCGACGTTCTTATCGATGAGAACACCAAGGAACCTCATCTTCGGCCTGTTTACTCAAGAGGCTAGCTTGTGTCGGAAGAAAACAGCGACATCGACGAACTAGATGATGAAGGGGTTGATGACGAATACAAAGGGCCTAGCGATCAAGATATGCTGGACAGCATCATAGATAGCTCGGCCTTGATTGACATTAGTCGGCATCCCGTTCCTCGGAATTTCAAGAAGGACACCGAGGAACGGGTTGTCAAGATGAGAGAGTGGATCGAAGACCAGCTAGTTAAGATGAAAGACGCTGGTAAGAGTGATGAAGAGATTGATGAAGCAAGGCAAGAGTTTGAAATGATACTAGAGGCAAATAAGGCAGAATACTGCTTCCGGGATGAGATTTTATGGAAGTATCATCTCGCTTCGGTCTTGATGGAAGTAAGAGACGCTGTAGAAAAAGAACTGTGGGAAGTTGAGTATATCCCACCCAGAGATAAGATGCACTAAGAGGAAGGTACCTACATGGCGCTCAAGTATGTTGATGGTGATCTCATTGCAATGGCAAAAAACGGTGACTTTGATGTCATCGTACACGGTTGCAACTGCTTTGCCACGATGGGTGGAGGCATTGCAGCAACCATCGCAAAAGAGTTCCCGGCGGCGGTCAAGGCAGACAAGAACTTCGCAAAGCTGTATAAAGGCGATATTAATCAGGCAGGAAAGATGTCGTTCGTCAATTGCGACTTAGGTAGCCACAAGCTTACTATTATCAATGCGTACACGCAGTATCAGCCTGGTGGTTTTTCGCTACTGTACGACACTCCTGAAAACCGTTTGCGCTGGGTGCGTGAAGCGTTTTACAATGTCAAGCTTCGCTTTGCCAACTTTAACAAGCCCAAAATTGGTATACCGAAGATTGGGGCTGGTATTGCCGGTGGTGATTGGAACAAGATCGCCGCAGTTATTGAAGAAGTCACAGCAGGCGCAGATATTACTGTTGTCAACTATAAACCTTCCTAAGGAGACACTGACTTGCAGCCTCGGAATACTCAGATTTTCTCTATCGACAAGAGTTTTGATTTTTGCTATGGCCATCGAGTATGGACTCAAAAGCTTGACTCAAAGCTCACATCTGGTAACTCAACGTGTCTAGCGTGCAGGCATATTCATGGACACCAAGGTCGTGTGAAGATTTTCATGCGTTCGTCTGATGTGGACGATACCGGCATGGTAACAGATTTCAAGCACCTTGGGTTTATGAAGGACTTTATTGATGATGTTCTGGACCACAAGTTCATTATGGACATCAACGATCCTTTGTTCAGTCACGAGGTACCTAAACCGTTCAACGAATGGGTTGTACCTCACCCCAACGATATTGCTAGAACTCACAATATCAAGTGCATCAGCCCCGAGCTATTGGATGGTGGTCCTCTCAAACAAGAAATCGCTGAGAAGTTCGAAGGAATGGTTTTCGTTCCGTTCGTTCCTACCAGTGAGAACCTTACCAAGTTTCTCCTTGACGTTGCACGCAGCGTCATGGGAACTATGAGATCTTCGAAAAGAAGTAATAGCGATTCCCTCGGGTACTCAGTTGCAGACCATGTCTTTGAGGTGTACGCTGCTGAGTTTTGGGAAACTCCTAAGAGCCACTGCCGGTTCGAATATCCTTCAGTACTCAACCACAGGTAAAATCAATAATGACCGTAGAAGCTATCATGGAATCGAATGTCCCGTCCAGCCCTGCTGACCGTGAGAAGATTTTTAATGCAGTCAAGGAAATGGATGTGTGTTTGACTCACATTGCTGCTCAGCGAGACCAGATGAAGGCTATTGTTGATCGTGTGGCAGATGAGTTCAAGTTTGACAAGAAGCTGTTCCGGACCATGTCTCGAGACTACCATAAGCAGTCTCATGATAAGACTGTTGCAGAGAACGAGGCCTACGAGACTGCCTACACGGCGATTGTAGGCAGCAATAGCAATACAACCCCTGCCGTGTGAAGTCCGCTAGAACGCAGTCCTAGAGCTGCCTACAGGGGTGCCAAAGTGTACTAGGGTGGAGCTGGACCTGCCTGGATAACGACACTGCCTGTAGAACATAACTAACCAGCCTTTAGGCCAGCAATGCTGGCCTTCTTTTTGTCTCTGCTAAATACAATCAAACAGCAGAGGAAGCACGAATGAGAACTCTTAAGCAGGGTGATACCTTTAAGACTTGGTTCGAGAAGTACAATGAGGTAATCGCTACAGGTGTGGTTGGTAGCTTTTCTAACGACCCAGACTTCAATACCGGTCTTGACTTCTTTATTCGAGCTAGCTACCTGAGACGTGGTACTGCCCTAGTCAACATTCCTGATACTTTTGTCACACTCGCAGATAACAGCGTCAACGTTGTGTACCTAGATGTTACGTTGGGTGCAGAAGCACTCGCGTCAGCAGTAGAGGGGTTCACTCCATCGTCTGATGCCATTGCGCTGTATCGTGTCACGACTGCTGCCGGTGTCATTACCCTAATCGAAGACTATCGCACATGGCTAAACACTGAGGTAATGGATCACCAAAACCTTATCAACAGAGATGATCCTAACGCCCACCCGCAAATTGAACAAAACTCCATCATGTACGCGATCGTCATGGCCATTGCACTCGGAGGATAATAAGAGATGGCTGTCCCTTTCAACTTTCTAGATCTAGGTGTTACTCTTACTACATCATGGACAGACATCTACACTTGTCCAGCTGCCACCCAAACCATCATTGTTGGTCTCAGAGCTGCCAATGCCGATGGTACGATTAACACCACTGTTGGCGTGAGAAAGTATATTGCCGCAACTCTCGACCAAAAGATGGTTACTGGGTTGAACACTGAACTCCCTGTAGGCTCTGCTCTAAACATCGCAGACGGCAACCGTATTGTGCTTGCCCCTGGTGATAAGATTCAGGCTATTGCTGGTGATGCTGCCGCTGTCGATTTGACCATGGATTACCTAGAGCTCACATTCTAATAACAAGGTAGACGAATAATGGCAAGCCCTTACGTAGGAAGAGACCCTTTTACGGATAGCAACGTGGTTTCACAGGATGTTGCAACTGCAGTGTCTACGGCTATTCTTGATGCGCATAAGGTAGAAGTACACCCACACCCTATCACTGATATCGTAAACACGGCGGCGGACGCAGTATCTCTTTCCGATATCATGAAAACTGCCACCATCCTGAGTGGCAAGGCAGAAGCGCTAACTCACTTGGCTACCTATGTCGTTCCTGACGGGAAGTTTTTTCTGATTAGCGGTGAAGACGGTGGTACGTTCATTTACAAAACTGTAGATGTGGCAGGCACCTTTGTTGATAACGGCGGGGCGTATTGTGGAACGGTTATTGTCCCTGCAGGCGGTGACGGTAAGAGTGCTCTAGTTAGGTACCAGTTCAACAACGTTTACAACATCAGATGGTTCGGCGCAGTCGGTCAAGATAGCGTACTGGACACTGCTGGTATTGATGCTACTGTTGCCGCTATGGAAAGCGCCGGTCTCACTGGTTGCGGCCCGGGTGTTGATGGACTAGGTGGTGGAACACTTTACTTCCAGCACAACGATATTGGTAATTACCTATACACTGGTGACCTTGTCATTCGAGACGATAGCTTCATTATCAAGGGTGACGGAATGGGTAAGGCCGGTATCTCTATTACCGGTACTATACAGGTGGGTACTGCTAATGTCGACCCAACCCATGCTTTCTACGATGGTGTGTACGGGCCTTCTTTTACAATTTTCAGAGATATTCTTATTTCTCAGAAGAGTACCGCAACCAACGTTCCAACCGTAAAGCTAGTCACTGCCAACAGAACGTACTTCCAGAATGTTTGGATTAACAATGGCGGCGGTCCGACCAGCTTTGGTATCGAAATGATTTCTGCTCAGTGGGTATACATCACTGATTGCAGGTTCCTTGGATTTGCCCAGGCATCAATTTTCCTAAATGCTGCGGGTCACGGTCACGGTCATGTTCATATCTACAATAGCACTATGTCAGTGTCTGGTGAAGATATCACAGGAACCGACCCGCTGTACAGATCTCATATTGTCGCCCACTCGTACAGAGGAGACGGCACAGAAGGGTCTCCGGCGAATTGCGGTGGTAACTTCTTCGGTGATTGGAGAGAGGTTAGCATCAGAGGTTGCCACTTCTACCAGTCTACATCTGAAGCATACGAGCCTTTTGCTGCTATCAAATCCCGAAACTACCTGTGGCCAAATGAGATTAGCGATGCTGGTAGAAACGAATCCAGAGCAGTGCTGACCGGGCTTAGCGTTGACGGTAGCACTTGGTTTGAAGGTATTCACACTCTAGGTGATTTCAACGGTCAGGATTACATCTACATTAATGACTTCGTTACGCTGTCTAACGGAAGACAGATGCAAGGCTTCCGTATGGGTAACGGTGCTGATTCTCTAATCTTCATTGGTACTGGTGACGTGTCGGAGTTTATGGCCGACTCTAAATTCTCTATCACCAGTGTTGTTGGTGGTACGATTGCCTCTGGTCAATACTTTAAAGATGCTGCTGGTAACATCATGATCGTACGCCAGATGAACGCAACTGGTATCGAAACGTATGCGCGCGTGGTCGCACCTTGGGATATCATTGATCTTCTGGGTGGTGGTCAAGCAGTTACGTTCTACAGTGATGAGGCTTGTACCATTGCAACAGGCGTCACTGCAACAATGACACTATTGGATACGTCTGCTCTGATCAGTACTCCTGGTGCATTCCACCTGGGTGCTGTCCATATCGATGGGGCGAATGTGACTAAGTTCAACATCGTCGATTTTGTGAGAGCGGACACCACAAAAGGTAGCTCAACATTCTCATCATACGGTGACGGCAAACTCACGCTAAAACACGTTGAGAATTTGATTCTTACGGATGTGAATACGGATAGCTTGTTTGCCTCTACTTGGCCATACAATGCCATCCCTCAGAAATATTCTGCTACACCTAGAAGCCCGTTGGATCTTGGTTGGTACCTGAATAGCGTGAACAGTGTCAGGGTTCGTATAACAAGAGGCGGGGCGACTGCTGGGCAGACGATTAGAATCGTTGCAAACGTTTTTGAATAAGGAGTGCGTATGATTTGGATTACACCACCCAGATGGTTGCAAAAGCCCAAGCACGACGACTGGGTCTCTGCAACAGACAAAGGTTGGGTTGTAGACAAGACCGGAGAAGTTTTGGTATCCGTCAAAGATTTGGATAAGAAGATTGAGCAATACGTGGAAGAGCTCGAGCATGTGAGTAAGATTGCCAGAGAAGCGGTAAGAAGAAGAGCAGGTAGAAAGCCGGGTAGTAAATCTACCGCTAACCAAGCATCAGATGAATAAGCAACATCTCTTGAACAATACCAACCTAAAGCAGTTCGCCATTGACTCTTACACCAACCCTCATTGCTTAGGTGTTGAGGAGTTCAAGTCTGACTTCATCAAACTGTTACGACTGGGAAGGACAATTGATACCTTCCTCAATGACAGGGACCATGGTATTAACGTTAGGATAATGCTGAACACCTTCATAATGCTCCTAAACGTGTTTGATAGTAAGGCATTAGTCAGAATCGCATTCTTCAGGCTTACCGGTGATCAAATACCGGTGGCGAAGACTGTATTCAGATTTCTTAATGTCCTACCTCAGGCAATACCTGAGATAAACATGAGCGAGTATAGTGAAGACGTAGACCTTAGGTTCAAGTTAGAGGCACTAGCATGAAAAGGTTCCAAGACTATATCAAAGAGTCAGCCCCTCCTGGTAAGAAAGCAGAGGACTGGGTAAAGGCGAACAAGGAAGAGTTCAAGAAGAGGTATGGAGAAGGTTGGGAAGAAAAGCTCTACGCAACTGCTTGGGCTCTGCACAATAAAGGAAGCATCTGATGAAGACTTTCCAAGAATATCTCAACGAGGACTCTGCCCCGGCAACTAACGTTACCGGCGCTTCGGTTGCAGGTAGAGACATGGCATTCGGTGCTCCTGTATATCATGTCCCTCATGACTCCTACCTTAAGATGATGCAGGGTAAAGAACGTGGTAGAAAATGGAAAGAGATTTTAGACGATGTTGACTTGACTGCAGAGCTAAAGAAGAGGCTTTACTCGGGCAAGCCAACTGTGCTGTGCAACTCTGCCAATACCACACAACACATCTACCTAAAGATGAAGGACTTGTGATGGTCGGTTTTCTGCTAAAGATTCTAAAGAACCCTTGGATAAGTGCAACTGCAGTTTCCTGGGTCGTAGTGTTAGCACTGTTTCTGTTGCTGCAAAGCTCTAGGATCGACGTAGCGCAGACAGAACTGCAGGCTGCTGTAGTAGCACAGCAAAATGCAGAGTCGCGTTATAACGCGCTACAGGCGCTCTACGACGACTTGCAAAAACGCAAGGACGAGCTGGATAAGCAGAACAGAAAGACGGACATTGAACTAGCAATTGCTCGAAGAGCTATTAAAGACTGGGAAGCCAAAAATGACCAAGCTATCAAAGATCCTATTGCCGATGGTGCTGATGTCAACACTTACGCTCAGCGGCTGTTTTTGGGATTTTCCTGCTCGACCGGGAGTGGAGTATGTACCAACCCCAATGGTGCACCCAGATAGACCGGCTCCGGTTGAAGCTCCGTCTGTTCAGTTCAAATCGTTGGTGGTTGACGAAGGAGGGGTCCCTACTTCTTACATTGCGCTGACCAGGCAGGACGCTGCCAAGTTTGCCACATGGATGGAGCAGATCCTGACCTTTATCAAAAAGGAACAGGATCTGCTCTGTTATTACCGAAAGGACCAGAACGAACCGATCTGTGCCCTACCCAATGACAATATGCAGTAAAGCAGCAAAACCGTTTACCGCAATTGTCATGTATAGCGCGAGCTGGAGGCCAGTGATACGAATCGGGTTGTCTCCGTTTCGCAAAGAAATCTGAAACGTCTGGTAGTGGATAAAGAAACCAGACAACCCAAAGAATACGAGCGCTACTGCCTGCACTAGACCGATGTCACCCATTGATCACCATCCTCATGATTTCCACTAATGACATTAGGGTTATCAGCATCCCTATAGATGCGACGAGTATCGGGTACTTTACTGTGTACTCTTCATCTTTGAAGACGATGATGTAAGCAACGTGACGTATTTCCTTGACGATGGCAGTAAATACAAGCCACAGGCCACCAAAGACCAGAGCCACTAGCACATAACCGTATATCATGGCCGTTGCTCTTAGAAGTGTGATGCAATAAACATCAGAGTTGATCCTATAGAGGCATATAAGATAGCAGGCCATATATTACGATACGCTGCCGTTCCCTTGAAAACTACAACAGCAGAACGCACCTCTGAGACCACGGCAGCAGTCAGCATCATGGCACCCAAGAAGAACAGAAAAATGCTTACGATTGACATTGTAACCTCCTCACTTTTCGATGAATTCAACATCCGACACATGAAAGATCCAACCGAGCACGTCTACTCCTCTAACGTTGACGTACTTTTCGTCCCGTCGGGAGTACATGCTGGTTAAAATCATTTGGTACTCCGAGTACTCCTCCCCTTTCATGCCCTCCGTTTTAGTGTTGAGACCGAACCAGTACTCGGTCTCGGTTAGGTCTTCTTTGATCTTAACGAGTTTTGCAACCATTTTCCCTCCTTACAATCCCGGACTGGTTCGTAGTAACCCTGCAATCAGAGGTTGTTACCCCTTATTGATGGCGTATGCGCAACCACCCCCGACGCAATAGCTCTCGAAGCCGCCAGGGCCGAAGTAGATGTTCGGGATGTTCTCTTCAGCTTGCTGGTTGTACTTCTCCCTGTACTGCAGTTGAAAAGCGTGTCCGCTGACCACCTTGTTTTCAATGTGGTAGCCCAGGGCTTTGATCGCCTTTCCGAGTTCTTCGAAGGAAACCTTGCGGCCGATAGCCTCTTCCACCAGAGTGACCACAAAGAACTGCTTATCAGTTTGGGATGCGATAGCAGCAATTGCATTTTGGATATGATTGGTCATTTTGCGTACCTCTCAGACCTTGCCAATAATTTGGGGTTCGTCGAACTTTACGGATTTGAACGATTCCGCAAAGGTACCATCTTCAAGGAGCGCAACGAACTGGTAGTTCGCACCGTGCTGGATGATATCCGCACCTTTTGCTGGCCAGTTCTGGTCACCAATCTGCTCGTACTTACTGTAGGTTACCTTAGGAAACGTGAACAACCAACCTTTGGTACCTTTTTCAACATTCTTCCTGTAGTACTCCACCCTGCCATTCTTCCAGACTACCGCCTGGGTGTCTTCGGTTAGTGTGTACTCTTTAGCCTCTTCTAGGTTCCAGAGATAAGCAAGGTTGGTTTTCAGAAGAGCTTGTTTGACTTCTTCGGGTATTTTGGTCTTGGTCACATTTTTGGTTTGAACGCTCACTTTGTAGTCCTTCTTCAATGCTGCGTTGTTTGTATGTTGTTAGTATACACGCACGCATCAAAGATGCAAGCACTTTTACAAGAATCCCTGGATGATTTGCACCATCCAGGGATTCGGTTTAGCTCAAGACCAGCAGGTTCTTAACCACCGAGTTCTTCCAGCTCCTTGATGATCTCCGCCTTCGTCTTGTTTTCCAGCTCCTCGTTCTCCTTTTCTGCGAGGGCCTTCATGAGCTGGTTGCGACGCTCTGCCCGATCAGCTGCAGCCTTGGCAATCGCCTTCTCATCCTGCTTGACCCGGATGATATGCTTGACGATTTCCAGCTTCATCTCCTCCACGGCCTTCTTCGGGTTGGGGCGAGTACGAACGAAGGATTCTTCTTCCATTGACTTCAGGTTGGTGAAGATCTTCTTCGCGATGTTGTCGAGGTCGAAGTCACCCTGACGAGCAAGGAGCTGCATATCCCAGAGCTGCTCGACCGTCAGCTCACCTCGGATAGACTGGAAGCGAAACTTCTCACGGGTTGCCACTTCAAAAATGTTCTTTTCTGCCATTGTCGTTCCTCCTTTAGAACGTGATGTTGTAAGCGGTAGTACGGTTGCCGGTGGTAACGTGTGCAGTTACCGTATCGTGTCTGGTTGAGGAGAACCCAACCCCTGAAAGCTGCTCGTCTGCCACAGGACACTTGGTCTTAGCCCCAAGCACCTCAAATACCTTGCGGTGCTTATCGAGAGAAGGCCGCAGGTACTCGTTGTAGATACCTCGCACCGGCTCAGGATTCTTGCATCCTCTCAGAATAAAGAACCAGTGCTTGTTCCCGACCTTGTTGTCACCCCAATAGTTCGGGGAGAGCAACAGGATGTCAACAGGCACGAGCGTGTTGGTAGTCAAACCCCACTTCTCTGCAGTAGCAGAACCAGAGAGTCGAACACCAGCTGATTCCTTGATCTCTACGAGCTTACCCTTCTTCACGCTGAAGGTGATAGCATCGACATACGAGCGGCTACCCACCGCACTGTCGAACGAGTACGTGCGAACGTTGCCCTCGTATTCAACCTCAATTAGGAATCCTACGTTGTCCGTCTCTCTCTGGTTATAGTTGTGAACAACCACCCGGTACTCCCCGTCTGCCAGGTTACTGTCAGTCCAAGTGACGTTCTCAACAGCATCGCGAACCGGCGATGCTACGTTCATATCTACATCCAACTTACCGCTCTTGTTGCCGAAGTAGATATGGTTACGGTTCGGTTCGTGAACGTGGATGTCAAGGTCATCCTTGTTGAACCATGCCAGAGAGACACGAAGCTTTCCGCTGACGTTACCTCCGGCCCTCTTCACTCGCTCCTTGATGGAGTCGGTGACGTCACCATCATAAGACCAAGAGAAGTTGTTGTCCCACTTGAACAGAGGAGCAACATCATCGTGAACAGGAGCGGTAAGGGTCACAAAGTTATTCAGATGATCGCCGCTCAAATAAATGGAAATGTTACTTGCTCCAGGGACCACACGCTTGAAGAATTCCTCCCCGGTGATGTCATGTGCAATCGCCACCTTGGAATCCTTCTTCGTGATGCTGCTCAAAAGCAACTCTTCGAGATGACCACCCTTGAGAACCGACTTGACCGTGTTGTCCACAAACAGCACATCGTTCACAGACACGTCAGACAGCTTGGCGAGACGGCGCTCAATTGCAGTATCAAGGTTGTTCTCCTTGAGTGTAGCCAGAGCACTGTCAACCATCTTCTTAGTGATGAGAGCCTTCGGTCGCTTGTAGTTGGTCGGAGCGACCTTCAACTCAAAAGACCGCACTGCAGATTCGAGGTCATCACCCTTGGTCAGGTCCTGAGCGAGAGTGCCGATCACAGTATTGCGGAACAGAGCACTCCGATCACTGCGATGGAACCAGACATAAAGCATCTTCTGGTCATCCGGAACCTTATCGTAGTTCACCTTGAGCGTAGTGTACTCAGAAACGACCTGGGCGAACTCCTCTCCACGGTACAGTACCTTTTCCTTAATGAGGTCAGAGATACTGCGCAAGGCGTTTACATCAATCTCTTCCAGACCTCTCTTGACAACCTTGACCTTGGTGTTGACATCCCCGTTAATCTGATCAGCTGAGGTCCGACTGCCCTTTTCCAGGCGATGCTTGCTGTTCACCTTGCCGTAGAAGTGATGCCAGGTCTTGACGTTTTCGGCAACCCGTTCGTAGGTCTTCTTGTTGCCGAAGGAAGCCTCCTTTGATCGAAACACGCCGTTGATTGCGCTGGCTCGAATGTGATCACCGAGGATGACAGCCACTTCATCATAGGGGTATGGGAGCCCTTCAACGTCCCAGATGGTCTCAATCCAGAAACCGTCCTTCTTGGTCTTACGAATCTTGACCACGTTGCCCAGATGCCGCACGAAATTCTTGCAGCAGGAGCAATCGTGTTCAGTCCGCTCGCGGAACACTGGATTGGTACCCTTAGGGAACGCTTCCAGGTAGATGTCGAAAATGTTTGGGAGGTCAACCGTATACAGCTCACCTTCTTCGGCGGCCATACGGTTGTACTGATGCTCGACCTTATCAGAAAAGGCCTGGAACTTGTCAATCATTACGTATCACTCCTTTGTTAGAGAGCCTTGTTAGGTACTCGAGGCTAAGTCTAACAGAACATTGCAGCAAAAGCAAAGTAAAAATTGGGTTGGCTGTTACACCAACCCCAATCGGAGGTTACACCACGAACAACACCTTACTTAGAACGAGTTCGACGGGCGTTGTCCTGCCCAGTCTTCCCAGGTCGAGCGACGCCGGTCTTTTCGCGGCAGTTCTCGTGGGTCCGGGGAAGGTCACCCATCGCCTGACGGTCTTTGAAAACCATGAAGAACTTACGGCTCAGATCTTTATTACTCACTTTTCAAACTCCTGTCTGAATTGAATTGCCAACATTCTAGTTGCGATATTAATGTCTTCTGGACTTCCACGCAACGTGTATTTCAGCGTTGCGTGGATGTTGGAGATCAGCTGCGGATGTCTATCCATCCATTCATCTGTAGTGACATAAGGCGTAATCGTAGGTGATCCTTCATTAATGACATCTACATCGTCAGCGTGAAACATCCATACAGCGAAGAACGGCTCCTTGTTCGGCTTCACTGTCACATAGTTGAACTTGTCGAAGATTCTGTCTAATGTACCAAACTCAATGATGCTATCGGAACTGTTATACGTGTTTCCCCTGGCTTCGAGCATGGCACTCGTGACCGAACAGAACTTTTCGGTCTTGCTCAGGTCATCCTTTATTCGAATTGTCGTCATTACCCTGGTTTCCTTTGTTGACACCAATCATTACCCGCGAACCCATAATGGTTGCAGCCAGATAGTCATACCCATCAAAGTTCACGTATGTGGCCAACCCCTCTTCGATTAGCCAGGAACTTGCCTTACTGTATTGCGCGTTTCCCTTGTCAGACAGGTCAATAGGGTGGCGCATCATTTCCTTGAGCGTATCCTTCTCGTCGTCAGTGAGGGAGTTATAGATTACAGCACAGTCCTCGGGGGTGTTAGACACAACACCCTCAATCAGGTAATCCCAAACTCGCTCTTTGATTGATTTCATGGTCATTGTAGTCCTCCTACAGTTTTCACATCTTAAACGGTAGAGCAGTCCAGTGCGTCGCAGCTTTGCATTCCTTGGGTTGCAGGCTCGGGTCTGCAAAGAACTCCTCATTTAGGTGATTGGCGTCGACGTCAAAATACTGCTTGCCGTCGAACGTATCGTTTTTAGTGTAGATCAGAACCCGAGGGTACTCTTCTGGGTTAGGGAGCGCGGCATTGAGCAAGACCCAGGTTTCGCAGGTAGTACGGCAGGACTTCGGATCGACCCTGACCTCAACCTCAACGTACTCAATATCCTCCAAAGAGAAGTCCCACATACCATCAACCAAAATTCCACCGTTGTATGGTAAAAACGTGGTGTAGCACTTGCCTACCATATGGGCCATTGCTTCTGTAACGCCGTACAATTTTTCAGTGGCGCTCAGAACACTATCTTTAATCTTAACAGCAGGTACTTTCATTTTGTTGCCCTCCTTCTCCTCAACCCCGCAGCGTCTAGATCTGCTTTGCGTTTAGCGTATGGCACTCTAACAGGAATGTCAACCTGCTTGGGAAACTCCCTTGCTCTGACCATCCGATAGTTGACCTTACTCAAGGTAAACGGAGGGGAGTAATGGGTGAACAACACCACGTCTCCTCTCTTGATCAGCCCCTTGAGGATCTTAGGGTCTATGTAATTCATAGGAACGCCTCCAGTACCACTCTTGCGCAGTTCATCTAGGAGGAGGCGCTCCCTCTCTTTCATGGGAAGCTGGTTGGCACCAGCCAGCTTCGGTACATAATATCTGCGTGGATTCTTCATTGTTTTCACTGAGTCGCTGAGTTACCTAGTAGTGACTACAATAACGCTAACGAATTCAGAACACAAGCTCTTCGTTGATGGCTTCACTTGCCTCTAGTACGCCTTGTTCTGTGACTACCTTAAACACCCAACCTCGTGCTGTAGCCCACTCTCTGGCAGCCCTCCATTTGGCTTGGTTAACCAAGTACGTTTTGACCTCATGGACGTACCTTACCTTCTTTTTACCTCTTTGCTGGGGAGGGAAACATTGACCGTATGGCTTGACCTCAAGTAAACTAACGTCGTGTCCTTTGACGTTTGATGAGCTTCTAGTGACTAAGATGAAATCCGGAAAGTACCGGTGTTTCTGTCCGTCCACAGGAGACTTGTACCATATGTGCTGCCCTTCAACTTCACTACCCCACTTCAGCACATCAGGAGATGTATCAAACTTTTTCATGAGGTCTCGTTCCCAGCCCGACCTATATACAATATTGTCAGGGTTGCCTAGTATCTTTTCTCTGTTGATTGGCCGGTACTTACCCTGGTAGTATCTCTGTCTACTTGACTTCTTTTCTGTCATTTGTTAAACTCGCATGTGATGTTCCTTTAGGCTACTTATTAGAGAGGCATTACGTGGAAAGTAGATTGACACAGGAGTATCTGATTGTCCGGTCATTCAACCTGTCTGACTTGGCTACTGAAGTGAATCGACTTCTAGGAAAGAAAGAAGGCTGGTCGTGCCAAGGTGGGGTTGCGTACGCAGACGGGTACTTCTACCTGCAAGCAATGGTTAGGACAACACCAGAAGAAGAGCAAACCCAGGATGACTCTCACCAGAGCTGGATGACTCTTTCTTGCAACCCTTGGCTTGAGGAATTAGGATAATGACTAGGGTTAATCTGCTTGACCCTACGGTGCTGAAACAAAAAACTCTGATTGCTGAGTACCGTGAGTTACCCAGGATCTTTGGGTATGTCCGTGCAGCAATTAAACGCGGTGAGTCTCCTCTCGATAAACGCAACCCTAGTCGCTACACCCTAGGGACTGGTCATTGTCGTTTCTTCTACCCAAGACTCGGATGGCTAGTGAGTAGACAAAAAGCAGTCGTATCTGAATGCCTACGGCGAGGGTACAACATTCAGCATACAGATGTTGATTCACTCGTTGTAGGTATTCCTGACGAATGGATGGGCAACTGGGAACCTTCAGACGGTGAGGTTATGGTAAACCGAGCCAGAGTATTTGAACGAGGAGGAATTAAGGAATGATTAGTACGAAACAGTTGAGTGAAATCAATACCGTTGTTGGTATTTACAATAACGTTGTTAAAGCAATCAACAACACCAACTCCAGACTGATGGGGATTGAAGCAGGTATATCTAAGAGCGCTAAGATCCCAGGGATTGACGAAGGGGAGGTCTACTATTGTGTCCTCTCGTCACACAGTGATGGGAGTGGAGGCAAGGTAGATATGGGTGGGTGCTATGTTGGTGTTGCAGTTACTCAGGCTACTCTTACAGTTCTTCTGGAAAAGAAGGCGTACATCGAGCACTGGCTGTTAGAGAGGGGTATTGGTGTAACTGACCAAGACGATGAAGAAGGGGTTGAACTGGTTTGACGAGCCTCCTAAGAAAGCCTGCATTCAATCCAGCTGCTCGACTCGAAGGCATCGGTTGTGTTACCCAAGATACTGGCGTGCGCCACTATACCACGCCAGAGGGGAACTCTTATCCTAGCGCAACCACCATCCTGAAAGTAATGGATGATGGTGGGATTAAAGACTGGGTCGAGAGGATTGGAGAGGATGAAGCCAAGCGTATTACCATGGATGCTGCAGACCGTGGTACAGCGTTCCACAAGATGTGCGAGGATTACATCACACTAGACACGTTTGACGTCAAAAACTATAACCCTAGGTATGGTGTGCTCTTTAACCGTGCCCGTGTCCACATCAACAAGTTCACCGAGGTACTAGCTGTTGAATATCCGCTATACTCCGACGATGTTGGTGTTGCTGGGTCTGTAGACATTGTAGGATACGTCAACAGTAAGCTCACTATCGGAGACTTTAAGACTGCCAGATATGCCGGGCAGTTTGCTAAATGGGGAAAGAAGAAGATATTCAAATATCTCATTCAGACAGGGATTTACGGCCTGATGTGGGAAGAGCGGTACGGACAAACCCCAGAACAGTGCTTCATTATCATGGCCAGTGAATACGATATCAAGTGCCGAGCAATCCTACAGCCTATCGGGCCTTTTATGCGTGAGGCCCGACGTGTTAAATTAGCTTACGAAGGGAAGCTAGATAAGAAGGAACTTGCGTTCTTCAATATCTTTTAGGGGGTGACGATGTTAACCTGGACAGTAATCTGTAGGAACATTAACGGTGACTGGTTCAGACACATCGTCACAAACAATATCGAGAGCTACGTGAACAAATGTGGCTGGAACGTAGTGTCGTACCATCTTGGTGAGTTCATAGGATACGACACACTAGGGAACCTAATCAAGCATGAGCAAAGTTAGCATCAAAGACATCGAGGAAGACATCAAGAGTAAAGTGTACACACCAGAAAGCTTTCACCTTGAACTGGTGGAGATTGTTGAGTCAAAGAAAGCAGAGAGCATGATTGAGGCTATTGGTGTGTTTTGTGCAGACCATGATCTTGACGGTGACGACCTTGTGCACCTTGTTGACGAAACCTTGAAAGAGCGGTTGCGCGTAGAAGCGGAAGGTGCTAGAATTATACGGTCAAAGAAGAAGCCAACCTTACCACTATGACAGAACAAGCCAAGCCTTATCGCATACCAGGGTTTAATGCGTATCGCGAATACTTGGCGGTAAAGCTGCACTTCCTACCAGACGTTGACTACGATGGTACCAAATACAACTGGTCAACTAGCTCTTCGGTTGCTAGTTATCGGTTAAGGAAGGACAAGAAAGATTTTGCCAGGCTTGAGTACACCTTTCGCGATAAGCCTACTTCTGCTCTACGTACGTTCATTGCAGTTAATTTCTTGTTAGACGATAAGGTATTCGTCAAGAAACTTCTAACAGGAAGTGCTATGAATTTGTACCGCGAGTATGTAGAATACGAGAATAGGCTCCCGTCCTCATTTAAGGATGACGTTAAAGAGGTAAAGAAACATGCGGCGCTAAACCCTCAAGAGTTCTTCACTGCTGTAAAGAAAAACGATCACCCAGAAGTGTTCAAGCTTCTGATGGCCAAGGTGATTCGACCCTGGTCTTACATTGTACTCTCAAAGGTATTGGGCGGGGACGACGTCAAGATTGCAGACCCTATCCTTTGGGAGCCAACAATGAAAAAGCTAGAGAGGTTCAGACCGTTCATGCGGGTTGACTGGGATTCTCTAGCTGTTCTTGAATTGGGCTAGTTTTCCTCATGCTAAATACCTTGCTTCAGTTTGCCTGTGCCGAGAGCACAATTAGCAACAAGAGAGCGATTACTAACTCAAAAAAGGAAACAGACGTGGACTTTTCAAAGCTAAAAGGTCGTGCAGGTAAGGGTGTTGAAGATCTTCAGAAGAAGCTCGATGACCTCAATAGAGGTGGTAGCCAGAAGGAAGATGGCCGCTTTTGGAATCTGACTCTAGATTCTACGATGTGCGGCAGTGCAACGATTCGGTTCTTGCCTCCTCCGGATGGTGATGACTCTATCGTCAAGGAGGTGTCTTTCTTCTTCCGTGGTCCTGGTGGCGTGTATTCAGAGCGCAGTCTCACTTCTATCGGTGAGCCTGACCCTGTTGCCGAGCTGAATGCCGAAGAGTGGCCTGCTGCAAAGGAAGCCAACGACGAGTCGAAGAAGAAGAAGCTTCGTGAACGGAATCAGAACCTCAAGTTCGTTTCAAACATCCTTGTTGTTGATGACCCTGTTCACCCAGAGAACAACGGTAAGGTTTTCCTGTTTCGCTTCGGTAAGCAGGTCAAGAACTTTATCGACAAGGCAGTGAATCCTCAGTACGCGGACGATACTCCAGTTGACCCGTTCGATATGTGGTTTGGGTGCAACTTCAAGTATCGTTCTTCTGGGCGTGAAATGCCTGATAGACGGACCGGTAAGAACAAGGTCGTCCCTAATTACGAGGACTCTAAGTTCGCTGACCCGTCAGAGCTTTTCCCTGGCAATGATGCTAAGAAGGAAGAGGTGTGGAAGGGTACGTTCTCCCTTACGGAGTTCAACGATCCCAAGCTCTTCAAGAGCTACGATGTTCTGAAGGCTCATCTTCATAAGGTGCTGGGCATGAACGGTAACGTTCCTGCCTCTGCTGGCCAAAAGGCATCTGATTCAACTGGCGAGGATTCAAGACTCCCCATCCATAATCAGAACGAGCCTGCTAGCACAGTTGACACGGCCCCTGACCAGTCTTCTCCTCCTGCTGCTGGAAGTGTGGAGGAAGACGACGACATGGCATTCTTTGCCTCTCTGTAACACCGTTGGGTGGGCGCAATGCCCACCCAATCTTTAAGGTGACACTATGAAGGGTATACCTCCCCTTTTGTTCATTGGTCCGGACGAAGATATGAATCCAAGAATTCCTCCATCCCTTGACTTGAAAGAGCTAGACCTTCTCATTGAAAGAGAAGGTGAGACTATCGTCGATGAATTGCACCAACTCCTTCATCAGCACAAGAAAACCAAAAAGACCCAAAAGACATACTTCACTGATAGTGATTTTCGTTCAACGCTAAACCCTAGTGGTTTGTTTCAGATAGAGGATGAAACAGATGGACCAGAGTAGACTCGGGTCTTTGATTGAATCTATTGCCAATATCGTCATTGGCTATGGCATTGCAATTGCATCGCAGGTAATCATTTTCCCTTGGTTTGGGATTCACATCCCTTTGCACGACAACCTTCTCATCGGTGTTTGGTTTACGCTAATCAGCTTGGTGCGCAGCTACACAATCAGACGCTGGTTTAACACTTACCTCCATGATATGTCATGGAACCTTGCTAAGAGGATTTCTTAATGAGCGAATTCATCAGCCTTGAAGATATTGGTTGCATTTGCCATGAACGTACCAAGATTTGGAACGAAGCACATGGGGATAACAGCCTGCCTGAGTGGGTTGATTCTTCTGAAGAGATGAAAGACTCTGTCTTAGATGGAGTTCAGTTTATTCTAAGGAACTACCCAAATATCTACCCGAGCTCACTGCACGATAACTGGATGTCGTTCCGTAAGAGTCAGGGATGGGTGTATGGTTTAGAGAAGAACGAAGAGAAAAAGACTCATCCCTGCCTGCTACCGTTTTCTAGCCTGCCAGGGTGGGTTCAGATGAAGGACACAATCTTCCTCAACACCGTTATTGAAATGATGTGCCTGAAGAAGTAGGAGACCCGGCAATGCCCAAGAGTACGCAGTTCAACACGCAACAAAGAGATAATACGGTTTACGGCGAGTCTCTCACCGCTATCATGGACGAGTTGACCAAGGCAGAGAAGAAGCATAGCCATTGGCCAGAAGACCTAATCCACATGGTCGGGATTATGACAGAAGAGTGTGGTGAGGCTATGCAGGCTGCTATTGACTGCACCTACTCTAGTGGAGACCTAGAGCACCTGAAGCTAGAACTTGCTCAGACCGGAGCAATGGCACTGCGCTCGCTGATTGGTATCAACATGCTTCAGAGTATAGGCAAGCTCTAATGAAAGCATCCATTATCGTGGCCAGAGACAAAGATACAGGATTGATTGGTTATGAAGGCCAGCTGCCTTGGCCTTTTGTTCCGGCTGACATGAAACGGTTCAAAGAGAAGACCTACGGCCACGTGGTCATTATGGGTTTGAAAACGCTAGAGAGCCTCAGCTACAATCCTCTGCCAGGGCGTGTTAATGTAGTAGTCTGCTCTGAAGAGTCTAGCAGAACGCTTCTCAGGCGGTCTGACGTGCTGATTGCCAACACTGTCGAGGATGCTTTTGGTATTGCAGGGTTTGTTAGTGCCTTGGCCGGCAGAGACGAGTTCTTTATCATTGGGGGTGAGTCCATCTTCAACTACTGTCAGGACCACCTCTTGGTAGATAAGATATACCTTACAGAGATCTACACCAACGGTGCATTGCCCGAAGAGGCTGCACTGCAGGACAGTAGCAGGTTCTTTCAAATCTTGCCTTTGAGGAATTGGGAGTGCGTTACTGCCATTCAGACCGTAGAGGCTGACGCGTTAAACCGGTTCAGGGTACAGTTCATTGAATTGGAGGTAGTCACGTGAGTACACAGAAGAGAGTAGGCTTTATTGTGGTGTCGCACAACGTGGTGGAACATGAGAGGATCGTCCTTACTGAGATCTTTTCTCAGATGAGATTCCTCCCAGTGTTCATTGAGAACCAGTGCTATAACCAACGCTATGTCTACAAGGGATTTTCCCCGATGTTCCGTCATGTGAAAGAGGGGACGCCCATTCCCTACTATGACATCGTGGTGTCAAAGAGTAGGGAAGGTTTTATTCAGGTAACAGAAGTCAAAGAGGTCAGCAACTATGAAGGGCAATACGGTAGCGAAATATTCAATACGCCTCAATCGTTCGAAAACGTTTTTGGACAGGAAGAAGCAGATGAAGAAGACTGGAAAGGAAACGAAACATAGGAATCAAATTCCTGGATGCCTCAAGACTAGGGGCGTTCAAAGCGTATTCCAACAGTATGCTTTGAACGCCCCTAGTCTGTTACCGATACACCACGAAGGAATGGTAGAACTTCGACTTACCGTTAATTGTACGGCCAGAGTACCACGTAGTAACACCCTTCTTGCGCAGCTTGCGTGAACGTTTTGCGCATACCTGATTAACATGAACATCAAACTTCTTCGGGTACACTGATTTTAAGTGGTCCCAACTGTCCCGGCAACGCCCTGTAAAATTTATCAACTCGTTGCTGTTGTCACCTTCGAACACGGCTACCTGGATGCTGTAGTCAACAATGACGTATTTGGCACCAGCACCACTCTGAGGGTGAACTGCCCATTCATCAGGATTCATCCAAGAAAACATGATGTCTTCGGGCTGTAGAATGTAGTTAATTGACATAGTAGTTCTCCATCTCTTTCCAATCCTGGTAGAGGTCTTCTTCATCGTTGAAGATGAAATCAATTGCGTGACCGGTTAGTCCTTCTTCAGTTACGGTACCTACACTCATGCCTAGCTGCTCGTGCAGCTCTTGCAGTTCCCTTAAGCACCAGTGTCGAGCTAAGCTCTTGGCATCTCGGTTAAAGTCAACTAGCTTGAATGCTATAGCTGGCATTTTACACTCCTGGTGTTCAACTACGCAAGCTGACAGGGACCAGCTTGTAGTAACGAGAGAATAGGTCTTCTGGTATGGCAAGGTTGTGGTGTACCGTCACGCCATCAATGAAGTTATGCTGATCATTCACCAGCTGGTAGAGGTCGTTTATCTTCTGCGTCAGATGGTCAATATGCAGTCTCGCAAGGCTAGTCTTGCCTTGCTGACAAGCCTTAACGAATTCTTTCAGCTCGGGCACACTATCACCTTGGGCGATAGTGCAGTCGTAAAAGATATCGAAAATGAAGTGCTGGTTTTGACCTTGGGTTCTCACGAACCAGTACCTGGAATCTACCTTAGGAAACAGGTCGCTGGTGTGATGCAGCACGATCTTAATCATTGTCGTTCTCCTCGCCGATGATATACTTCTTTACGTGGCGGACATATCGGTGTTCCCGCTTCTTATCCAAAGATCGCGCCTTTTTACTTCGACGGTTACGGTAGGTCTCGTCCGGCCAATCATCGTGCCCAGGACAGCACCAGTTAACCATCTTACCACGCTTCACATCGAAGAGTTCACGTTTCATGGTCTGCCATCTTTTCTTTGTAGCTGAGGCCGTACTCTACACTGATGTACTCGCCTGCAAGCACATCGTTCTCAATTAACCGAGACCAACAGCCCAGCTGTCTGTAGAGTTCCATAATCTCCCAATGGCACCAATGCTCTGCTAAGTGCTCGATGCCGACTATGCCGGGAGAGGCGCGTTTGATTAAGGTTTTGATCGGCTTACGCATGATAAGTTGTCCTCTCAGTGTACCAAACGAGGGCGCAGTAACAAGTAATATCGGTCATCTGAGATCTCAACGCTGATGCTCCCATCTTTCTTACCCTTCAACTCGATGTTGGAGTAGGCTTTGTTGGAAATGTCCTCTTTCATCTCCTTAATAGCGTCATCTCTGAGACCAAAAATCTTGGACAATTTAAGGGTAGTCCCGGAATTCGTAGTAATGAAGATGCTCAGTTCCCATACAGTGTCCATTGGATATCGTGTCCTCTTTGATGCTGCGCTGCTTGTATGTTGCAAGCATACATGGTTGTATCTAAGATGCAACCAATCTTTCTTATCACCAAATCCTAACCAGAGATTTCCAGAACCCACTACTGACCGGATCAATGCCATCTTGCTTGCAGTGATCCGTAACAAATCCAGAGAACCTTCCCTTAGGAATGGTCTCAAATGGCAGTACCACGTTGACTAGGGTTCCGTCACGCATCATGCCATAGGAATACACCACACTCCAGTTGGTCAACCCGGTGTCAGTAACAATTTGAGTAGAGACGAAGTGGTCTAGGTTGGGATCAGACCATCTGACGTACACCTTAGGGACCTCAATGTTCTTTGCAGTTGACATAACGTACTCCCTTTAGTTCACTACATACTAGCACCAATGACGCAAGATTGCAAGAGGTTAAATAGAGCAGAGTCAATTAGGATAGAGTCATGCCAAGCAAAATACCTTCAGACAAGCTTATTTCTTCAGTAGACCTAGAGAACACCTGGTCTCAGTTCTTTACTGATATTCCTGTGGATCCGGATACTGGAAAGTACCAACTAGATGGTATTCTTAAGAAGATGGCAGATAGTGGTCTGCCTAGAATCACCGGTGGTGTTGACGTTCTAAGAGAAGTTGTGGCGTCTAACGGTAACAGAGTGTGGCTTGACTACCACACTACCCTAGGATGGGGTGGTGGTCCCTTTAGGTACGTTACAGGAGCCTCTGCAGGGACCTACACTCACAATGGAGGTACTGTTCTTGTACCTGCTGCTGGAGACGGGTCCTCGGCTTGGTTACGTGACCTTGATCGCATTGCTTCTGTGACAGATTTCGGTGCAATCCCAGACGCAGGAGCGAGTGTTGACCAATCTGCTGTGTTTAATGCAGCTATTGCGGCGGTTCAAGAACTCTTTGTGCCTAACGGTGTATATTACGCAAACATCAATATCAGCTCCAAGACCCATATCTTTGGTTTTGCTCAGATTAGACCTTTTAGCAACGCTCCTGTGATTACTGTTTTTGGAAATAATGGTATTTGGATCGAAGGATTGAGACTAGATTGGACAGGTATTAGTACATCATGGACCAGTGCCGACGGGGTTAATGGCGGTACATCTGGGTCGATTGACTATGTCAGGATTGATAATATGCACATAGCCGGATCTACTGGATATGGCATGTATTTCTATACCACTGGTGGCGTCGTTCAGAGACTAAGAGTCAGAGACTGTACGGTAGTTGATTCCCAGTACGCCAATGTCCGCTTAGAAGGCAATTGCCTGGAGCACGAATTTATCGGATGCTTTTTCAACGACGGGTGCCACTTGGGATCAAGCCCTGCACGTTCGTTATACGGACCTAGTACCAGGTCTGCGACACCAGACAGAGCATTCAGAAGAGGTGCTGTTGAGCTTCTCATGGAAGCTAGCGGTGCAGCACCGGTTTCTGTTAATACGGTTCTCCACCCTAAGAGAATCAACTTTATTGGTTGCAATTTTGTTCCTTCAAGAGACTGGGACGGTACATCAGGAAGCGATTATAGACCTGCAGGTCTATTCATTGAAGCAGGTAGGTCAGTGACTGTTCTTGGTTCAAACTTTGAAAAACCTAACCCGGGTTTGGAGATTATGCCCCACCCTGACCAAAGTGCAGTATCTGCAGCAACCGTTCTTGGTCCAATTGGAATCTACCAAAATACGTTCCTCTTGTTGTCAGGTGATCCTCTTTACTACTCTGTCATAATGGCAGGTTTTGTTCGAGGTCTGTACGTTGAACATAATAGAATGGACCTGTCTGGAACGTTTACCACGTTTCCTACCGCTTTTCTAGAATGGACTGAGTCTGCACAGCAGTCAAGGTCTTTCTGGTCTTTGGAGCATAACGTAACACCAGGAAATCCTGCCTCAGCGATTACAGATATGGTCGGTAACTACGTGAAGATCTGGAACCCTGACGGTGCAACCTTTTACTGGAGGTCGTCTAGACAAGCAGCTACATCAGATGACGGCGTTACTACTTACTCATACCTAATGGTTAATGGTAAGAATGTTATTGGTTATAACGCTAGTGCAACTAACATCGATGCTCTAGGGTCCAACGGTTCTTCCGATAACCAGGCTGGTTTTACCAATGGTCAAAGAGTAACAATCAGGAAATGCGCATCATCTGCCACCCTTACGCTCAAAAATCGTACCAGAGATACCACGCCAATCGACGTACCTGGTGTGTTCTTGCTTACGGCGGATGCGATTCTTGATACAGATATCAAAGCCGTCACACTAGAGTGGGACGACTTTGCTGGTGATAGAGGGGCTTGGATTGAGATTGGCCGTAATTTCTAAAGGCCAATCTCCTCTTTTCTCTTGAGGTACGCCTTTACCAATCCGCTTCTGACACAATCTGAAGGTAGGAATTGAATCATTTCAACCTCCTTCAGATTTTCCATGATGTGCATAAAGTCAACCATTCCACTCTTATCGTGTTTCTTGGTAAGATCGGTCTGCTTGGTGTCACCAATAAACACCACCTTTGTGTTTGTTCCTGCTCTTGTGATAATGGTATCCAATTCCTCAAATGTCATATTCTGAGTCTCATCGACAAGCATCACGCAGTTTGATAGAGTGAGACCCCGCAAGTTGGTATCAGAGAACGTTAGGTATCCACCCTTCTTAAGATTCTCGTAGCTCTTGGAGTACGGGAATAGCTCATCACAAATAGCCTTATAGGCAATCTCATATGGTTCGTTCTTTTGCTCGTCTGTACCAGGTAGGAATCCTTTTTCTCTCACAGGTACAGTAGAGCGAATGATAACCAGCTTGTCGTAGGGTGTGTCCTCATCTAGAACCAGTTTAAACGCTGCGTGCATTGCTAGGAACGACTTTCCTGTGCCTGCACTGCCGTAACCAAACACGTTGGTCTCTAGTATTGCTCTAAGGAACGTTTCTTGGGTGAAGGTTTTTGGTGAAACGGGGAGGAGGTCTTTGACATGGAATGATTTCTTATTCGAACCAGTACGCTCGTCTTCTCTAGCTTCAAAGTCATAGACCATAAGATCGTGGCGTGACTTAGCTTTGGCCATGCTTCCTCTCTTTGACTTTATGCTGAGCAGGATTGCTCAGTAGTATTTATTTGGTTGATACTTTAAAACCAAACCATTTTGAGGTGCTATCAGTTAAAAACCGCTTTCCACACGGGCAGGTGACAGAGTAGACTGGCTTATGAGACACCACATCGGTGAATTCAAAAATATGGCCAAACAACGGACGGTGAATACCAAGCTTGCACAGAAGGCTCTTTTTATTCATACTTCCTCCAAAAGAGGGGCCCGAAGGCCCCAATGGGGGTATCGTTTATTCGTTGACCCGAACCCAGTAGTCCTCGAGCGCGCTCTTCATCGAAGTAACGCCCCCAGAGACCCTGATGTATTCCTTAGCCAAGGGCTGGATTGACCTCTCCATGTCGTGCCCAAGATGCTTGGTATGTGCCATTACAGCATCCATATACCGTGCTGCCTTGGCATTGGCCACTACGCTGGCCGATCCCATGCGCAGTTCCAACATTCCCTTGAATTCCTCCTTCAGTTCGTTGAACTGGCTAGGCAAGAGTCCGAGGATCAGAACGGTGTGTTCTTTGACCGCCTTCTTGGGTTTTTGCTGCAACACATCTGCCTTGGGGAGCATTTCCGCAATGACGTCTGCCACCGCTCCCTTGACGATTGCACGAATGTTCAAGTGCTGGGCGATCCGCTCTGCCAATGCCATCAGCAGGTCTTCGGTGGAAACCTGGCTGACATCCGTCACAGGAACCTCAGGCGGTTCGCTCTTTGCATTCTCAGTTTCCTTGGCCTCGAGGTTGAGGTGCAGGAGCTTCTGGCCAATAGCGGTACGAGCCCACTTGGCGACCAACGAGGGGCAAGGAGTTAGGTTACGCTGACGCGACGCATGAAGCAGCTCTTTCTGTGCAGAGCGCAAAGCGTCCACGTCGGAAAGGGAAGGATTGAGGAACCGAAGTTCCGCTGCCCTGGTGACAATCTTGTCTTTTTCTTGGTCAGTCCACACGATGCGCTGTTTTGACATGCAGTAGTCCTCCTCAGTGTGTCTTTTGATTATAGCGCAAACGCGCGTGTCAAGCAATGCGCGTGCGAGCCAAACTCTTGAGTTCCTGGAGGTCATCCTTCATATCCTTCATGGTGTAGTCTACACTAACACCATTGATTGCGTTCTCAACCTCTTTGGGGTCAAACTTCGCCAGACGAGCACGGATGTCTTCGTAGTGGGTGCCAGGGTAGGAAGGAACACAGAACTCTCCGTTACCGCCAATGCAGTTGCGCAGCAGACTGAGGTTATCCATGCCAAACTTGATGCCCAAACGTGCCGTTGCCAGCATTTGGTTGCCCACAACATCCAGCAAACCTTTTGCTGCGAAATTGTAGTTATCCTTCAGAGGATAAAAGTTTCGACCAGTCTGATCACCAGGCTTGGCAACCTGGACGGTTGCTTGGCCCCACATCTGCCAGTGGTTGAAGGGGCGGGAGTTTTCCCAGTACCCGTCAGAGATCTGACCCTTAAGGCAGTACTCAAACAGCGCAGCCTGGGCGACACTCTTTACCACAAAGTAGTTCTTTTTCATTGTCAAGTCCTCTTCAATTAGTAACGCTTAATAGTGAATGTAGTGGATTTCGCCGTCACTGTCAAGCATTACCTTTTTGCCACCCTTTTCGTACAGGGACTTATCAATCTGCTTCCAACCGTTGCTGGTAAGCTGGTACGAACGAATGCTTTTGCGGATGCTCTTCAACATTGTTAAGACCCTCTCAATCATTTGTTAATGTGCTTCCCTATGTTCATAATGATAGTACCATTGATTGAAAGATGCAAGAAAATTATTCAATATACGGCGGGAGACCAGCCTGCACTCTACGCACTGCTAGTCTGATGGGATCTTCTTCTGTGAAGGGTGCGTGTCTAGGTATATGCAACCTAGAGTTGGTGTGGACGTTTATTCCATTCAGCCATTTCACCCAATCAATCAAGATAGGGCAATCCAGAGACAGCGGGTCGAACTGCTCCCCGCCAACTCTACCACACAGTAGGCTAGAGTCCCTGAGTGCATCAGAAATCCTAGGTGGCCTGACGATGTTGGTTACATTGGAATGGAAAATTGTGATGGTTGTTGTGCTCCAATCACACCCAAAGGTGCCATCATCCGTTAGCCCATAGTATCGCCCTTCCTCGTACTTCAGGACAACCTTGATGGGCTCGAGCTTTTTTACGAAATCCAGAAACTGCCTAGGTACTACTCCGTATGAATTGACCATCGAACCAACCCTGCCCGAAGTTTGTTCACCGAGGTGTATGTGGTGCAGTCAGCCTTGAACGGATTGGGCTTCATCGCCTTCTTGAAGTTTCCATTATGGTCAAGCTGCACCACAAAGGAAAAGCTCGGAGTTTTGAAGTAGATTGAGTAGGTGTGCTCAACTACCTCATAACCCAATTCCTTTGCGTAGTTCTTGAGGTCTTCAATTACCTTAGGCATTATGTGTCCCTCCTTATTTCATGTGCAAAGTATAGCACCTAGAA